ACATATCAAGTGCATCAACCGCTGATACAGCATACAAACTTGCAACAGCTCGTCAGTTTAGTATTACTGGCGATGCAACAGCGTCTGCTGTAAACTTTGACGGCACACAAAATGTAACCTTAAATGTTACTCTTGCATCATCTGGAGTAACAGCTGGAACATATCCAAAAGTCACAGTTGATAGCAAAGGAAGAGTAATTGCTGGAGGCTCGCTTTCGGCAAGCGATATACCAAATCTTGATTGGTCTAAAATCACAACAGGCAAACCAACCACACTTGCTGGATATGGAATAACAGATGCTGTTTCTTCTTCAGAAGTTGTTACAACAGCTACTGCAAATAAGATACTTAAGTTAGATAACAATGCAAAATTGCCTGCATCAATCACAGGCAATGCAGAAACTGCAACTAAACTTGCAACAGCAAGAAGCATTGCTCTTATTGGAGATATCTCGGGTAGTAATACATTTGATGGTTCAAACAATATAACAATAACAGCCACACTTACTTCAGTTGCAACAGCTGGTACATACACAAAAGTTACAATTGACGCCAAAGGCAGGGTTACATCTGGAACTTCTCTTTCTGCTTCAGATATCCCAAATCTCGATTGGTCTAAGATTACTACAGGCAAGCCTACTACACTTGCCGGATATGGAATAACAGATGCTGTCATTAACGGCGGATCTGTACCTAAAATAACATCAGGCAACGAATCTTTGCTGCCGTCAAGCTCTCAAGCTGGACAGTTATACATAGCCATAGACACCTATAAGATCTATCGCGACACAGGAACATCGTGGAACATAATATCTTCCCGCCAGTGGGAAGATATACTCAACAAACCGTCAACTTACACCCCATCAGCGCACACACATACAATTTCTGATATCACCAATCTTTCCTCCTTTGCTGGCTCAACATCAATTACAACACTTGGCACAATCACCACAGGCGTATGGCAAGCAACTGCTATTTCGCCATCGAAAATTGCGACAGATGCATCCAACAGATTTGTAACGGATACACAGATATCGAACTGGAATACTGCTTACACACACAGTCAAACAACACACGTTTTACCAGATGGCACAAACGCAACAGGCATGTGGAATATCTCAATTACAGGTACGGCAGGTGCAGTAGACTGGCTAAACATCACAAACAAACCTTCGACATTTACACCTTCAACGCATACACATACTATATCAAGTATTACTGATATCTCTGTAAGTGATGGATATATTCCACATAGAACATCAAGTGGATTAGCTGATAGTCCAATATTTACTAATGGGACTAACGTCGGCATTGGGACTACATCTCTCTCTTCCGCCGGACTTGTTGTAGCTAAGGATGTTTCAGGTGCAGCAATAGATGTAGTATCTAAAAGAATCATCAACGTTGGGACTCCAAGTGCAGACAGTGATGCTGTCAATAAAGCCTATGTAGACACAGCTATAAGTGCGGCTGCTGGATCAAGCGATAGTTTACTTAGCTATTTGTTTATTGGTATGTAATTAGTATTATACAATTTTTAAGGATCTAAGACAATGGAAAACAAAATACTCTTCTTTGGTACATCTAACACAACTCAAAAGCAATGCTATACTGTGCCAAGTGGCACAAAAGCTATCTTAAGCTTAATTCACATTGTCAACACCACAGGAAATCCGCTTACTATTTCTGTACACATAGTACCATCTGGCAGCTCGCCGTCAGCCGACAATGCTATCTTTTATAGAGAAATGTTAAAACCATATGGTTATTTTCAAAATATAGCTCCGTTTAATCTTGAAGCGCAGTATTCAGTTTATGTAACCATACATGACATATCGCCGACAAGCAATATACTAACAATATTTCTTTCCGGTGCAGAAATAACAACATCATAGGAGTTTTAAGATGGCTATAGATTTATCTCAAAATAAAGAACTAAGTTCTCTTATATCTAAAGACAAGATAAGTGCTAAGTTCTTGGAAAACATTAACCGCGGAGATATCGTTGTTGTAGATTACGACGAAAACAATAACCAAGCTCTTGCAAGAAAGCTTATCACTAATCTAAGTGATGTTCCGCTTACATACCAGATGCTTGGAGAAGCTGCAGGCGGCGTAGGATGGATTGTTCAGCTTGATGAAACAACGGGTGTTTTTGGTTATACTTCAAATAGTGCTTTTATAATGATCCCATTTAAAGTTAATGATGACAAAAGCATGTCATTTGGTAGCGCTGCAAGATATTCTGATAAAACATATATAGGCCTTGTGCATGGCGTAAAAATATCAGACAGTACTGGCATATTTGCCGTGTATGCTACTAGCAGTCCTTGTGTAACACTTTATGGATTTTATCTTGATAAAAACACATTATCAATAAGTTCATCGACAACCACCGTCTCAACCGGTTATTACTCTTCTAGTTATCGATTAAGACTGATTCCACTTGCATATAATAAATGTGCTGTTATCTATGGAAATGATAGTAATTATGCGTATTGGTCTTACTTTTCATATACTGTTAGCAGCAGTTCTATCTCTTTAAGCAGTCCGTCAACCGAAGCTTCGCTGCCTGACAATTATATGTGGCAAGGTACGGGCTGTTCATTGCCCGATGGCTCTGGTTTAGTATTACATGCTTCCTCAAATTTTTGGTATATCTATAGATTGATACCTACTACTACAGCAGTAAATATAATTAGTATTAAATCTGGATATTCTGAATATCCATCTGCAAGTACTGCACGGTTTTACGATGCTGTATCTTTTGAAAATGGTGTTGCTTTTATATATGGAACCAATCTTTATTTTATGCGATGTATTCCTGCTTTAAACTTTTTTGATTATTACAATACACAATTAATCAGCACTAATTTTTCATATTTTGCATATTTATATAACTATATTTCCAATAATATTCAAACTCTTATAGCTTTATCGAGTGGCGGACGTTCGATAAAACTATTTCGCCGAGAAAGTGATACAAACTTTATATCGCAGTCATACACCATCGTATATAATAGCTGCGGATTGGTAATTTCTAATGGTAATTTTTACGTTTTAGAATCGGTTTACCCTAATGCCACAGTATTTTGCAATACAGGTATCGCTCTTTTATATAACGGTTCAGCTTCTTCTAAACAAAGTAATCTTAAATTGCCGCTTTACTCTGACACAATAAGTCGATATGCAGACAACGCACATGCCGCTCTGCTTAATTCAAATACTGTTGTAGAAGCTTTTGTAGGTTCCGTTATTGGCTATATAAGACTTGGAACGATAAACACAGATAATACAATTATATGGACATCCCCCATTCAATTTGCTTCTTCTGTTGCTAATCTAAATGGAATTGGCACATCAATAAAAGTTGTTATTACTGGTACAAACACAGGCGTAATCATTTATGGATATTCAAGTACCTTATATGCGATAGCATTTAGCATTGATAATAACACATTTACTTTTGGAACAGCGGTATCTCTAAGCTCATCTTTTAGTTCGTCTTACAGCATTGATGCAGTGCTTATCGATACAGACAAAATAGCAGTTACAAGTGTCAACTCATCTAATTATCCGATAGCCGTTATTTTAACAAAAAACAATCTTACATTATCATTTGGAACTTCTGTTGTCATATACAGCGGTTCGCCTGGAAATGGCCAGTCTGCAATAATTTCAAAGCTTGGTACAAATAAATTTCTTGTAAGTTATGTATATAGTTCTACTGTTGGATGTAAAGTGGCTACGGTATCTGGTACAACAATATCGCTTGGCAGTGAAACGTCTGTTGGTTCAGGAGGCTATGTTCAAGCTATTTCTGTTAGTACAGATTCAGCTGTTATATATAGGCCTTCTTATCTTAGTATAATTTCTGTAAGTGGCACAACAGCTACTGTGTCAAACAACATAAATTATTCATGGCTTTTATCATCATGGATACCATTTGATTTTAAGCTTACAGGCAACTATGCAATTTTAGCTCTTAAAGAAAATGCATCTGAATATTGCTTGATGCATGTGATATTTGATATATCAAATAACTATGCTGTATATGGCGAAAGCTGTCTATCAAGAATAAATTTTAATACAAGTTACGCTTTAGGATATGTACTCCCTATAGATTCAACGAAGTTTTTGCTCGGGCATGCATATTCCAGTTTCTATGCTCATGGATTATATTCAATTGATAACAATGAGTATGATTCATTATTAACATTGACAGACATATCTCAATCTGTTTTCCGTCCTATAAACCAAACACAGATACTTAGAGTATGTTATACTTCTTCGCTTTATGTACAGATCATAGAAAAAACACCGCTTGGATTTGTTGGATACAGTCAAACTACAATAAGCGGTAACTCTATTTCAAGTTATATTCTTGAACAGCTTGATACTAATAAATTTGTTGTTGGATATTATTGTCCAGGTAATGGTTATGTATATGCCAATGTTCTTACAGTCTCCGGTACGTCAGTTTCTGTTGGCTCATCAAGTTATTTCTATACGAGTACATATATTGATGGAAAACAACTAAGTATAGCTGTACTTGATATATCTAAATTCGTTTGTGCATATGGATATAATTCACCAACATATGTATGTGTTGGCACCGTCTCTGGAACAAGTGTCAGTTTTGGATCTGTCTATAACTATAATGGGTATGGTCAAATTATCGCAATAGATAATACAAGATGCGCACTATTTGCTTATGATGGAGCATATGTTCTTTCTATTTCAGGTACTTCTGTATCAGCTACATCACAATATACTTATCCAACTTCATTTTATGGCACTTCCTATACAGTGCGAGCAATAAAAAATGGATCAGACTACATAGTGTTTGGACAGATATATCAAAATTCGCAGTACTACTTATACTCATACACTTTTACGCTTAATGGTAATAGTTTTACTCTTAAAAACTCTACTCAGTATAATTCTATTAATTCAAGCAGTGCTTACCGTTTATATAACGTTATAAATTCTGGTTCACATTATTTATTATATACAGCCAACGGTGCCACTGGACATAATACGTATATATTCAACAACGACAACAGTGTAACATACCTTAGATCTTTGCTTAGTGCAAGAGTGCCATTTTTACTTAATAGTAACAGCTATGTATCTTATGGAAACTCGTTAGGGCTAATTGTTAAGATTGATCCACAGCAAAATGATGTTAGCTATTATTACCTTAAACAAACTCCGATGATATATTTGAATTCTCCTAATTCTGCAACACAGATACGTATTGTAAAAGTAAAAGACGATTTCTATGCTGTTGGATATTTAGCAAATACTGACTTATACTGCTCCTTTATTAAAAAAGATTCGTCTGGCAATTATACAATAACCACAACATACATAACAACATCTGTTAACTCATTTGATCTCGTTGCCGCTAATCATAGTGCTATCGCAATTGCATATCGTAGTTCTTCGAATATGTATATTTGTTCTCTTACAACAGGCGGAAGCCTGGGGTCAGCTCTGTCGTGGACCTGTGATAGTGCTGCAACGCCATCTATTTTTAGAGTTGGATATAATCGTGTTGCTTTGTTTTTCCGATATGATGCCACATATACATCTGGATGTTTGCTTAATGTTGATGGATCGTATATGTCTACTATTGCAAGCTCTTCATCACTCCTGTCTACGACGCTTGCTGCATTTGCTCAAGGTCAAAGTGATACTATTTATGCTCTTTACTATTCCAGTGGTTTTAAGATTGTACCAATAACATGTGGTAATAACTTTAACACATCTACAGCTGTTTCTGTTACACTGCCGTCCACCATTACTAATATCACTGCTTTTGGGCGTTCTTGTTATGTGCCTTCTAAAAACATGGTGGTATTTAGCATTATTTATAACAATATACTGTACCTCATACTTTATGATCCTCTTACCGCAACAGTTAAAGATACAAGGCTTGTAGCTCAGGTAAACTATACAGATTCTCCTGCAAGTAAAGGTTTTGATTTGATGATCTCCCCGGACGAAAAGATATTTGTAATATATTCAACAAGTACATCTTACTCAATAAGAACATTGCAGGTATTTAATATTACATCATCAAATCAATTTCAGCTTGAAACAACATATCAGCTCGGCCGAGGTTATTATGTTTCAGCTGTTTATGAAAAAACAGCCTCCGGCAATGAATTTATTGTTACAACAAATTCACAAGCAATCAGCCAGTATGATATAAATATTGATATGCTCTATCCTTTGCCATACTGGAAAAATCTTGGTATAGCAGAAGAATCCGGTAATGCTGATGAGATTCATCAGATTTCTACTTATGGCGATATTACATCTGCATTCAGCAACCTTCTTCCACGACAGCCTTACTATATAAACACCAAGAATGGCAAATTGACAATTAACAAGGATACCGTGCTATTTGGATATGCTCTTTCTACAAATATGATGCTTATCAAGCCAAAGCTGTCTGAAAGCCAGGACTTTTTATCCTTTAAATATTAATAATAATGTTAATAACAATTGTAGGTGAATGAATATGTATATTTTACTTAATGAAAACAACCTTATTGTATATGCAACATTTAACAGATTAACATATGTAAATGGTACTGTATCTGAAGTCAGCCAATCTGATAACTCGGAGATTGTACGTTTTCCTCTCTACAATGAAAGCAATTCATCGATTGTAGAGCTTGAGGAAACAATCCCGCCGGGTCTTATTGTCAACAAGTATCGGTATGAAAATGGCAATTTCATTTATATACCAAATGAAGATCCATTTGGAGGCAGCTTTTTTGAGAATGTAATTATTGGGCTAAATGATTTTCCTCTTGAGTTTGCTGAGGTTTATATTGATGAAAGAGTAAATAAAACTATAGAATCGCTTAAAACATTTCATCAGACGCATCCATCGTTTGATAATTCTCTTATACGAGGATTATTCTTTCTTGACGTGCCAGATGAACAATTAGACGAAGATGAACTTGCACTAAAACGCTTAGCTGAGAATTATAAAAATAAGTTGCGCGCACGTTATAAAATTGCTTTGCAGGTAGGTGATATATATGACTTAATAGCTGATCTATCTAAACAGATAAATATCCTAACAGGGCTGGTGGTCAGAATGTATTCACATCTTGAACTTGATATTAACTACCCAGAAGCAATCAAAGAGAATTACGATAATTTTATTAATTATTATAGAACAGCTGTCGACAGCGGCCAGTATAAAGACCGCGCAGATCTTGAAAATCCTACCGAACTGGTAGCAAAGCTTATGGAAAGAAATAACTTTATTGCTGATATAGTAAAGACTGAATATCTTGATAAAAGACTGTAAATAGCTAAATAACAGAGGAGGTCCCCCATGGCACGCAAGCGTAAAAGTCGTATCTATATACGCCCTTCAAGACGAGGAAGTTTTACAGCAAAAGCAAAAAGAAAAGGAATGGGTGTTCAAGCTTTTGCTAGATATGTGCTTTCTCATAAAAAGAAATTCTCTAAAGCTACTATTAAACAAGCTGTTTTTGCGCGCAATGCAAGAAAATTCAAGCATTGATATTGTCCATTAATATCAGCTAAATATCAAATTAAGGAGATCTCAAGCATGATACGACTTGGCGATATTATTCTTGTAAATTCCTTGCATGGCAGTATATTCTCTAAGCTAATTAAGTTCTTTACCAAACATCTGGCTAAAAAGCATGGTGTAGATGAGTATACGCATGCTATGTATTGCGCCGGTGATGCGGGCTTAGATACTCCGAGTGTTATCAGTGCTGAGTATACAATTGCTATGATGCCCTACAACTTGTGGGCTGATAATCCACAAGATTATAGACTTGATAGATTTATAATTAACGACAATCTTACAGAAGAAGAAGTTCGCAAAATTATAATCCCAATCTACCGCTTAAGTGTGGGCCATCCATACGGCTGGAAGGAACTATTTTGGTTTATATACCGCTGGATTGCTGAAAAACTTTCCATCAGGATCAATCTTAAGCATAATTGGTATGTTCTGGGTGATATATGTTCTGAAAATACTTATAGATACTTGCTTGCAAGACTTAAATATGCATATGAAAAGTGTGAAAATGCATTTAAGAAGCAGCTTATCATTAATGCTATTAAAGACTTAGAGGTATTCAGTGAAAATACTGTCCATCCTGTTGATTTAGCTATTATCATGAAAAGATATCCAAATTTGTTCACAAAATACACAGTGCAATGAAAAAGCTTCCAAAGTTTGAAACTATATATGAATTATATGCAGTCCTTCGTGAGAATATCGAAGACAAGGAATTGTGCATTAGGCTTCTAAGGAAGCTTATTATTGATATACGTATTGATACATATAAACGAATAGAAAAATTACAATCAAGGGGCAATCATGATACCAAAGAAGACATCCAGTGATCTGGTAAAAGAGATGTTTGATCATATTAAGGCCACTACTGGCATAAACAGTTCTTCGCCGGGGAGTGTGCTTCGTGGCTTGCTTGAAATCTTAGGTAAAAACTTTGAGAGTTTATATTCGCTGCTTGATACTACCGCTTTAATGAGCAGCATTTTTGATGCCAGTGGAGACTATCTTGACAGTCTTGGCTACATGGTGGGCTTAAAACGCCTGCCTTCGACTAAAGCTTATGTAACATTAAGATTTACAGCACCCGTAGGAACTGTAATCCAAGCTGGAGTGCCTGTTTCTGATGGCCAGTTGGTATTTTTTACATTAGATAGTATAGTATTTGATGCTGGCAATGCCAGTAAAGATGTACTCGCTATAGCTGAATATGGCGGCGCAAAGTATAATGTTCCTGCTAACACATTAACGAAATGCAATATTCAAGGTGTTTCAGTAACTAATCCATATCCAGCTTATGGCGGGGCTGACCAGGAAGATGACGCTTCCTTTCGTTTTAGAATAGCAAATTCCCCTTTTCTTCGCTCTACAGGCAATGAAAAAGCTTTGGTATCGGCTGTAATGTCAATCCCAGCTGTTGCAGATGCTGTATATATAGATAAACACTTTGGCAATGGTACTGCTGCAATAATGATAAGACCAGTCAGTTTGAGTTCTGACAATACACGAATACTCGAAATTGCGCAATCGCTCGTAGATGCACTCAAGCCAGCTGGCAGTATGGTCAAGGTGATTCTGCCGTCAATGTCAAAAGTTTATCTGGATATCAAACTTAGCTTTATCGATACAGAAGATAGTAATATTAAAGAAAGTATAAAGACAGCTATTAAAACGTATATCGATAATCTTGATATTGGCGAAGGAGTATTGTTTGACAGCATTCTGCGTGTAATCTACAATACATCCTCCCAGGTGGACGCACAAAATACACATATAGCTGGAGCGCATATAGAAAGAGTTATTAGCGATGGTATAATACAGATGACTTCTGTTGATATGCTTGATGGTGGTCTTACACCATTTGAATTTGAGAAATTTACGTTTGGAGATGTTTTATGGCTGTAAAATACAATTACAATACACAAAAACTTGCCAATCTCCTTTACAGCGGTTCCAGAGGACGAGATTATAGATATTCTACATATCAACAGCTTTTTAATGTTATCACCGAACAGACAGACAGCTTTAAGAAATCAGTTTTTGATTATCTATCAAGCTTAAATGTATTTACATACGATCACAACGAGCTGGATGTTGTCTATCAAGCTGGAAGTATCCCAAGTAATACAACTTACACTGAATCGGAATATTCAGATATATACGATTGGCACCACAAAACCTTACCGTCAAAGTTAATCAAGATTGACAGTATCAATATACAAACTGATTCTTTATCAACAGAGTTAGAATTTACAAGCAATAAGTGTGAGCTTAATTTGTATGTCAACGAAGCTGATGTGTTTATTGATTTAAATGAAAGCTTTGCTGTTTATAATAAACCTCTGGAGATATCAATATATGGATTTGTAAAACCTGGTATTTTTATCAAGGAGATAGTCAGTTTTAACTATCCATCTATAAAGAAAAGCAAATACAGGTGGATATTTATTGCTTATATAGAAACTTCTGATTCACAGAAGAGTGTTTATCTAAAGTATTCTCCGGGCCATAAAGGCAGTTTTACGGAAGATCCGCATATTGTTATATATAGGCCCGAAGAAACTGATATTCCCTACTCTGTATTTTGCGGCTCTGATGCCTCTAAAGTTACATATTATATTCCTACATCGGCCGACATAGAAATATGGCACTCTGGCCTTGGGGAGATGGAAGTCATTGAAGAGTTTATGCTTCTTGATGGTACAGGCTCTGAAATCAGTCCTGCTGGTGTATATTTCTCTGATGATAGATATATATATGCTATTGATAATTCCTATGTTTATTGCTACGACAAATGTCCTGATATACCTTTACTGGCAGCCACAGCTGAGGCAGAAAGAAGTTATGATCCAATGGTAAAACTCTTCGTTGATGTAAATGAGAGCATCAACATAGCAGGCAACTACAATCATATACGATTAGACAAATCCATTGTGGCCTACAGGTTTCTTTATACAACAGACGGACAATCGTATAAAGTTTATGATCCTACAGATGGACAATGGAAAGCATTTAACGGGCAATGGTTTGATTACAATCCCAAAAACACTATTGGTTTTCTTTCAAAACAAATTACACTCGACAAAGAATTACTTTCCAGCGCCGATTTGCTCTTTAAGATTGATGTTCGTTTAAGCGATGGTTCTATTGAAAGTGATACATATCTCCTTGCAAGAAATGCAAGAGTTCCTCTTTGGCAGCTCGAACATAACATAGAAAATCCTTTGGATATATTCATCAATTCAAAGAGAATGTTAACCATTGTCTCTCAAGAAAATGGTTCTATTATCTATAATGTATTTAAGCTAGTCAAAGGAACATATTTCAAAATGGATGATGGCCAATATATATTTGACCACATTCCAGATGGTATTACTGTATTCCCTGTAAATGTTCATACAAAGATTGATGATATTGCTACACTTGCGGGGCTAAATACAAAGCTTAATGATCTAGATTCGATAACTGGTTTTATACGTCAAGAAGGTGAAACAACATACGAGTTTATTGATTACTTGCTTTATGCTCTATTTAATCCACCGTCTGGGAATCTATCTGGTATGCAAAATGCCCTTGCATTGTCTACACGAAACCTTCCTAAAATTGCAGCAATATTAACACCAAAGTTTGTAAATAATGCAACAAAAGCCCAGCGTATACTTACCCATTATGGTAAATATACAGGTTTAGACAATACAGGCACTTTCATTATTAATCCGCAAGATGAAGCTTATGAAACATTTGACGATATATGCAATGCTATTGCTGACTACTTTGAGGTTCCATATAAGAACCTCAATGTTTCATCCAAGCTCGTTAGCTTTATTAAACACATAGATACATTAAACTATGAATTAAAGTCATTTCATGTAGACCATGAAACAACAAAAGTATTCTTGCCGCTCATGCCTGATGAAGTTATTTATGATGTCCGCATAGATGGCCTATCTTATCAGTTATCTGACGACAGAAAAGCTGTGATTTTTGATAGCCCACAGAAAGATATAGTTATCTGGTATAATGTCATTAAATCATATGTTTTATTGCAATATATACCTTTTGAAATCATTGAATACAGAAATGTGCTAAGCACGCCTAATGGTGCTGATGTACTAAATTTACTTGACTTAGTATATCCAACACGATGGTCAAAGTAACCAACAAACAATCAATAAACAACCAAAATAAAGGAGGTTCATTATGGCTCTTTTAGTTCCTGATGCAGGTGAAGTTAAATTATTAGAAATGGCTCTCAAAGATGCAACTCCACCAGCTCAAACATTGAGACTTTTCGTTAACGACAAAACACCAGCTGAAAGTGATACTTTAGCCTCTTACACAGAAATGTCTACAAATGGATATGCAGCAAAGTCGCTTGCTCGTGCTAACTGGACTGCCACTACTTCTGGCGGGGTTACAACTATATCATATCCAACTCAGACATTTACTTTCACAGCTGGACCTGCTACCACAGTTTATGGATATTACATAACAATAAACGATGGTGGTACAGAAAAACTCTTGTGGGCAGAACGATTTCCATATCCGCCTACAATATCAAATGCAGGTGATGAAATAAGAATTACACCTAAAATCTCGGCTGAATAATCAGTTATATAGAAAATGCTTGGGAATATTCTACTTGGCGAAGCGCTACCTGGAAATATCTACGGTAGCGCTAAGCGTATATATGAAATAGATGCATCTGGACTCATAACATTTGCTGCTGGAGCTAGCTATAATGACTCTTTCTACAGAGATGGCAGCGGTGTGTTTATTCTTTCGTCAAGTGGAATAGTATCTCTAAGATACGACTATGCACCTTTAGGCATTCTTTCTTTATCTGGAGATGGTTCTTATTTAACTACTAACATAATTATTCCAGCTGGCGGCATTACATTTTCTCGTGAGTCTGGCCTTAATATTATCTTTAATGGCGGAAGCGTTCCTGTATATACGCTTTCTGGAACAGCTGATAACAGTAAATTATATAGTTTTATACCTTCTGGCTCTATATCTTACAGCGGTTCATCTGATAAGAGTCTGAGAATTTCCCCTGCAGTCTCAGGAAATATTAATTTCAGCTCTGCATCTTCAGTTTCTTCTAAGTTTGATATTATAAGCAGCGGCGGACTTATCTTTGGTGGCAATGCTCAGATTGTAATTGATGTATTTGGCGGCTATATTTATCTTAGTGGCAGTTCTTCGATATCAAAAGCTTATCAAATGCCAAGCGGAGGAAAGTTATCATCACTTGGCGGAAGTGCATTTATGGACCTTTATAGCTACATGCCGCAGCTGCAAAACTTAAACTTTGGCGGCTCCGCACAAACTATTTTCTCCCCTTCCTTTGCAAATACATACAGCATTATTTTCAGCAGCTCAGCTTCTACTCTGCAAAAGCTAAACTTTGAAGGACAAGGTTCAGCTAATTTAAGTGGGAATGCAGATAAAAGCGTTATTCGGCTCTTCTCTGGAGATGGTACATTTGGCACATTTGGCGGAAGTGGTTTTGGTAATATATATGCATTTGTTGCAAATGGTACTCTTACAGTAGTGCCGCAGGCTGTAAAGACTTATTCTATAAATTACTCTTCTATAGGCAGCTTTTCATTAAGCGATGCAGGCATAAATCAATATACATATAGTTATACCAGCTCTGGAAGTTTAAGCCTCCAAGAGTCAGGCATTGTAAATAAAGTTTTCAAGTATACACCATTAGGCGCTTTAACTTTATCTGCTACAGCTATTCAGCCAATAACGAAACTTACATTGAATGTTGATGGTGCTATTAGTTTCTCAAATGCTGCGAGCTACTCGGTTAAACTTAATATTCTGAGTGATGCTGCAGTGCTTTCCTTTGGCGGAGAGGCCCAAAAGGCTGTTTATACGGAATATTACGCTAATGGAGATATATTCTTAGATGGTGGAAATTCCTATAAATTTATAGCAATAACTCCTGCAAGCGGCACAATGGCGCTCGATAATAAAACAGCTTACAGTTTTGGATTTATCAATGAGAATACATCAACTATCAATCTTGTTGGACAATCTGTATATGCTATATCAAAAGTTTTAAGTGGCAATGGTGGTATCGTTACCAGCGGAGAAGCTGATAAGAAAGTTATAAAAATTCACGATGCTGATGGCAGTCTTTCATTTAGTGTATCTGGCTCTTATGTAAATTCATTTATGTATATGGGAAACGGACAATTTACATATACAACACCAAATGTGCCGTTTATTATGAAAATAAATTATATACCTGATATAGGTATAACATTTACACCCGATGCCAAATTAAGCTTTAGACTTATATATATACCAGATATTGAAATTTCACTTAACATGGCTATAACTGCATTTGATTTTAAAACATTTGATATTTATGCTAACATCAAAGATTTGCTTAGTAATATGCAGACAGATAATTTCCTTGAAATTCAAAATAAAGATTAAGGAGTTGACATGAATATCTTAATACTACCAAAAAGATGGAAATGGGATAAACACGCTTTTATTGGAAATGATTATGCTTTTAAATATATAGCTGTTGATATCAATGACATCCAAAATCTTCCGAGACAGTCAGGACTGATTGGGAGGGATATTAACATAGCTTTGACTACTGATAAATCTAAGATAATAATAGAACCCTCAGCCTTGAGTTTTATCAATACAGAGGGTTATTTATATCCAGAATGTGCACTGCATAAAATAATTGAGATAAACGAGCCAGGCTCTTATACATATCAACTCCCGGAAGATCCTGATATGTCATTCCCGATACTTGTTGGATATTACCAGCGAACAGGTGCTGGTGTTATTTTTAATAAAATACCATTTACATACAATGCCGATACAAGAGTAATATCTTTTAGTCTTAGCAGCAATTTTCCTGCTCCACAGACGAAGGTATATGAAGGAAGCACTGTATATCTTGATTATTTCCCTGTTAAAGTATCTGGTTCTTATACAAGTGTTGATGAACTGTCTGGTATTGTCGTACGTTCATCAAGTACCGGCGCCATATCCTACCAAATAGGATGCCTTGTAAGTTTTGTCCCGCTTAAAGTTATCAAAAAACCTGTAGTTTTACATATCGAAGATGAGTTATCTGACAATCAATTTATATGTCTTCGATGATAATGTATTATGCTAAATCGATTTTTGATAGATTTTCATTGATTTAGCATTTGCACACCGATTTATTTGTTACATAAAATTTCTACTACTCATTGATTTACATTTTATCGGGGATTATATGCCAACACCGCTTAATTTAATCAATATTGAACAGTTGATACGCAACAAGCTTCAGGCTTTTATCCGCAAAACATACAATGTTCAAAACGTCTTGCAAGATATAAATAATCTTGTCGGTCAAGACAATCACAGCGATCTAATAGATTCGCTTAAGAAATTATACACATATGTTGGCTATGCAAATACATTTAGTTTTATGCGCTTTCTTGACAGAAGATATGAAAACATCTTTTCAAGTAAGCAATATCATATTAAGTTTTATAAATCTCCAAGCTTTGCTAAAGCTCTGAGAGTTATACCATCAAGCTACTGTCAAAGCGGTGATTTAGCTGTAGGCTATTATTCCAATGACAGAATACACAACATTAACAGTAAAGCTGGTTCGATTGCACTTTCTTATATAGAAGAAGGGCTTATATCTCTGCCTATGGCCTACGCGCTGCATGGATTTTACAACTTTGCCGGGCTGCCTGTGCCGAATATCAACACAATACACGTCAATGTTGATCAAGATATAGACACTACTACACTCAAACAAGATATTTCTGCTTATCTGCCTGCTGGAACAAATGTTATTGTATCTGATAACACTGAAATAATCTAATATGAAAATAGGCAACTTAAACATCGACAAGACGGGCCTGCATTTAATAAAAGGTCATTATCACATAGATAAAGACCATCAGCGATACAAAGCTACCCCCTACCCTACGATGCAGGTTACTGAAATCCATGATACACTTTACAAGGCAGACAAGTCTATTTCGGCATCGGTCAAAATACAATTTGAAAACCTTGACGTTCTTCAAGATTTAAGATACATACTTATATTTTATGAAGTAACTAAATACCAGGTTAACCTTCCATCCGTTGTAACAGTGATTTATCTACAGTCTAAAGACATACTCTGTGAATTGCCGATATTTGTCAATACAAATGATTTATACACAATAAAGCAGGTGCCTTTATATCTCGATAAGTCTATAAGATACTCATTTTATGCTCTCTATCTTGATAGCAGTCATAATCCTATCATGAATGGCGATGTTCCTTATTTCTCGGCCGACATTAATAAAATAATTACCGGGCTGGCCTATAACGAAACCCTCTTTGGTGTTAAAGATTTAGTAATTATCTCTCCAAAGATAGATGCGTTGGACTTAAACGATATTGGCTTTAGCAATCCTGTAGAGATTGATACAACAACAATTGAATTAAGTTGGCTTAATATGGAACGACTTTCTGATTCTGACTTTCTTAAAGAATACGACTCCAGTGATGTATTTAGGTTTACTGATACATTCAACCAAATGTGGGAATTAAAGCCTGTTAACTTTCAGCATGTTGATTATTATGCTATATATGTATTTGAAAACAATACAGGCTTTAGACCTACATATCAATATCCATTTGGTATAATACCAAAACAATCGCTGCATCCCCAGCCAAATGAAGCAAATGGCAGATGGATACTTTATGGCACTACCAAAGAAAATAGTGCTACGATAGAACTTAATCCTGGTGTATTTGCTGGAATATTTGTGGGAGTAAAGCTGTTATAATATGGCATATATATTTAAAGACGGATTTATAGGACTTCTTAAAACACCTTCTGCTTACAGCAGACGGCCTGTTGTAAGCGATATTACTGTTCAGGTTTTAGAATATGTGCGCAATACAGTTTTTACAGGCACTTCGACAGCTAAGTTTGATATCACCAATCTTGATATAGATGCTCATTCTTTATCTTACATATCTGCTGTAAATGTAGAAATTGCCGACTATAGGACGGCAAGTGAGTTTTTAGTTTCAAATCAAGATATGCCTACATCATGGCTTGCTCTTAAAACTGTAAACTTGTCGGAAGAGCTTAAAAATTACGATTTATCACTAAGCTTTCTTATAGACGGCGTTCCAGCCAAACCAGAAGGTATGTATCACAAATTCAGAATACAGCTTTTATCCAGAGATGGACTTCCAGCTGTATTCAGGGTACTGCCAAGCAACGCTTTCATTAAAGGTAAGTTTTATGGCAGAACTTTTATGGCCGATGAAGACCAGGGGTGGGCTGAGGATCGTCTTCAAGGTTTTAGTTTCAATGTGTATGATGGCTCTCGTTATCTTGTAAGCAGTAAGCCTTTTGTTTGTATTACAAATGGCACTAAAGACCTAATGTTTGCCGATATCGGTATAGATTTACCAGATTTAGATGAAGCTTATCTTTGTGGTGTATCATCAACTTATTATTATGTCTTAGGCGAAGATGGATTTGGATATAAATTTAATGGCATAGACGATATTGGAGAAATAGTTGGTGTTAAAGAACTTTATGTCGAATATATATATAATACTTGGGTCAAAGGAAGACTTCCAAAGGCACTAAAGTTAAACAAAAACTCGGTAAGACTTAAGTTTTCCAATATGTTTATGCAGAATGGTTTGGTTGATGGCACACTGGCCAATGGAGAAAAAGTTACACTCGATAGTGATAAATTCAAAAATGTTCAATCATATGTTATTTTTATTTATATAAGTGATAAAAATAAGGAGCCTGATACTTTCTACCCGGCAAATGACAATAAGTGGTTCATGAAAGATGAAATTATAGCTCCAAGAATTTCATGTAAAGATATGCCTTATATTACATATACAGTATCCGACCTGCCTTATGGCAAGTATGTAGCTTTCTTTGTTGGTGTAAAAGGTCTTGTATCGAAAACTCTCATTCCTGCTGCACCTCCTGAAAATCTTGTAAAGTTTAATCATGTATATAGTGACGACGAGCTTTTACCTGATATATCGCTAAGCGGTAATGCTCAAGCAACATTTAATGGAACTCCAATTATAGCAGAATAGCATGGCAGATACTATAACAGCATACTGTGGACTTTTCTATATAAAAGACATCCTCGAGCAAGAAAGTATTGTTCGTACTTATGCTGGCTATGGAGATCCAAATCTTAAAGATCCGTCTTATTTTTATCCAAAGCCAAGACCTAATGATATCTATCTTCAGTTAGATACAGATCCTGTTGTACAATGGGTATATACAAAATATCGCGTTTGGGTTCCTATAGGTTTAAGATATGATCCATTTCCGCCAGACGATACATTAATCTTTGACATAAAGAAATCACAATAGCAGAGGCTTATGGCAAGGAATATCCAAAATATTGAACATGAACAGACTTACATCATAAGAATCTATCACACCACAGATGATTTTGAAGGACGTATCGGCAGTGGTGTTAATAATCTTCACATTTACGCTCAAGCGGTTAAATCCTTAGATGAACAGCCTGATTTTAATAAAGCCTCTCTCATTGACATAATCACAAATGTAGACCTTCGCCCGTCATATGCCTTAGTTTCCTCTGAATTGCGTGAGTCTTATAGAGCTGACGAACTTCTTTTAAGAGACAAGCAAGCACGTCCTTTAGGCCATCCTGATTTTGAGAGACCGCTTCATGGCCCAAATAACTTATATCCATATGAATTTAAGAATTACATTAATGGATGTTACTACTATATATGGGTTTTAGCTGAAGATAAAGCTGGCAACTTAGAACTTCTAAATGAAGAAGGACCTAACAGCCTCAATGAACCTCTTATCACCACAGAGAGACTTGTTGATAATGTTGCACCAAATTTTGACACAACTGAATTCCTTGGTGATGCCAGCCTTGTGGATGGATGGTATAGAGTTAACCTTAAAAGTGAAATATCAACACTAACAGCATTTCTTACATGGTTTCAAGAGCGATATATTCTTGCCTTTAAGGTTGAAAACAATCAACATTATAGATATATAACTGATTATACATATGACCAAAGCGGTCCATACTTTAAGTTTAAGCTCAACTACCAATCTGACTTACCAAGCACAATCACATCTTGTTATTTAACCAAAGAAGCTACATGTACGGCTGGCATTGGCAGAATGGATTTAAGTTTTCCTGGATCTGATGATGCTTCTTTATATGGCTATCTTATAGAACGTCTATGGGATGTATCTACAGATGAAAGTCCTGCCATTGATGGCAATGTTGCATATCAAAAAATCTGTGGGCTTTCAGTTGATGTATCTTATACAGACCGCGGGCTTAAAATACCAAGACTTGATTTGCTTGACGATGATAAACGACATTTTATCTATAAGATTACACCCGTAAGTTTATATACCACTGATGGCGAAAAACTGGCAGATGATTATTCAAATGCAATATTGGGTATATCGACTTTTGTTTGGGATATACCAAATATAAATGTTTACTATCCTGCCGTAGGCAAACAGCCAAAACAGCTAATACTTGCAAAATCAAACGGTGATGCTTCTTTATGGTTTAATAATTCATTTAACGACGGCAAAATAGAACTTTACTGGTGCATGAAAGGCTCTGATGATGGCAGCCAGCCTGAATCATCAGTCGATGAGAATGGCGATCTTGCAGGCTATGAAATACAAAGAGCAAGAATAACTCAAGATGGGAATAGTGATCCTATACAAGAAACCTGGGTTACAATTGTAAGTTCAGAAAAAGAAGCTTTCCCCTCTACACCAATTTTTGACCGTTCATTTGCCGATGTTAATCTCGAATCATACAGGCCTTATCCAGATGACCCAGATTTTTATGTTACATATAAATATAGAATACGTGCTTATGATTATGGCGGTAATGTTGGTCAATGGTCTTATTTTAACGGCGACAATGCTATAGCAGCTAATGACACAACACCGCCTAATAAAGATAATTTTGAACTTAAAGTCACTGGCAAAATTGGCGCATGGGCAATTGAGTTCTTTGATAACACACCAGATCCTCAAACCGTTGAAATAGAATTGCGCAGATATTTAGTTGATGAAGATAATAATCAGATTGCAGACAGTTATAAAGAATTTGCACGTATTCCCGTTAAAAATGGAGTTGCATATTACTTTGACACTGGCGGCTCTGATTCTACGGTATTATATGCAAGATATTCTGTCCGCGGCCGTGATAAGAACAATAACTGGTCTGATTGGACTGCTTACACGTCTAGAGTTGGCAGTAAAACACCCGACATGGCAATGGATTCATATCCGCCAAAAGCACCTACAAATGTTGTTGCTGAATACAAACAGGACCCTGTAGATCCAGATCATGGTATTTATAGAAGATATATTAATATCACATGGACGCTGCCGACTGAAGAAGAACTATTGCCATCCTCCGATATAATTGCTGTTGATGCAGCCAATAAACTTATAACCGTTGATATACAAAGTGTTCAAAGTTCAGCATTTATTGGCAAAAAGCTGCGTATCCTTACAGGACAGCGTAAAGATGCGGAATTTATAATTGAAGATAACATTGGCGCTTCAATACAACTTAAGTCAGATGCAGATTTATCCAATATACAAGCTGGAGATAAAGCTGAAGTTGTTGATGAGCTCAGTGACTTAGACGGCTGTATTGTATTTAAGAGACCGTCTGATGCTCAAGCTCCTGAACAAGCATGGATACTGCTTCGAGACACTAATTCAAAGAATATCAACAGCTATCAAGAATTCAACTATCAAACCGGTAAATGGATATATGGTGTATCTGCATATGATACATCTGGCAATGAATCTAAGATTGCAGAAAGTGCTGAAATAGAAATATTAGATCTTGTTCCTCCACTTGAAGTTAAAGTAACTACCGCAATTGCTGGTGCGGGAAGTTTAACATTCTTCTGGCCGCAGAAAGACTTAGACGTACTCCTATATCGTATATATATCAAAGATGCCAACGGCAAATCAGTTCTCAACAGTCAAGGTCGATATGCTACGCCTGACCAAAGAACAGACACAATGTATTATGCCGCAACTTCGACTAATGTGTTCACACTTTTTGACGTCACTGATACATATGACAATATCAAAAATTATCAGGTCGGCATCCAAGCTGTTGATATTGCCAATAATGTATCAATACTGACATATGAACCAATTACAAATAAGATTGAAGGCACCTTTAAACCAGCTGGTAATGTTGAGCCAAAAAGCATTAATGTAACTCCGCTTAATCCTCTTGTGTACAGAACTGAAATATCCTTAGAATATCGATATCAAGATATAAATATCAAGACATACCGCGATGGACATGTAGAGATTAGTGTCAATAACTTGTATGCGCCAAATTATCCTTTACCAGTATCTATACAGCTTGCTTATCAGTATAAACAAAATCAGTCTGAGCAATACACTGGCGATCCTATTATATACAACACCTTTGATGTTACATATATTCCTCCTAATACTGCATATTCTAAATTTACACTGACAGGACTTAAGCGGGGATATTACAAACTTTATTTCTATATAATTACTGTAGATGGTAATATATCAAACGATCCAGCTATCATCGAAAATGTCTTATTCTTTGATCTTATCGGTCCATCGCTGCATGACAATTCTGAATTAAGAACAGATGCAAACTATAAAGTTGAACCAGGCAAGGTAACATTTACCTGGCCTGATGTTTTAGATAATGACAATTTTACTTATGAGATATGGCGTACTCCTGATGAATATTTTAACAGTTCAACCCGCTGGAATACAGTAAACTTCTTCTCTGGCACAGATACACTTGGTAGAAAGCTTGTAAGTTCAAGATGGGAACGACTAATAACTATTTATTCTAATAAAGCTGAAGGTGCTAATGATAGTCTCTCCTATACAGATAATGATTGGTATTACGATGGCACTATATCTAATGAGAAGACTATATTTGATAATCAATATAACGGCAAGGCAGTCTATGCTCTTGTAGGCGTTGACCAATTTGGCAATAGAGGAACTCCCTACTTCTTTGGCTCTGCACAGTCTGGGATAGCAGATGACAATGCTGTCATCAGAATGATAGATAACAGCAACTATACGTTTAATCTCATAATTGTCAAAGTTGATCCAGAAATTATATATTACGACCCACAAAATCCTACTGCTATTCCTTCGGTAGTAGTTCGTGCAAGAGTTACAACATACAGCGAAATTCCTTCTGGTTCATATATAAAATGGTCCGGAGCTATTGTAACTAATCAAGGCGCTGGAGTATACAGTGATATTACTCAACAAAATGTTAATAGTAGAACACAGTTAGAAATTCCCGATGTAACAATAACTCTTCCGAGCGGTTTTACCAACCAAGAAACTATCGGCTATGCTATTAAAGCTGAGCTATTTTGTAACAATAAACTTCATGCTTTTAACTCTGTTCTTGTTAAAAAAATTATCAAAGTTACTTCTCCATTCCGTGTCGAACTGACTAATGATTTCCATGCATTCGTGCTTAATACAAAAGGAGAAATAGCTTCATATAGTGGTGCAGCAACAAAAGCACTTGCGTTTTGGGGCGCCAAAGACATAACAAATCTTTGTTCCTTTGCATGGACACCTTCAGCTGGTGTAGCTGGTGCTGTCAGCACTACTACAAAAGAGAATGATACATATACAGTTACAAGTTTTACGTTTGACAAAGAAACAGGACCTTTTACGGGTTATGTAGAAGTCAAAGCAACATATCAGCCATCGGCAAATAATCCCGATGATAAATATGAAGCTACAGCACGGTTTAAGCTTGCTTTACTGATGGCTGGCGAGAATATTACTGGCTACGAGGTAGATGTCATACCATCTATCATTACAAGAAAAATAGATGGACAGTATCAATATAACCTACTTGCAATTACAGCTTATAAATTCAACGGCAATACAAAAACCACATATTCCGGCGGAACAATCAAGATATATGTTGACGGCGTAGAACATTCAACATATTCTCAGCAAAGCAGCGTGCAATTTAATTTGCCAGCTGTAATAAATACGGGTGTTAAGATCGAGCTCTATGATAATAATAATCAGCTCGTAGATGAAGAAACTATTCCTGTTGTAGAACCTTTCGGGCAGGCTGTATATTTAACGGCTTCATCTTATACAGTTGTCAAGAAAGTTGACGGGTCATACGATCCATCGAGTATTACCATTACAGCAAAGACACATGACAATGGAACCGCAAGTAGTTGGACTCTAAACCCACAAAAAACATATACACAAAACGGCAACACTATTACAATTGACAGTTCTGTCTTTGGTGACATAGATTCACTGCAGGTAAGTGCTGATTATCATGGTCATTCAGACTCGCTTACTATAATTAAGCTTGTAGAGTCAAAGCCTAATCTGACTGTTAATCTTACCAATGACAGCTTCGTAGCACATGCCGCTCCTGGCAGTTCCCCAAATCTTACAGGTGCTACAGGATATTTAACCGTATATCTCGGCACACAGCAAATCTTTCCGTCAAATAATTATAATGTCAATATAAATTGTGAATATTATAACTGTGTTGGATCATTTGACACAGATGACGGATCTTATGCAGTAACCCAGATTACTGGTGATCTTGATGTGGGAGGATATATTAAGTTTACTGTAAGTTATGAAGGTGTTACTGTCATTAAGTATTTTAGAGTTGCTGTGGCCATAGATGGAACGCCTGGCAGTCCTGCTATATCTGCTTATCTTGAATTAAGCACAAATGTCATAAGAAAGTCTAAAACAGGTGCATTAGACCCATCATCGATTACAGCTTGGTATAGATACTATCAAGGCACTACGCCTGTATCGAAAACAGGAACTTTTCAATTTGTTGTCAGTACCTCAAGCGGCACACAAACAACATCTTCTGCAAACGTAACCTCTGCTACACTTTCAAGTATCCCTGCCAATGCAACTTCGATTACTGTATATCTTACAGATGGAGGTTTTACTGATTCAGAGGTAGTTCCTGTTTTGGAAGATGGCGAAGATGCCTTAAGTGCTGTTCTTTCCAACGAAGCACACGAAATTCCATGTGACGAAAATGGAAATCCTCTCTCTGATGCATTTAATTATGCTTCCGGACAAATGTTTGTATACAAAGGCACATTGAATATTACTGGTAGCTGTTCTTTCTCGTCAAGTTCAAGCGGCTGTCAAGGCAGTGTAGACAGTAATGGTCATTATAGTGTTACAAGTATGTCAGCAGATTCAGCTACACTTACTATTACAGCTACATACAATGGTAAATCTATAAGTAAAGTATTTACGCTTACAAAAGTTAAACAAGGAAAGAAGGGTTATGGTTATAGATTTTGCGGCAAATATAAATCTAATGCTTCTTACAGTGGCGGCTTAAGCGGTACAAGAGATATTGTTGAGTATAATGGTAACTACTATGTTGTAGCAGAAAACATTGCCTCCACTACAGCAATACCCGGTACATCTGACTGGGAAAGCTTTTCTGCAAGCTTTGACTATGTAGCTACAAGACTTGCTTTAGCTGAGGATGCTATAATAACAAAGACGCTGACATTAGGCAGTAACACAGAAACAGGTATTATTCAAACACATAACTTTGACACTTTATCGGCTGGAATTAGGATAGTTGGCAGCGCAAACCCAAGTATTGAAATTAAGGGTGGTAGACTTACTACGAAATCAAGCAATATCTATAATTGTAATATAGTTATTGATGGATATAGAATAGATTTTATTAGCGGCACTACCACATTCGGAACTCTTCAAAGTCTTGTTGATCAAGGTTTATGGCTAAATTCATATCCTGGCCCTATATGGATACAATCTGCTGATCGTGTTGCACTTATTGCCCCATATGTTCTACTTGATTCGAGTGTATATTTAGGTGGCAATATAGATGAAAGTAAAAAAGTGCTTTCAAAGTCAGATATAGAAGCAGCTTTTGTTGCAAAAACTCCACCAAACTATAATCAAAATTCATCTGGTTATTATTACAGAAATGCTGATGGTTCTATATCGCTAACAAGTGGTATAGGTTCAGTTACTTGGGGCAGTATCACTGGTACACTATCAAATCAGACAGATTTGCAAACAGCGTTAAATGCTAAAGCTGATTATAGCTGGGTTGATAGCACATATTACAGCAAATCACAGTTACAAAATTCAGGACAAGCATCTGTTCATTGGAATAATATTACAAATAAACCTTCTACTTATCCGCCCGACTGGCATTCGCATTCGGCGGGAGATTTACCAAGCTCAATAGTTTATACCACTGGTTCTTATGCAAATCCATCATGGATCACAAGTTTAGCATATAGCAAGCTTACTGGAGTTCCAACTGCGAGCTCAACTACATCAGGTATATTAAGTTCAACAGATTGGAACACATTTAATAACAAAGCAAATGCAACGCATACACATACAGTTGCAAATATTACGGATATAGGCACATATTATTATACAAAGACAGATTTGCAAACATCGGAACGGGCTTTAGTTCACTGGGACAATATCATAAACAGACCTACAACCTTAAATGGTTATGATATAACTGATGCTGTGCCGACATCAAGGGCGGTTTATACTGCCGCACCACTGACAGGCGGGGGAGATTTAAGCGCTAATAGAACTATCGGATTGAGCTATACCTCTCCATTAACATTAACTCAGGGTAATCAATTAACAATCATAAGCTTGCCGCAAAGTTTAATAACAGGAGTTTGGGGAAGTGCTGGTGCTGCTGCAGCTTATGTATCAAACTCAAGCGGCGGACCAACCACAAAACAACTTTATTACATACCAGTAACAATTGGTGGTACTACTTATAATTTATTATTAGCATAAATAAAGCCATAATAACAAAAAAACAAGGAGGTAATTATGCTTTCAGTCAACATTCAACCAATCACTTTTCAAACACGACAATTCGGAAATATTGTTGTTGAAGAAAAAACTGCCAACAGAATGTGCATAGCATCTGTTGAACCTTTGGTTAAAGACCAATCTGCAAAAGTGCGTGTTATGTTTTACAACGTAGATGAAACTGGACCTTTTGTGTCAACTTATGTTGGTGACACAACCGTTGATTTAAATGCTGAAGAATATAATGGTTGGGTTACTGATAACGACCTTATAGAAACAGTACTCAACAAGCTTAATCTTGCAAAAGCGTAAATAATTAATCTACCAGGAGGTAAAATATGATCAAAGTTAAATATTCGGATATTCTTACATATGATCCTGACAGCAAAGGCTTTCGACTTAACAATTCCCTTTCTTCATTGATGGAAGCACCATTTAAGAGCGGACTTCTTAAATATACCTGCCAGGTAAAACTTCGAAATGCAATAACAAATGCTGTAAGTGAATATGATAAACAGCGTCAAATGATTCTTGAGTCGCATTCAAAGAAGAAAACTGTAAAATTTAAGAATGGAAGAGTAGAGAACATATATTTTCAGATAGTTGATGCTGGTGACAATGTCAGCGATGATGAGTTAATTGAGGTTATAGATAACCAACCTGTTGAAGGCAGAAAAACTATATTGCCTATATATGATATAGAAGACAGCTCTGCTGTTGTCAGTGAACTTAATGAACTTATTAACTCCTATGTTGAACTTCCAGTTGAGAAAATTAAGCTTTCTAAACTTGAAAATGAAGACTGCTCTAAAATTGACTTTTCCTTGCTCGAAAACTTTATTGAAGAAGATCTATAGGAATAAGCTATGGAACTTAGCAATTTCATCAAGCAGAAAGACGTTTCAAGCTCTCTTGTGTTTAATCATAACCTGGACCTTATGGTCCAGGACTTTCAATATCTATTTAGAGAGATATATGCTTTAGGCTCCCAGATAGAAGATGCAGTCAAGATAACAGATACAATCGTTAATAACACCTCTCAAGCCATTGGCGGCCTGTCTTATATCTATAACATCCTTACACCACACAGCATAGATGCACAGCTTAAGAGTCTTCCTGTTGATATTAACGGTATAACCAGCACAAAGCTTGATTCTCAGAGCTGTTATGCTAAAATTGATAGCAGTTTTGCCTCTGGTAATAGTTATACTATCTTACGCGATAGTAATTCTTATAAGGATAGCTTGTATATCGTTATGTCGAGTGATAATGGTTATATTGATATACCTGTCTATGTTACATTTACGCCATATACTCTCATACCATCTACAAAGTTATATAATGTTGCTACTTTATATTTAAATCTAAACACCAAAAATCCTGTAGATCTTGTTAAAATTAGATACACAGATGAAGCATATCAGTCTATAGATTTTGATATTAGTAAAAAGTCTTTGTCTGGCAGGTGCAAAATAGATTTACCATCGCCCATAAAAGTACGAAGGATGATTCTATACTTTAGAGTCTATCCCTATACATCAACAAATATGGTTATAAGTTCTGCAATGCCGATTTCACAATTGCCGCGTACTTACGAAAGTGATGGTGTCTATAAGATATTTAATTTTGGCATCCTTAAAGCCGCAGAAGTTGCACTTCTTGGCCGGGCAGATGTAAATATTGTTAAAACTAATATCAGTTGCGACCTTCAAAATCCCCGAAAACTGCGTTTGCACTATATAGGAAATATGTATCATACGGCTGTTAATGCTGTTATATCTGGCGTATATAAAACTAATAATGAAACAAAATCCCTTTCGGTGAGTATTCCTGTAATAGATAGCAATGGATATGTTGAGGAACTGCATAGTATGCAGCCTGGTGAAACCATCTACCTAAAGTTTATACCTATGCAAGACACAGTGCAGTGCTATAGTATCTCAGATAGTGATATTGTGGCATTAAACAATATTACAATTAACAAAAACGCACTTTCCATCTCAGGTATAACTAGTTCTATGCAAATACTTGCAAGATACCAGCCTGCAAAGTCTTCTATTATACCTGATGGCGAAATTACTCAAGTTGCAAAAACATTCAAATATTCATTTAGCGACGGGAAAATTATCACATATAAGTTTGATGGTATTAACGAAAAGCGGGCTATTAAGTTTGTCTTGCAGCAGCTTCTTACAGATGTGTCAGTATCAATTGAAAGCGATGAACCTTTCTTTGCTTATAACTTTGATGGTTTGCCTTATCCAAATGCTGTTCTATCAGGGTTAAATCTTATACTTGAGTTCCCTGAAGATATCTATCCTACATTGAGATATCAGAAATTTGTAATTTCAGGTAGGCCTGCTATACTCTATGCTGACGAAAGCGTTCCATTCTTTCTTGATGAAGACTTAATGGTAAACTTCAATCCTGCTTTCTTTAAAGACAAAAGCGGTGTTTTGATAAATAACCTGACATTGAGTCTTGTTCCTTATACCAAGTATCATTTTCACAATATAGAAAAAGCTTATCTTGAATATGCATAGGAGATATCATGTCGAAGTTTATTGACAAATATACACTGCCAACTGTATATCATTTTGTGCATAAGTCTTTCTTTGATGATATTTTTAAACTTACATTGAAAGACTTACAGTATATAAGCAGCCGTATTGAAGAACTGAAAGCAAGAAAAAGTGAGTATATCAACAATTTCCAGATGCTTCTTCCTGCGCTTGAAGGTAGTATATCTGACATTAAAAAATACACTAATCTTGTAGAGTTGAATTATTTTAGCATCCTCCCGTCGTTTAAAGCTATAACAGAAAACTTTACCTCTATTACAGACATATCAGAAATAAGCAATTTGTATATTGATAGATCATCTGGGCTACTTACATTTATGCCCGTAGAAAATAGAAAGCTTGATCTTTCTGATATCTATACTGCTATACTCAGTTCATCAAATGGAACTGTTTATAAAGGACGCCTGGAAGATTTATTTGATAATGATAAGCATACTATATTTGAGTATCGTCAATCCCCTTCTGTAGATAGGTTAAAACTTAATATACGCATTGGCCTTAATCAGCCCACGACTGTTAATTACATTAAGTTTTATCCAGCTGGCAATGTTCCATTTAAGATTGTCGACATACAATACAGCAATGATGGCCAAACATTTGTCTCTGCAACTGCTTCCTTTGTAGGTTTAGTTAAAACAAACAGGGAATGCTTTTTCTATGCGCCAAATGCAACACATATTGATATATACCTCGAACAGGATACTCTGGATTCGACTTTAAATGAATATGCTATTGCTCTATCTGACATTGAAGTCTATAGCAGAAAATATATGCCCGCCGGCAGAATTAAGATTGTTAAATCCGTATCCGACAGCATATCATCATTTGCAATTAATCTTGATATTACAGACAAACAGCTGTTTGATTTCTTTAATACAGTAATCAAGTATTCTACGGATGACAGCTCATATAGCGACATTAAACCGTTTATCAATAAAGTATCTGCTGGTGATGTTGTTTCTCTTAAGAATCCATCAAATACCATCTATGTTGATATATCCATATCACAAAAAGATAAAATGTTCGTTCAAGATGGAAACATGCAAGTTGAATATTTCAAGTTTGCCGAGTCTCCTGCTGTATTTAATCTTAGCGGTGCTTCGGATCCTGTTTATGTGGCTTGCAGTCCAGCTGTCTTTATAGGAAATACAAGTAAGAAAATTCTTGTGGGTTCTGTTACAGCAGACACCTTCTTTGGTATAAAATTGCCATATAATCTCAGAGATGGTTCAAATATACCACTAAAGGTTTATATACAAAGCGGCGACAACTTTATTCCTATTCCATATAACAGCAATAAAGAAATACCGCTTACTGGTTATTCAATTAAAGAAAACACTTTATATATACGATATGCAAAAACACCCCCATCACAAAATGTGATGCCGTTGCTTAACTTCACAAGTGAGAATATATCAACATCTCCCAAAGAAAAGTTTAATGTTTACATAAGCTTTGACAAAGAAATACACATTTCTGCTGATGCGAAACTTCCGCTTTATCTTATGCCTATAGATAAAAGGAAGATGTCTGTGATTAAAACTTTGTATGATGTAGAGAATAACGATATAATACGCTTTAATGTGGAAGATCTGCTCAAAGCTAAGCTTCAGCAATATAGGCTTACCTATGTTCCAGAAAAGCCTGAAGAAATTACGTTTCTTTATGGGGATATGTTTGTGGAATATGTGGAATTTATTGACGGCAAAAAGGAATTTACAAACTTTGCAGAATATCAATACTCTGTAGATACAGATAACAGAATATTATACTTAAATAAAGCATTTGATACAGATATAACAATCCAGTATACTGGCACAGAAAAATCTACACTCGACGCATCGGACTTTGATGTTATCTATGATTACGAAAATGCTAAAGCTTATCTTCTGATAAATAAAAACGACCCATCTGATGTCTATCAGTATGAAATATCCTATGTAGCTGAAGTACCTTTAAATAAAGATTTCTATTTATACAACAAAGATCAAGGTATTCTTACTATCATTGATATAGATGACATCAAAGCTAAAACTGATCTGCCTATAGACGGGATTAAAGTAGCATACCATCCAACTGGAACTAAAGATATTAGCTACTTATCGGAATATATTACGCCTGTAATAGATAATCTATCTATAATTTATAAGTCATAGGTGAACGTATGTCTGCATTTAAAGATCTTAGAATAGCGACACTCAGGGCTATAATTGCCCAGGAGCTTATAAATCAAGGCCGCAATCCTTCTATTGATGAAGTATGTTTGATTGCTGATAATCTTTACTCAAAGTATGACTTAAGTCAGCCTCTTATAAGTTATGCTGATAAGGTGCAGCAAGGAAGTCTGCTCTCTGCGCAATATATTAAAGATTTATACAAATATCTGCAAATTGATTTAACATTTCTGTATACATACATTGACTACTTAGATAATCTTCTTAGATACAAAGAAGCAGAAGATAAAGCTTCTCTTCAAGACTTCAAAGAAACATTTATCAAACTTAAAAACTCGCTTAATGCCTACATGAGCTTAAAGACTGACAATTTTGAAGTAATACTTGAAGATTTCAAAGATAAAAGCAGGCTTACAAGTCTAACCAATGTTGAAATTGCCGATGGCCATGCGACTCCTTCAATGTTACTTGGCGGCAGGTTCTTAGAGCCTAATGATGTGACAATAATGCCGATTACTCCTGGATTTGTAAAATACACAACAATCAACAAAGCAATATCTGTCAGCACTCCTTCCTCCTTTGATGGACTGTATGCTGTTCAATATACAATTAACAATATCGAACAACAAATTTGCGGAGTGGCTCTTAAGTTTGATGATAACGACACATATATCATCAAGATAGATATTAAGACAAAGGGCGGTGTTTCAACTGTTATATCATCAAAGACTGTTATCGGAAAAGCCATATTGACTTTTCCTGGACTTGAAGCTCAAAGTTTATATATCACCATAAGCAAAAGTTTTTACAGCAAAGATGGCAATTATCACCGGTTTGACTATCACTTATCGGATCTTAAGATTATCACCAACAAGCTTACAAATTCAATACTGGAGACCGTCTATACATCGACACTTGAAAACATTTCTGGATTTGTTATACATGGTGCATGTTATCTGCAAGATGATGCTATGGTCAACATGTATTATAGCGTCAAGAATTTAGATGAAAGCTTTATGCCGTATAAATTATTTAATACTTTAAGCAAAGAGATGTGCAATGGTGAATTTTCTACTATGATTTCGCAGCTTTCGGATAATATTGAGCGTGATTTCATACAAACTGGACTTGATTTCAGCTTTGAGCACAGTTACATTTGTGGCAATAAAAGATTCCTTATTGAGGAATTTAACTATCCTGATACAACATTAGTTTTACTTAGAGAGACTGGTCATTTAGGAAATGACACTGGATATTTCTATATTCCACAAAGTGCGACCTACTCTATTGCTATTGATAATGATATTTTTATAGATGATATTAAGGTTTACGATAAAGATCACATTCAGCTGGATGCTGGCCTGCACAAGATTCAATTCGACAATGCCGATTTAGACATAGTAAAAAGCTTCTTTGATAGCAATAATATCAAGTATGGCACCACTTTAGCTTATTATGATAAAGACTTTGACTATAATGATGGGTTTGATAGATTTTCCATAGTTAAAGTTGATAACAACAAATATAGGATAGTGGTTTACTATAGCGACCCTGAAGAGATGATTTATATCTTAAAGTCGAGCATTTTAGATAAGTTTTCAAACACAATCAAACTGCGTTTTGAATTTATACCTAACAATGGTTCAATTATTCTCGACCCATACACATTGACTATTTTTTAGCTAAAATACATCACATGGAGATCCCCACATGGCTTTACAGACAGTAAAAAATGTTATACCGCTACTTAGATTTACAAGTGGTCAACCTGTTGACTTAGATCTTGTAAACTCATTCTTTGATGGTGTGCGTTCTTCCATCTCTACCATTTCCAATAATCACAATGAATTGTTATCTTTGGTAATGAATGGCACTACACTGCCTGAGTCTGGCAACGCTCTTGATGGGAAAGTTATATATGTTGACAGTGAAGCCAGTGCAAGCAAAGACAGCGGAATATTTTACTACACACCGCCGAGCGGCGGGACTTCTCGTCCGCTTACTATATATGAAACATTTTTGCTTATATTGCAGCTGCTTGGTAACATTAACAATGCTTTTAGCAAAATAACAATTATAGCCTCTAAAGCACAGCCCCAGATGCTTGCACCTAACGGCTCAGCTACATATGCTGCTGTTGGCGGAGTACCATTCATTCCCCTTCTCTACTACAAAAGCGGCAATTATATCTATAATGCCAATAATGTCCTCAACATAAATTACGATGATACAACTAAACAAATTATTATTACCAATAATAGTTCAAATACATATAACATATTTGGATATATCATCCATCTACAACTGCCATTCTAAAGCGGAGATGAAGCAATGAATCCTATCACCTATCTTAAAGACGATGCTAATCCTTATGCTAAATATGATGCAGTAACTTTTCTGCCATCAAAGCCGCGCAGCACAAAAGACTTTACCGATTTACAGCAAATACTACGTTTTAAGTTGAATGCTCTTATTAGAGACCTTTTTGGAAACTGCCGTATTATGTCTTCCATAAAAGAGACTACCGAGAATGGACAGACATATATTCAACTTAGCGGGCTTTGGTATATAGATGGCTATAGAGTTTTATTTAATGATCTGCGTTCAGACATTAATGTCAATAGAGCATCAGAATATAAAGTCTATCTTGGATTGGAGCTTAAAGAAATTACAGCCGCAGAAGATCCGTCTATAGCTCTTCAAGATGCTGATAATAACATACTTATAGAAACATCCCGCCGTGCAAAACTTACATATACATTAAGACTATGCAATCCTGATCAATCTTTAACATTTGACCCTCCAATACCAAATTATGTTTTAGGAACTATTTACTATGATAGCCAAACCCAAAGCTGGAAATTAAGAGACAGCGACATATTTAAGTTTGTAGAGCTTAAGTATTCAGATGCAATAGATATAGCAAGAAAAGCTGTTCACAAGGAGAATGATGAAAAGACTGTTGTTTTAGAAAGAATTACATCAGTGCGTGATGAGGATTTTGAAGATCAAAATGCGAGAATTGTTGTTCAGAAAATATCTGATACCCATCTTTCCTTTGGTTTTGAGACGATGGTAAATGGAGAGCCTCGCTATGTTGCGGCATTTGAAGTTCTAAAAGAAGGTGGCGATTGGCATCCAATTATTTGGCTTAGACCTGGTATTCTTGAGTATCCTATCTCCTATCTCACCGAAGATGGTATAACCTTCCAAGACAATAAAGGCTACGTTACAGATATAACTCAGTATCACATCTCTATATCCAACAAAGCAAACAAGTTTATTCTTGATCCAACAGAGCTTTACTATGGTTTTAAGAGCAATGATGGTGACAAAGTAGCTCTATGGGTTAAAAATGCTATGAAAGACTGGGATCTCAAAAGAGCTACAATGTTTGGCACCGAAGGTAATGACCCTGGTATTGCTGATTCGGGATACACAAATCCATATAAGATTTATACTACAAATAGTGCTTCTAAACAAGCTGTAGTAAAGTTTGATCTTGGAAGCGATGAACAAATTAGACCTAAAGATGGTGTTGTTAAAGTCCAGCATAAGCTGGTATATAACAGTTTGCAGACATGCGATGCAATTATAACCGCCAAAGTCGAGACGAGCGACAACGACAGTAGTTATTCTACTATCTTTGTAGAAAAGTGGCTTCTCAAAGATGGTATTGCTACTTATACAGTCCCATTTGAATTTTCTATCAGCGATTCTCAAGGCTATGTGCCGCGCTACATAAAGCTTACATATTCAATTTACCCTACCAGAATACTTAATAATAACGAAAGAGTTGAAGCTACTGTAAGCTTTAGGGACAGTAATGCATGTACTTGGGAGACCTTTAGTGTAGCTTATCCTACTACAGAGATGCAATATATGGTAATGAATAAACATATATTATGGGTGGATAATGATGGCAATGTAAGAATCAAAAAAGTAAGCAATACACTCCCAAATGTGCTTGGTGATGCTATTGATAAAATGATATCCAGCGAAGGAACTGCAGGTGATGTTAATGCTCCAGGTGGTAAGATTATCGGCGCTCTTGATCTATCCCGAGCGACAGTTGAAGTAAGTCAAGAGATAACCAGAGCTGCTTTTACACAAGATACACTCAAATTGCCCGTTGTCAAGGGAACAGAAGTCGATAAAGTTGGCCTTATAAGTAGTGCTACTATACAAAATATTATTAGTCAGATAAATAGCTTAAAGCCTGAATTAGGTGCGATTAAAGATGTAACTCCTACAAATGTATATTATGTAGCCAAGAACTGGAATATTCAAGCAGCAAATCCATACTTTACCTCGCTTTCCTCAGCTGTAAATCAGATTATTACTGATGGCACATCTAGTGCTTTAATTATTGTTTATCCTGGAGTATATGATGATGATATCAATTTCGGTTCAATTTCAAGGTCAATTAGTGTTGGTATTTATGCCTTAGAGCCAAGAAACACATTCTTAAATGGAAGCTTGATACTTGCAGCTCAAGGTTCTAATATAATTGACCTATATACAAATATATCATTTATTCTTCAGTCGGGGAAAAATATTCATGTCAATGGCTGCAAACTCTTTATAGATCGTAGCTCTCTTATAACATCATCTGCTGATACTACTGTCATTAAAGTTGAAGGAACAAATTCTATTATAGAACTTCATGGCCAAATATGGGTTGATCGAAGCGGGCTTACTTCAGATGATGTCAATCCTGTGATAAATGTCTACAGCGGTGGAAGTTTATATACGTATGGCAAAATAGAAGTTGTAAATAATGTTGCTCCGATATTTAATATCGATACTGCAACAATTAATGTATATGGGCCTGTCATCAGAAGTGGAACAAAAAACTGTAATCAAGTTATTCATTCCAAAGGAAGTCAAACAATTAGCTCAGCTATCAACCTATATGGCCCAATGAGACTGATTCATGCAGGTATTATCAATGCTGAATCAAAAAGCCAAATATTTATCAAAAACAATATAGATGGCTGCTTCCCTGCTGGCCCATCAACAAGTCCGTTAATTATCATTGATGGCAGCACAGAAGTATTTATGTATTCATCTGATATATATTATTGGTACGATGGTCTTAATATTACAAATCCTGATATCCCATCAATTCTTGTTTCCATAAAAGAGCAATCGGTTGGTGAATCAAACAGACTAATAATGATTAATTCATCTATAATTGTAGATCAAATGAGTAACAATGGTACTATAATTTTCGTAAGTAATGATTATCAGCTTGAAATGTATAATTCTTCATTATATTTAAGAAATGTTACTTCGGCGGTCAGCGATAAATCTTCTATCAAAAGTTCAGGCAGTATTCAAAATCCGTTTAAAATACGCACATACGGATCATATACAAACCTCGGGACTGTATATGTTACCACCGATATTACTGTCTACAACTACCTATCTTAACACATAACAATTTGGAAGGTATATGATTAATCGTGGAGATATAGTCATTCTTGGCATTGATGATAATAGGTATACAATATACCTTATGTATGACCACCATTTGGGCGTAACTGCAACTATATGGGGTATTAAAGCTGAAGACATAGCAAACAAGATTAAACAAAATGGATTTAGGTATTGTGTGGTCATTCGTCCGCAGAAGAGTTTGACATGGCAGAAGAAGTGCGAGTTTTCTTCATATATACTTGAGCTTCTCTCCGGAAAAAAGAAGCTTACGTTTAAGGAAAGGTGCAATTTTCTGCAGTTTGTAGTTGATCTTTATAACAAGATCTTTCACGTAGAGATAGTAAAGTTTCCTATCCCTATAACGCTAAACAATGTCTTGCTTTCCAAAGATATAGATATCCTTACAATCGAAAACCAACTTGAAATCGAAAACCAAATAATGGAGGAATATTAAAGATGGCCAAAACTAAAAATCAGTCAATGTGTAAAGTACACACAAAGGAGCTGGAAGAATTAACAAATCTGTATGTCGGTCTTGATACAAAGATTGATAATTTAATTAGAACAAGCAATACACTTAACCAACAAACCACTGATTTGATATGTGCATTCAATGAATACAAAAACGAAAAGCTTGCTCTAAAGAATGGTCAGACTTTAGAGCTTACACGTGATGAAGCTATTGCTCATATATGGAATAATCTAAAAGAACTCTCAAGCAGCCTCGAAGGAGTAAAAAACATTAATTCGTCTTTTCAGCTTATGACTGCGTTTTTAAAGTCAAATAAGTCTTTACTGCTCGTCTTAACCATTATTATCAGTCTTGTTGTAATTAACGTAATTACACTTGCTGACAATCCAATTGTTAAAAGTCTAATTAACTATATATTCTAAGGAGGTACTTATGGACATAAAAGAAGCTATATCAAAGAAGTATGTCAAGATATTGCTTATATACTTTGTTTTGGCTGTTGCCGCTATAATTGTAACATTTACATTCTTTGAAGAGCTAAGCTCAATTGCAGCTGTGTTCGTCTTTACGACAATTGGACTTGGCATTATTTTCTTGTTTGATACTGTTGTTCTTAAATCGCTTGATACTATAGAGGAAATTAAAAAAGGAAATCTTGCCTATGCGATATTCTTTCTTGGTATTTGTGTTATTATTGCTGCTGCCATTATATCAGCTTAACGGACAAGCGCATGTTGATACTGCACTTAGTTATGTTGGTGTTAGGGAAAAAACTGGCAGAAACGATGGGTATTTTGTTGAAAGGTTTTTATCTTCGGTAGGGCGAAAGAAGGGCGACTCGTGGTGTGCTGCTTTTGTTTCATATTGCTTGACTGTGACTCATACTAAAGAGCCAGCTATAAGAAGTGGTCTAGCATATGATTTTACAAAAGCCAAATATGTTATTGCAGCAAGTGATGTTCTAAAATATAATCTTAAACTTCCACGTGGTACGCTTGTTATTTGGCGCAAAGGCACAACTTTGTTTGGCCATATAGGTATAGCAATTACTCAGTGGAAAGGTTCTTCTGGAAAGACTGTAGAAGGAAATACCTCTCCTGATAGTTCTGGATCACAAAGCAATGGCAATGGTGTGTATATTAAAAATAGAAAGATTAGTCCACTTAGTTACTTTTCAATAAAATACTTTACACTGGTGGCGCCAAAAGGCAATAAGAATGAAATACCAACTGATTTAAGATTAAGGCCAGGGCTTTTCAAATGAATAAATACTTTAACATATTGCTTATTATAGCTTTCATCATAGTGCTCGTGTGTGTGTATTTAAAAAATAAAGCACTCCAAGATGAAATATCCTATTGGCAGAATCAAGCTATTAAGAAAGATAGCCTTATTCAAATTGATTCTGTCAACTACGAGATAATATCTAAAGAGCGGAACCGTCTTATATCTGAGAACAACAAACTTCTGCTCCTTGCAAAGCAAAACAAGGAAGAGATTGTATATCTCTTAAACCTTAAAGCCAAGTATGAACTCGCTTTATCTAATATTCATACTAAGCCTGCAGATACAGTTGTTATTTTTGATAAGCCTGATAGCCTGGCTCGTATCTTTTCAGTTGAAGTTGATAGTACTCTTAAGATAAGCGGTGCATTCCAGACACATGAGCCATACTATATTAGCTTTAGTGAAATATTATTTAGAGCAGCTTTGAATATAATATTGTCTCAAGATAAGTATGGATATTGGCATACGCGTATATCAACAAATTCACCTTATCTTAAACTTGAAGAAGCAAGAGTGCAGGTTTTAAGCAGGGATGATAATTGGAGATTTTTCTATGGTGGTGGTTTTTCTTTATTTGAAAGGTCGCTTGGCATAGGTGGTTTATTTGGAGTGCGTAAGAGGGATTATGGTGGGAGTTTGTCATTTACATATCAGCAGCATGATGGCAGACTACTGCCTCTTTGGTTTGTAACACTATATAAATTCATGTAGGAGTTTGCTATGACTTTAGAAGATAGAATTGCTTATCTAGAAAAACAAGTATCTCAGATCTACGAAATCATAAGAAACCTCCAGGAAGGTCTGTCAACAAAGAAAATGGTCAATGATTTGGATCTATTAAGGCAAGGACAGATAGCTGATTTAGATCAGCGTCTTAGTGTTGTTGAACAGACTCTAAACGCTATACAGACACGTCTTGACTCTTTAGGCGTTTGATGAAATACATATTTACGTAGCCGTCATTTACATCAAAATGATATCCTTCCAGATATGCTTTCTTTTTTAGTTCTTCCGAGGCTAGTAAAACTTCTCTTAATAGCTTTTTATTACTGAGATATTGAGAGTATCCCATCATATTAATAGCCAATTCGGGCAGTGATATCTTTATCATTTGTTTCTTATAGAGTTTCTTATCTAAGATACGATACAGCTTTTTAGCTGGTGCATATTCGATACTTCTATAAAATGGCCAGTCTAAAGGCTTAATATTGCCCGAAGATATGGAAATCCACAGTGTATCACTCCAATGTACCTCAAGTATCTCCTTCTTTGAAAAAGCATCCTTCCTTTCAGTTACAAGCAAATCTATCAAATGAAATTTCCTGCTTTCGTAGACATTCAAAGCCTTATTGAAAAAGCAGTCAGTCTCTATAAGTATTTTAGAGAGTCTGGTAAGGCATTCGTGTATCTTTGCATAATAGTACCCTGATTTAGGCCATGAAAGTCTATCTAGAAGATCTGACATATTTTCTACAAGAACCACCTTAGAGACAAATCGTCTTTCATAGCTCAGTGAAAGCAAGGCAAGCAGTACATCTTCATCTTCGGGCAATATGCCTGGTAGAATCTTGCCAGAATGTTCTATACTATAAATTGTGACGTGTCCATAGGCAAGTCTGCCTGTAAGTTTGTTCCAGTAGCTGATATTATAAGTTCTTTTGCTTGGAATTTCATTCCCCTTCTGACCATAAAACACCAAAGGCAACTCTATGAGATTAATCTCATCAAAGCTAAAGTGATGATTAATCTTTTGAGTTATCCACATTATAAACATCCTTATTTAAACTATTAACTCTATTTAAACACCTATACCGCAGCAAAATCTTTGATTTTACCTTAAAATCAAAGGAATTCTCACTTTGAGGCACAACTTTTTACGAAAAATCAGCCTTTAATGCCGAAACATAGGTGATTTTTGACTTAACAAATGTAAGATAATTCCGACAGATAGTCAATATCTGTCCGACAAATTAACATTGCAATGTGGATAACTCAAATTAAGTTTGTCAGACAATTATTTCTTATAATGTTTCTTCTTCTTTGGTTTGTCTGACTTATGATGAATAAGCATTTTCTGAGCTTGCTCCCGTCTGTACTTTTCCTCCGCAATCATAACCTCTATCATGTCGTCCATTGCAGGCGATATTTTTTTCACTCTGCCCTCTACACCTAAAAACTTGTCTATCCATCTTCTGATGGTAAATTTAATTGCAGGCAGTAAAGTTTTTAACATATTAGTACACCTCTGTTGTTGATGTTTTTAAAGATAACAGTGATTTAATTTCACCAGCTATTGCTAAAGCTTGAGCAGAAAGACTTTCTAAATCTCCCCGTTCGGCTTTGATCAAAAAGTCATAAGGCACATCATCAAGTGCTACTTCACTCGGATGATTGGGATCCCGCTTTGGGTCGATATATTGCTTGCCATCAACGGTAGCTATAACTTTGATATATATCCCGCCATTGTTTTTAATGAAATCATACTCATTCTTAAAGCGTGTATCAGGCATAAGTATAACCTTGAGTAAATCCTTCCTCTTTGCTAAAAGATTATCAATAGACCGTTTCGCTGCTTTAATCCAATAGTCAGAATCGTACTTTCGTCTGTAATTTGTGCCCCAATATTGCAGTAGCAGTGGGTCTTTGTAATCCATACCATAATAGCACCCACTCTCATCAAGGCGTGTTTTCATCAGCTCGTGTAACACTTTGTCATTAGAGACAGTCCTATAACATGTTACAGTCTTACTGGGATGCGACCACTGAGACAATGTTGCTTGATGAGGTGCCATTTCATATATCTCTTCCTTGTCAAACAAAATGTAAGTCATATCTTCAGGGTCTTCGCTGGTTTTTCTAATTAATGGATATTCTCGCTTTTTATTGCTTACTTCTTCATATAAAGCATCTGCCCAATGCAGGATTTTACAGATACCACTAAGTTCATTTTGGATTATCTTTGCTGAATAATCCTTGCCATTGCGGGCCTTGTTGCCAAGGCCTACAAGTAGAACTCCTTTAAGTTTCATCGTCTTCTCCCTCCTCTTCTTCAAGATCTGTGGCTGGAGTGTGGCTTATGCTTTCATTATAACAAAGACTCCTGTAAACGCAATAGCTACACTGCCAGTCTCCTTGACGGTCTCCTTTTATATGTTTCTTATAAGCTGTATTAGAAAGCATACCTATTTGATTTAATAGTTTAGCTTCTTCATCAGAATATGTAAGCTTAAAATCCCTCGGCGGCGGCTGAAGTTCTTTTCTTGTAACTAAACCTTTACGCAGAAGTTGTACGGATTCATTTACATATTCAGCAAGGAGGCGGTATCGTTCAAATATGTCTTCTACATAGAAGCCGCGCTCTATTTCGTTATTTATGGCCACAAAGTGCTTGCCTGTTGCACTGTCTTCAACTAACGTGATGTCAAATTCAGTGCGGTTCATGTTGTCTCTAAGTATATAGAGAAGCTTGCCGCCAAGAAGGTTCTGGTCGTCTCTGTGTATATAGAGGTATATTACAAGCTGCAGCACATGCTCCATCTTTGGGCGTCCTTTAATAAGTCTTTTATTAGAAGCACGGCCCTCAAAATGGTCAAACAGATCACGAGCTTTGCCAGTCTCATACCCGAACTTAAGACGTCCACCATATGAAGATTTGCATTCTACAAATATGTATTTCTGCTTGTCTGTTGGCAACTGAACGACTATGTCTATTTCCCCAGATACAGAAAGGCTTTTCTCCCAAAACTTAACTGAGTTGTTTTCATATATACCAGCAAGCTTGACAAGTTCAACAATTAGGTTTTCAAGATATTTGCCTGCTTCAAGTATATATTTTGCCTTTATAGAACGAGGATTAGATTCCGGGAATTTAAGCAGTCTATACCATGATTTACGCAAGCATCCGCCTACAACATATTTGTATCCGCTTGGTGTTGTATATATAACAGAAGCCTCTGACGGATAGAGGCTGGTTCTTCGCTCTCCTGTAAAACGCTCTCTGGCTAAGGCATCGTCTAGAAGATCCCATAGCCTAAAGGATGAAAGTGCATTATAATCCATAGATTACCCCATAAAAGTTAATGCTGTTTATAGCTTCGTTGGAAAGTTGCTTATAAAGCTGTTGAAAGGTCAAATCCTATAGAATTAAGCCCTGAGTTATCTTTTAAGATACCCTGACGATATTCTTTGATTGTGGTTACTAAATCCTCTGTTGATATTGGCTCTGGATAATATATAGGATTCTTTAAGATTTGTTTCTTTTCTTCAATTGAAGCTTCATCAAATTTAATATCCTGGAGTATTTTTATGTGCTCCGAAATCTTCTTTGAGACTATAGTATTTACAATTTCTGGAAGGTCTGCTCCGCATATAGACTTGCGTTCCAGAGCTTTACTTACCATATTCCAATTAATATCTCCAAGCTGAAGCTTCGTAAGATTTCTCTTTTTGATGTAAAGCTTAAGTCCATCAACCTTTGCTTCTGTAGTCAGATCTTTAAAGTAGATTATCTTATCGAAACGGCCAGCTCTAATAGCTGCTGTGTCTATGCCTTCAAGATAATTTGTAGCCCCAATGACTGTAATGTTTTCAATGTTATTGTATCCTCCAGACATCCACTCGAGAAATACATTCACTCTTTTTGCAGAGGTCTCATGGATTTGATTTTCACGATTGGGAATCATAGCATCAATCTCATCGATAAATATTATCACGTGACGCTTCTTTGATTCCGCTTCTGCAGCTTTGAAAAACATTCGCAGTGATTCAATTGGAGCATCGACCCATTTGTTAGCTATGTCTATATAGCTTAGACTCATAAGTGTTACTCTGTCGATAAGCCTTCTGCCTAAAGCTCTTACTGCAGCTGTTTTGCCTGTTCCTGGAGGGCCTACAAGTAAAATGCCTTTAGGCACTTTGGTATTCCATAACATGTAAATGCTTCTGTATAATATCGACTCAGCAAATCTTTTAAGTTCAGATATTGCTTCGTCCTGACCGACGATCTCATCTAAATCAAGATCGCCAAGCTCCATTTGTGCGTCTTTGGCAGTGAACTCTTCTTGTTGTTTTTGATTTTCCCCTCGCAGATATTCATCGAGGAAATACTTTCTTTCCTTAGGAAGTTTTTTTACCTGCATGTTAAATCCAGAATTTGTCATTTGATTATCGTTTTTATTTGTATATTGCCCTGCCAAGGAGTGGGGTGATGTCATCTCTGCTAAAACCGCGTATTTTTAAATGATTTTTATAATCTTTATAGTTAATTTGTTCCCACTTTGGTCTTACAAAATCGTAGAACTCGCTTAGTTCTACGGGAAGTTCAGATGGCTCTTCCTCAAGTGGGATTTCATGTGTGTTAATTAGATTTTCTTTTCTAAATGCTGCTGTAAGTTCATTACGAACTCTTGCAGTAGTATACCTAATGATAAATCCTGCTGCTGTGGCGGTTATTTTGGGTAGACTATGCAGATATCTTATGACTCTGTATAAAGCAAAATATATCTGTCCGTCAAGTCCCACTGTTTTGTCATATCTGTTTAGAAATTCAAGATAGTCAAAAACCTCATCTTCTGCAATACTGTAACGACCATTATAGAATAAAATCTTTACCTGATATGGTGTAAAGAACTCATAGTAGTTCCTAAACATCAGCAGCTGATAGATAAAATCAATCAGCTCTGGATGCCTTTCCCACAGCAATGCTGTCAGCATTTCAGGATTGAGCTTATTGATATACTGTCTTATAAACTTATCGACTTTTCCATATATTATGTTTATTCTTACGCGGCTTATCGTGTGACATCTATCAGTTGACTTGCTCTTCGATCGCTTCACGGCCGCCTGATATGTATGCCCATAGTAAATCTTTACAAGCGTAAAATACTTTTGCAAAGAGAGCATTCTGATCGCTGATGGCTTCATCATCTGGTACCGGTGTGCTAAAGCCTACATCAGGATATTGCTCTTTTGGTATGTTTTTGACTATGTCTTTAAATAATATTTGCGGTGAGGCGAATATCTTAAAGCGCTGATCTTTCTCGTCGTAAAAATATCCTAACTCCTTGAATATACCAAACTTTTCAAGATACTGTCTTACAAAATCCATAAAGAGTTTTTGATTGTCGGTTAGTTGTGGTATTGTTTGTTCAGACATGTTATATTCTCCTATTTATTGTAGGTGTAAGTGGATTTGCGTTCCTCAACGCTTTTGTATATACCACGTAAAACTCTTTCATCAAATTTAAGCAATAATTTTCTATAATGCCTATCTAATTTACCTGCAAGACGATATTTTCTGTTGTCAATGTATCTTAACCTGATAAGCAGTTCAAGCAATGTGTTATATACAAGCGCTTCATATCTAATAAATGTTTTAATATCCAGATGAAGAAGTTTTTTATGGCCTTTGAAAAACAGTCTTACAATCCATCCTATAACTGGCAATGCTGCAAGTCTGCTTAAGAATGTGCTGTTTTGTGTGAATATAGCCTTTTTTGGATTAAGCTTGAATGTTAAACATAAGACAACCAGCAGTCTTATGAGGCTTGTCGATACTTTGTCACTTATAGGGAACAGACTATTGGCATCATGCTGAATGCAAATTCCTATTGAGCGTATATTTGATCCGTATGAATGCCATGTGATCCTGTCAAGCGGCACAATTTGCTGAATAGTGCCTTCAGAATCTATCAGAAAGTGCCATGTAACACCTGGCAGTGTCTTACCTGTAACGTCGTTATTTGATGATGTATCAAATTTAATAAGCTTACTTAGGCCCCAAGAGCCATCGCCTGTAATACCGATGGTAATTCTGTCAATTGCATCTAAAGGTCTTTGTCTCCAGTTCTTCCAATACTCACCGTCGCTGAAGGCAGTATTGTCAAAAATTATCCATCTGCACATATAAGTCGTATTAAGCACCGCCTGACTGTACTTTTCCATTTGCTCTTCTGACGGCGTTGCAATGAAATGACCTTTGCGTCTGATGCCATAATTGTCACGTTTTCTAAAACCGCCGCGTATACGACCGCCTAAACTAAGCTTATTAAGCAGTTTTAGATAGATTGTATATAATGTTATCCATATGTTCATCTATCAAACTCCTTATGTTATTGAGTGTAATGTCATCTTTGTAACTTATTCTGATAAGGTAATAACCTTTTGACTTAAGCATTGATTCTTTTTGCTTGTCGTTGTCCTCTAAGTGTTCAAATTTCTTGATGCCGGAGACTCCTTCGCCGTGAATCCAGCGATTTACTCCAAAGTGAAATTCTCCGTCATATTCTATAGCAAGCTTTAAGTCTTCTATTAAAATGTCTATGTAAAATCCTTCCATGTAAACATTGTCTTGTATGTCATAATTTGGAAAGATTTGCTTTAGTATGTAGAGAAGCTCAAGTTCCTTTTGTGAGCGTGTTGTATTCTTGTAAGGCTCTAATATTTCAGTTACTATCTGTAAATCAAAACCTGTCAGTTCTGCTATTTCTTCGAATGAACATCCTTCAAGGTATAGTTTAACTATATCATTCTTAGATCTTAAGGCAATGATATAATCCCTTCTTTTCTTGCGATTAGAATTAACATTTTCCATAGATTGTCATCCTCTATGACTTTAAGATGTGCTATGTCAACAAGATTGTCTGTGAGCTTGTTGCTTACGGCTTCTTCTATGTATATTTTTTGAGAACTTAGCACCTTGTAGATAATAAAGATTCTCTCTTTGATCTTGATTGTACCTAAATGCTGAAACTTTACACCGTTGTCTTCATAGATGCGTTCTTCTGATGTAAAGTTGTATACTTGTATCTCTGGTGTGATTATCATAGTTTACTCCATGCTGTGCAGATTTCTCTTGCCCTGCATGTGTAGCAGGAGTTCTCGTTTGGCAAGTCAAAATCGCTTTCTATTAAGTCAGCCATTTGCAAAAGCCTGTGCTTAGAAAGCTTTAGCATTTCTTCTGTTACTGGAATAAAACTTAAATTCGTATATACTGGTTTTATTCTAAACTCTAAACTGATAAATCCATTACACTTGTATGGCAGCATTATGTCCTTAAAAGTACTTGTGGCAATGTATCTACTGCCATGCTTTAGCTGTATAGTATCATCCGAGTTTACAATAAATGCTGGAAACAGTTCTCCTTCTTTGTAAAAAACAATATCTATTACATCGTGATATACGGCTTTAGTGAAAACTTTTTCTATAGGATAATCGTAGGCTGCAAGTTTAAAACCTTTTTCTTTCAGCATTGCTTCAAGTATAGCATGTATTTCGTTAATGACCATCGTGAAATTGTTAACATATCTTAATGACAAACCTGAGTAGTCTCCTTTGAATTCGTCGAGCAGACTGTTAAATATATTTTGTGTGCTTGACAGGGCTATGAACTTTTGGCGTTTGAAAGACACAGCAATAGTTCTCATGATAGTCATTTTGACTATGTGGTCTTTTTCTTTTATGCCAAGATGACGATAGTTCTTAAAGTAGTAAGGACATCGGAAGAACTCCTGGATGTCCTTACCTGAAAAGCTGTAGTTTTTAACTTCTAAGTCATTAACCATAGACTACATCTAATACCTGTTTGTAAAATGATGGCTTGGGTATCTTATCTAAAATGCTTTCTGGTTCTACTCCTTCAAGATTGAAATATCTGCTTAAGATTTCTCGGGTAGGACCTTCGGATGCAGCTACATCTTTAGCAGTTAGTTCCATAAATAATGCTTTTTCTGGGTAGAAGTAATAAAATATGTCGTTTTTGAACTTGCTGATTTTGTTCTTAGTGACAGCAAGTTTGACTATAGGAAGTTTGTTTTCCTCGGTGCGTTCGTTAATCGGCACTTGTGGATCCCAGTAATATAATGCAGTTGTATCTGGATTGGTATGCATTTCATTTAGCAAGTGGCCTATCCAGTTTGCATCATACTCCAAGGATTTGCTATACTTAATCATTTCATTTAGCTTTTGACGGCTGTTGCTTCTTTGAGTGCCTAACTCTCCTTTTCTGTATTCTATTGTAGCAAAGGTCGTTACATTTAAGTCAACCGATATGTCTTGCTTTAGCGTTCTGGCAAGTTTTGTCAGTTTAACGATTTCATCTGATGATTCGAAATCAGTAAGTTTATACATATTATCAAGGAAGTAGAGAACACGGCGGCCCGGGTATTGCTCTTGAATGTTGGTAATAACATTATATGCCGTCTGAATTGTGCTTCCTACAGTCGAGTCTTTGATAATTAGCCTTCCACGCTGAACCCAGTCTTTTACTTTCTGAATGGCCATATTTCTTACATACATAAATGCCTCATCTGATTTCATGCCATACATATCTGGAGCAGCTACTCTGTTGATATTGATATACGGATGCTCAAATGCTGCAAGTGCTGAGACAAATCTTGGGAATATCTCATCAAATGAGTCGTCTATTGTATGAAAGAATATGCATACATCGTTATATCTTTCAGGTGAGCCAATTTGATCCCAATGCGGGAAGTCTTCGTGAGCATTTAAGATACTTATTGCAAGATTTATCATGAATGAAGATTTACCAGCATTAGGTTCTCCACCTAAGATAAACAACTTTTTGTTCATTGGACCTAGGTGCTTCTTTTCGAATATTGGCATCCCGCCAAAGTATAAGAAGTTCTCTTGCGAATAGGTATCTGATCTTAAAACAAAGTCGTCTATGACATTTAGCGTATGACTGAATCCATAGAGGTCGTTGTTATATCTTGCCATTATCTCACGAATGGCATTTTGGCTTTCCTGAAAGATCAGAAGTGCATTATCTGGATCTTTTTCTAAAGCAGCGATTGCAGAACGAACTATGTTGGCACGTTCTGTTTTGATAGCTTTTTCTCTGTGGTTAATAAGCTTACTTAATTCGCTGCGCAAAGCATTAATATTTACACCACAGACCTCTGACAGCTCATTTAGCTTTTGTTCTTTTTGGATTTCGCTTGATTCATTAGCGACAAGCTTGACCATCATCTCAGCAATTTCATAGTCATTGAATTGACCAGACTGCTTGAGATAGTCCAGCTTCCATGTAAATGTTGTTACATGGCGAAGTCTTAAGAAAGCCTCCGGTCCGTATTTGACTATGTAGGAATTAGGATCTTCTCCTTCGGGCAACCATACAACGCGGCTTCTAAAGTTATTGATTCCTTCGAGAATAGAGGTTATTGCCTTAATGGTAGCAGCTTCACCTGCTTTATCGCCATCTAAGACAAAGACTATATCGTTTTCTCCAAGACGCTGCAAAGCCATTATGTGTTCTTCAGAGAATGTAGAACCGCATATAGCTATAGCTCTATAGCCTGCTTTGTCTAAAGCAATAGCATCTGTCTGGCCTTCTGTGATGTATAATGACTTAATCTTTGACTGTTTGCGTAAAGCACGGTTGATATTATATAATGTTCCGCGCATTCTAAAGACGGCATTGGATTGTGTATTTACATACTTGGAACCTATGCCATTTTCTTTGTCAAAAGCACAATTTCTTGCGGCAAAGCCGTTTACATTGCCGTTTTCGTCTATGATAGCAAAGATGAGATTGTTTTCGTTGAAGATTGTACTTGTAATACCAGCCTTAGCAATTATTTCATCGTCAAATCCTGTTGCCTTAAGCTGACTTACAAGATTTCTGTAATCGCTGCAGTATCCAACACTAAAGTCGATAAACAATTCCTCTTTTAAGCCGTGGCTGTCTATGTATTCCTTTACAGCTTGATTTACTGTATGGAAATTCTTTCTCAGCTCGCCTATAATTATGTCTTTGACCACTGCATTGACAGATCTTATATTGAGCTTTTCTAGCTCTTCAGCTGTGAGAGGCCTTATATCAACTTCAAAGCCATACATTTCTGCAAGCGGCTGAAGGTTCTTTAAGATAAAATCATAGCCAGACAGTGGTGCGCCTGTCAGAATGTGATTGGCAACGAATATATCACCTGTTCTGCCACAGCCCATGCATGCATACATAAGTTCGTCGTTAAACGAACGATATATATGCATCGATGGATTGGAATCTTCATGGTCGGGATAGATGCATTGGAACATCTTCTCCCCTTTACGTCTGATGCCGTGGCGTTTAAGAAAGTCTGGTAAATAGTTTTTAAGCAGCTTTTTTGCTTCAGCAACTGAGAGCTTTATCTTTTGCTTTTCCATAGTGGCCTGTTAGTTTACTTGTTCCATGTTTCTATCTAAGATTTCCTTTACTTTAGCTTCTATGTCTTCGATTGTAATTCCAAGTTTATCCATTAAGATTAAATATATGGCTTCTGTATTTAGAAGAGCTGTTTGTGTGCCATGATTTATTCTTTGAACTTCTTCCCGAAGAGTAATGAAGTCTTTTGCAATAGCGCGCATTAACTCTTCAAAGCCTTCTGAACTGCCTTGTTTGTTTAAGTCGTCTAAAGTGATAATCTTAGCCATTCTTTCTCCTTGTGATTGGTGGTTGTGTGTGGTCTTTTAAAGTTGAACGAACTTAATTAACTCAACAGGGTTACTTTTATGAACTACTATAATGGTTTGTTCAGAATAACCTTCTGGTATAAGCAGGCTTCTTGCAAATTGGTCTTGAGCAAGGAAAGAACCATTTCTAATTACTCGTGCCTTGCCCGCAGTGACAACCATTGTGTCATGAAAGTGCCCTGTAAGTATAACATCTACTTTATCGGAAAGTGCCAGTCCCAAGATGGAAACCTTTGATGTTGGTGTATAGAGATTCCTTTTCATCTCATGAATAGCACCAAAGTTCCATCCTTTGACATTAAAGACTATGTCAGGTTTTTCTGTGGCATATTGGATATCAACATTTTTGATATCATTGTAATTCTGCTTGGCAAATTCGATCATTTTCTCAAGCAGAATGTAAACCTGTGTATCATAATTGTCTTTAATGGGATGGAACAGTTTTTCCTGGGTGCGGCTTTGGCCGTGATTGCCTGGCACTCCATAGATGCGTATTTTGCAATGTGGAAACAGCCTTTGCAGTTTAATGATATTACGCAGAAAGCAATCCACAGAGGCCATGATTTGGGAGACAATACTTTCTTCAATCATGGCCTTCTGGAAACTAAATATGCTGCCGTCTCCTTCGAGTAAGTCTCCGCCAAAAACTACAACAACTTCATCGAAAGCTTGTTCTCCTAAGAACTTAATTGTAAGAATCGCATTGTCGAATAAACTATCGACTAAAGTTCGTGCTTTTTCTATATCAAAGATGATTGTGCCGTTCTTCTCAAATACTTTGCCGAAATGCACATCAAATATGTTTATTATTAAAGCACGCTTATCTATATCGGTTTCGGAGTAGTTTTTTGGCGGTCTGCCTCGTCTTTTCTTTGCTTGTATTTGCAACTCTTCGCTAAGGCTTTCTATGGACTCCAGTATAGCACTCTTGATGTGGTGTTTTAAGAGTGCTCTTTCTTTATAGCCAAGGTTTTTGGCTTTCTCGTCCAGTAAATTTATAAGCCTTATGTCGTTGCCATTTACAGAGAATTTCTGCCTTAGAGCTTTTCTCATTCTTCTGCCTCGACTTGTGTGTGTGTAAATTTCTATCGCACACGAGCTACTATGTAGCCTTCATCTGTGCGGATTTTAAGTATGAGCGGATCATAACTGTCTGTCTCCATGACTTTGTGTAATACTTTATCGAAATCTCTTCTTAGTTGATCTATAGAGATTATCATCTCTCTTGGAAATTGTGTCTTTCTTGTACCTGATGACAATACTTTCAAATCTTCAACTGCATAGCTATCCTTGAACCGTCTGTACTTGATGCCTATAAGCTTATTGTAATAGTGAAGCTTGAATTTGTCTGCTTTTAGTTTTTCATACACATTGTTAAATACAAATAATGTGATAGGATCTTGCTGATAAATGCTCCTAAAAAGCAGTGTTAGACCACGACCATTCTTGAATTTCTTGTGTGATACTATGAATCCTACAGTACAGAGATATCTTTTATCTTTGTCAGATAGAAATTCTTCTATCTCTTTGCGATATACATCCCCCAACGTTGATGTAAACCACATGTTGGTTACTTCGTATTCAAAATCTAGACGTTTCTCAATAGGATAATCAAACTCAAGCGGTACATCGAGTATTTCATCGTGCTTTGGTATTCTAAAAAGGTAGTCTTTTTCTCTAAGTAGATGTACAGCTTCGCTTAGATATTCTATAAACGAAAGATCATTTTCTACATGTAATAGCTGTGCGCGTGTTAAGAACCGCTCTAAACACCCAGCCTTTGCCAATGCTGTTAGGCTATTTGTCTTGATGCCAGTTCTTATAATTAAATCACTTAAAGACTTAAAAGGTCCACCTTTTTGTCTTTGCTCGAGCAGAACTTGAGCATCTGAACCTAGACCTTTAATGCCGCTTAGTCCAAACCTAATTCTATTGTGGCCTACAACTGTAAATTCAGTTTCCGATTCGTTAACATCGGGCGGATAAACTTCTATACCAAAATTGCGTGCTTCATATATGAACTCTGTCATCTTTTGGAGGTCATTGCTTTCAAATATCAAGTTAGCTGCATAGAACTCATCTGTGTAATGTGCTTTAAGATACGCAGTCTTTGCTGTGATAATTGAGTAAGATACAGCATGACTTAAATTGAAAGCATAAGCACTGAATGATTCCATTTCATTCCACAGCTGATCTATTTCCTCCTCCGTCATGCCAATCTGCATAGCTTTATCTCTAAAGCGTTCCTTTTCCTTTACCATCTTTGCTTTCTGCTTTTTGGCAACGATCTTACGAAACTCATCTGCCTCCTGGTCACTATAGCCTGCTATAAGCTGAACTGTTTTTTGGATTTGCTCTTGGTAGATAAAATATCCGTATGTACTTTGTAAAACGCTTTTCAAGACTGGGAATCGTTCAGCTTGCGGAATTATATCAGGCTTTTGATTATTGCGGATTTTGAGTATACTGAACAGAAAATCCATCGGGCCTGGTCTAAAGCCTGCTGAGATGAGTACTATGTCAGAAAACTGCTTTGGCTTAAATTGCTTGATAAACTTTGTTATGCTATCACCTTCAAACTGAAATATTCCAAGCAGATTGCCTGATGATATTAGTTCATATGACTCAGAGTCGTTGATTGGTATATCTTCTAGTGAAAGCTTGATACCATGGTTTTTCTCTATAAGTTTTAATGTTTTCTCTATAACAGACAATGTCTTAAGGGCCAGCATATCGACTTTGAGAAATCCCAAAGCTTCCACTTCATTCATATCACATTCGGTAATGATTTCACCTTCGCTTTCCCAGATGGGAATTGTCTCATAAAGCGGCTCGTTTGATATAATTATACCTGCAGCATGTGTAGAGCGCGATGATATCAAGCCCTCCATTTTGCGAGCAAGATCGATAACTCTCTTAGCATTACTGTCTTTCTCATAGATGGTCTTGAAATCTTCATTCAAAGAAAGAAGACTGTCTATGGTCCAATTTGTTCCCTGCACAGGATCAGGAACCATATTTGCGAGCTTGTCAATAAAGTCAAATTCATATCCTAAAGCCTTGCCAACATATCTGATTGCTGACTTAGCATACATCCTATTGAATGTCCCTATCCTTGCAACATGAGAAGGACCATATTTATTCTTGATGTAAGAAACAACCTCATCACGTTTATCTTTGTCGAAATCTATGTCTATATCTGGAGATGTGCCACCTATATATTTTGGCAGACCAGTTGGCTTCTCATCCGTAATTCCTATAAGATAAGCTATAGTAGAATTTTGGTCGTTGGTAACCTTGATGCCTTTCTTTTTTAATGCAAGAAAGTAACCTTCCATGTTGTATATTTCAACAGCACCTATTTCTTTCCTAAAAGCTGCATAGTCTATCTCACTGAGTCTGCTGCTGCTTAGACAAAGTTCTCTTAGTGTTCCCATAGTAATGTTCCGTAGTTTGACTGCGTCTGTTGGCTAATTCAGATATGGGCAAGTTTGAAAGTGATATATGTGATACTGACATGAGTGCAAATATCCATGTAAAGATGGAGTTGTCTTTATAGCCCGTAAATATATATTTTAACTCTGGGTTGTTGCCTGTAAGCCTGATTGCATTTGACATTGTTCAGCCTCATATATTTCATATGGATATTCTTTGAAGCTAATAACTGGTTTGGCAGCTCTGCCTTTATTTAGAAATCTTGCAAATGACAAATCGTAATCCAGTGGGTTGACATCTGTAATACCTAAGGCATATGAGATAAGACATCCAGCTGCGCTTCCACGTCCTGGCCCTACGAGGATTCCATTGCTTTTGGCCCACAAGACATAATCTTGCACTATCAAAAAGTATCCAGCATATCCAGTCTGCTCAATTGTCTTAAGCTCCATCTCGATGCGATCATATATCTTCTTGTCTATGCTCTTGCCAAACCTTCTTCGCAAACCTTCAAAGACCAGCTTACGTAAAACAACATCCTCCTTGTCGGAAGGATAAAGCTGCGGAAGCCTATTTTTGCCCATCTCTATATTGACATTACAACGTTCGGCTATTTCAAGAGTGTTATCTATGGCTTCCTTAAAACCCGAAAATCTTTCGAGCATATCTTTATAGCTGTATAAATGATATCCATTGCCTGGATATTTAATGTTTTGCATTTTTGGATCACTAAGTGTAATATTATCTCTTATAGCAAGCATGATATCGTGGGCCAGCACATCTTCTTTTTCGATGAAATGAGTATCTGATGTAGCTACCAGCTTAATACCATACTTCTTTGCCAAAGAAGGAAGACTATCAAGAAGTATTGAGTCTTCTATCGTATTGTGATTTTGAATTTCAATGTAAAAACGATCACCAAAGATTTTCTTATGCCACGAGATAATCTCTTCTGGATCTTCCAAGACATTTTCCTGATGATTGCATTCTATATTGCTAAAATCCCCATCCTGGTTGAAACTTTTCTCAATGCCATGCTTCTTTAAAATAGCCGAAGCCAAAGCACCACCTGCACAGCCAGAAAGACATATTAAGCCTTCGTTATACATTCTGAGAAGTTCACGATCTATTCTGGGCTTGTAATAAAAATGGTCTTTGTTGTAGCTTAAACTTACAAGCTTAATCAAATTACGCCAGCCTTGGTTATTCATAGCAAGCAGTGTAATATGTGTATATTTGTCTACACCTGGCTGTTTGTCAAACCTCGAACGAGTTGCCATATAGGCCTCTACGCCAGCAATAGGTTTAATACCATACTCCTTGGCATATTTAAATAATGATATAACACCGCCAAGTGTTCCATGATCTGTAAGAGCTATTGCTGGAAGACCATAGGCTTTTGTTTTATCCATAAGCTCATCTATCTTGCAAATACCGTCTCTTATAGAAAATATCGAGTGCAGATGAAGCGGGGCATACATTGCAGGTTCTCCTTATGTTGAAGATGTTCAAGAATACTCTAATGCATATCGACCATTTTTAATTGAAACTGATGCAGCATTATGATCGATAATGATCAGTATATACTTTATCTCATTGACATTAACAACCAATCCATAGTCCATAGCAGTATCGCCAAGCTCGCCTTTGACATATATTTTACCTATAAGGCGGTTAATGCTGCCTAAGCGTTTTCTTAATTTCCTAAAGAAAGTAAACCTTCCGATAGTAAGCTTTTTGTATAATGACCATTTATGAAATGGCACAACACGGATAGTATTGACATTGCCTTTGCCCAAATTCATAACATCGTCTTTTGAGATAAAGCATAACGAAAGTTCATTTGCTTTATTGGCTATAATGCAAAGAAGCAGTTGCTCGAGTGAACTTTCAGAGTCTTTGTTCTCTATGTCTTCAGAGTCGAGTAATTCATCAAATGTCATTTTAGTTCTCCTTGAATGCTTGTGTGTAACATGTTGCTGTAGAGGATCTTTAGTTTTTTAAGTACTTTGAGAGTGCCTGTTTTTGAACTTTGAAGTTCAATACCTGCATAAGTTATATCGTCTTCTACTGTATAGAAAGAATTACCATGCAGCAAATCTTCGTCAAAATCTGAACGGTCCAGTTCTGTGTGATATTTATAAAGCAGAATGGAATGCAGAACCCTAAAACTTGTTGCAAGAACGACTTTTGGCTTGATGATATCTATATATCCATCAAAGATCCACATTATTTGTGGAATGATATGTTCAGCAAAGAAGTCCGATGAAGTTACATGAAATGGGCACAACGCACAGCAGAAACTGTCTTCTCTTATATCAATACCGAGCTTATTTTTGAAGTAATATCTGTTGTTCTCAAAGAGATATCCTACATGTTCTTTATTGCGTTTTGCCCAAAAAATCTCTTCACTTGAAGGCGAGAACTTTACTATCATCAGCTTTGAGTTTGGATTACCATTATACAAAATAAAATGCTTATCTGTCAGTTTAATTGGCCCATCGTTGTCTATATCACTATATATATCTTTAATTGCAGGTATTAGAGACTCTAAAGCTTCGAATTTGTTATGCATGGTATGTCTCCTCAAATTAAAAGGATAGCCACCATCAAAGATGACTATCCTACCTCAGAGTGTGTGTGTGTGTGATTTGCACTGGTCTTTTGCTATTCTGCCTGTGATAGTGCTTGTGTGGTTAGTTCTTCAGTGCAAAATACTTTTTCTACTTCAGATTCTATAGCTTGTAAGAGTTCTGGCTTCTCTTTCAGAGTCAATCGGCAGTTCTCCAAGCCTTGACCTATTTTCTCATCGCCAAAAGAAAGCCAACTACCGGATTTCTTAACTATATCTGCCTGTATAGCCAAGTTGAGAATATCCATCTCTCTTGAAAAACCTTCTCCCGGGTAGAGAAATAGATTAGCAAAGAGATAAGGCTTAGCAGTTTTATTCTTTGTTGCTGTAACACGTACTTCTTCGCCGATATACTGATCACCACGTTGGATCTTACCGCCTTTTGTCTTAGAAAGCTCTAAAGCTACATGAGCATAAAACTTCATAGCATTGCCGCCTGTAAAAGTCTTAGAACCAACCATTGAAGCCAGATTAGCTCTCAGCTGGTTGATGTAGATAATGGATATTCTGTTTTTTCTTGCAAGAGCAGTTACCTTACTGAAATGCCCCGACAATAGCCTTGCAACGCTTGCTATGCCGGGACTTTCTTCAGCATATTTATCCTGCTGATCTACTGTCGATAAAGCGGCTACCGAGTCTAAAACTATCAGGTTAACAGAGTTGTTTTCTACCAGCGCCTGAATGATATTTAACGCCTCTTCGGCGGATTCTGGTACACTGACAGTGAAACTCTTATCTTTACAATCTACCTTAATACCATAAGCTTTTTCTACATATGCGCTATCAAAAGAACCTTCTCGATCAATCCAGTGGACAGCACCTCCTGCTTTAAGCACGTGAGATGCTATTACATAAGCTAAAGCTGATTTTCCAAGAGATTCATATCCATATAGATTTACTATACAGCCAAGTGGAAAACCTGCTTTTTCGCCGTAGTGATATCCAGATAGCACAAAGTTCAAGGAAGGAAGACTTAGCTTTAGGCGTTCTGTCTTTAAAAGACCATCTTGAGGATCGATAAAGATATTCTTTCTTTTGTAATAAGCAGCAAGAGAAGCCTCAGCTAAATCTATCTTCTTTGGATCAAAAGTTAATTTCTTCTCTTCCATGTATATACTCCTAAAATGTGCGCTCGTGTGTGTGTTAAAAAATCCCCCTTGTTTTTTTATATATAAATAACTATCAATATGTTTTAACAATTAAAAAAAAATAAAATGTGGTGTAAGATTGCTCCTACACCACTCTGAGGATGACCACCACACACACCTCACAAGGCAGACTTTTCAAGAAATAGCTAGTAGTTATGCAGCCTTTGGTGTTATGATGGTTCTGTACTCATACTTTGACAAACTCTAGTGAGACCTACACTAGAGGTGCTCGGACCTCATGTCGCCCCTTGAAGGCCCATCGTTACACCAGGTCCATCGAGAGCTAAACAATGTTTAGCTCTCAGGTCTCAAAGACTAGACTTTCGTCTAGCTATAAACTTTAATAAACTGATTTTTTTTCTATAAATAGTAATATTTCGTAATAAGCTAACTCTAGATTGATCCTATGAAATGGATTTTATCCAGAGCTAGCTTTACGAAATATTACTTGTCTTTAAAACTTTGGCATATAGGTGGTATTAACAATTGTCTTTATACAATACAATGTACCATTACAATGTATTAAACACTTGTGAACAATAAGTGCCAGAAGAGAAATTCTGTTTAAGAACAAACCACCTGTTTCAAAACATAGCCTTCCGACTATGTTTAACTCACAGATTGATTAAAACTTTAGGCTCGGAGAGCCTTAAGCCTTCAAGCATGTTGTGCTACAAAGTAATACAACTCGAAGATAAAGCTTGTCTTTCGACAAGTAAAGCTAAAACTAAAACTTTGGTTCGGTCAACCGAACCAAAGCCCATTCGCCGATCCGGCTGAGTTGGGCTTCTCACGCGTAACAATAACAACGTTTTGTTACGCGATATACATAGACCTTATCTTTCGATAAGCCAAAACTTCATATTAGCAAAGAGAAGAACTTTGCCTTAAACCTTATCCACACAAAAACCTTTTCTTCTACTTATCGAAGTCGTCACTAAAGTCAGCATATCAATATAGTCCTTCGATAAGCACCAAAGATATGATTTAGCTAAAAGCATATCTAGATAGATAATCTATATAGCTAATAGCTATCATCAAAGATTATCTAATCTAGATATGCTTAGCTATATTGATATCCATATCATATAGATATGTATAGCAAGTATATCATCTAGTATAGATATGCTATATCCCATGTGGATCTATCTAGCTATATGATATCTATATAGATAGTCTATCTATGATATGCTTATCTATATAGATATATATATCTAGGAAATCTCTCATCCACAGCCTGTGGTTTCTCCGCATGTTGGACAGGTCATGCAAGAGCCACTTTGGATAAGCGGACCTCCACAGTTACGGCAGAATATACCTGTCTGCTTAGGAAGACTTGTCTGCTTTGATTGTTCGAGCTTTTGTTCTTCCGGCGTCAAAGGTATAGTTTGATCTTTGCCGTCAAGAAATGTTAGCTTTAAGTATTTAGCTATGTAGTCGATAATGCTGTATGCTATTCTAATATCAGGATTATCTGTAAATCCAGCTGGTTCAAATCTCGTATACATGAACTTGTCTATCAAATATTCCAAAGAAACACCATACTGTAAAGCTATTGAAAACATAGTAGCCCAACTGTCTGCAAATCCTGATATGGTTGAACCTTCTTTATTAACCTTAATGAATACTTCACCTGGTTGACCATTTTCATAAAGACCAATTGTCATAAATCCATCTACACCATTAATAGTGAATTTATGTGTAATTGAAGGTCTTGTTGCTGGAAGTTTCTTTCTTACTGGCTTTGGTCTTCCATTTTGAAGAACAGCGTTGTCTTTATTTTCCAAAGAGGTAGTTACAGGCTGACTGCCTTTTGAACCATCTCTGTATATTGCAATTGCTTTTAGCTGTTCTTTCCAGGCAAGCGTATATATATTCTTTACATCTTCAACGGTTGCTGAATTTGGCATATTAACCGTTTTAGATATTGCCCCAGAAATAAATGGCTGAACAGCTGCCATCATTTTTACGTGACTTACAGCATCAATAGTATTTGTTTTCGACAAAGCAGTAGCAAATACCGATCGATGTTCTGGATTTATGGCTTCTATAAAAGCATCTTCTCCCCGGCTGTTAAGTATTTGATCTAAAGCTTCTATTTGTTCTGCACTATAACCTAAGACTTGTAGAGCTTTTCTTACTGATGGAATTACAAGCTTTAATAGTCCCCCGCCAACAATTGTCTTGTAGGAAATGAGTGCTATAGGAGGTTCTATACCTGTTGTCTCGCAATCCATCATAAAACTAATTGTTCCAGTTGGAGCTATTACAGTTGTTTGTGCATTTCTGACAACAAAGTTGTTCTGCTCTAAAATCCTCCATTGTTCTTCTACTTTTAATGCTAAATTCCAAAGCTCTTTGTTTTCGCTTTCTGCAAGACTGTAACGCTCTACAAGTTTATCAAAATGTTCTTTGTGTTTAAATAAAATGTTCTTTACATACTGAGCATTCTTTTCAAATTCCGGGAAAGATCCAAGTTTTGAAGCAAGGATAGAAGATTGAGCATATGCACCAATTGTCATCAGCGCCGAAATAAGCGATGCGTATAGCCTTGCCTGTTCAGAACCATATGCCAGACCTTTTCTTAGAAGCAATGCTCCAAGATCTGTAAAACCAAGTCCAATGGTTCTGAATTTCTTTGTAGCTTCAGCAATTTCTGTTGTTGGATAGTATGCTCTGTCGATCCATATATCTAAAGCTGTTGAGACTAGGTGCACAGCTTTTGTAAAAGCTTCAGCATCAAAGTTATTATTTGCATCGAGAAATTCAGTAAGTTTAAGCGATCCTAAATTACAGCTTGTATTGTCTATAAACATATACTCGCTGCAAGGATTAGAACCGTTAATTCTATCACTTGCTGGACATGTATGCCATTTGTTTATTGTGGTGTCAAATTGCATTCCTGGATCGCCGCATGTCCAGGCGGATTTGCATATAATATCAAACAAGTAACGAGCTTTATACCCATTGATAATCTTAAAATATTTTCCTTGTGTTAATAGGTAGTTTTCATCATTGTATTTTACAATTGTGCCTTGTGGTATAGTTTTTACAGACTGGGTTTCAGCTTGATTAATATCTCGCGGATATCGCTCAATTGTAACCCAAAGGTCATCAGCTTCCACTGCTCTCATAAATGCGTCTGTAACTCTTACAGACTGATTACTATTTTGGAAGAATACACTTCCGTAAGCCCCTTTTGGATCATCAAAACTTGATGAATATCCATTGGCTATAAGCGTTAAGGCTTTCTTCTCTTCTTCAGATTTTTGAAGTATAAAGTCTTCTATATCGCCGTGGTCTACATTCAAAATACGCATCTGTGCAGCACGTCTTGTCTTACCGCCAGATTTAGTTACTCCAGCAGCTACATCTGCAACTTTCATAAATGAGCATGGACCACTTGAATATCCGCCGCCTGATATTCTTTCTTTACTTGAACGTAAAGCACTATAGTTTATACCTGAACCTGAACCTGCTCTATAGATTTCCATTTCAGAGACAATGGATTTTTCTATAGACTCCATTGTATCTTCTATGCCGATAATGAAGCAAGCAGATACTTGCGGCTTTGAGTATGGATTACCTATGTTAAACCATACTGGAGAATTAAAGCTGAATGCTTGTTTATATATCAATCTTTTAAGTTCTTCAATGTATATTTGCAAATCTTCAGACAGTGTTTTATTCATGAAATCTTTGTATGATTTCATGTTTTTGCCATGAACTGTCTGAATAGTTTTAACCGATTTGGCTATTTGTTTATCTTCATCAGTGAAGTATCCATCTAAAGCTCCCCAGAGTGCATTGGTGTATATCACTCTATTTACTAAAGACTTAAAAGACTGTTCTTCTTTTTGGTTATTAATTAACTTGCCGTAAAAGTATTTACTGGCAACTATGTTAACAGCTTGCTGACTAAAGTGTGCTGGAAATTCAACTCCTTCCTGGCGGAAATTAGAGCCCTCGATTTCCGCATTAAAGGTTTTCCAGAGAACACTATCGTCAGCAAGTGGAAAGTCTCGTGTAAAATATCTATCAAAGCGAATTCCCATATGACTCCCTTGTTTGGTTATTATTCAACGGTTATTCCGGTGCCTAAGATTTTAAGTTCTGTATTAAGGCTGTATGTGATGGTAATTACAGTACTGAGCTTTGTCTTTAGAGCTTTAACTATATCTGACCAGAAGGTAAATAGAAGCTCTAAAGCTTTTTTTGTAACAGACTTCTCGATGGCGGCCATTTTTGAATATACTTCCGCGAAGTAGAGTGATCCCTTATTAGAAATTGCTTCTACCTTGTGATTATGCATTTCAGTTGTTTCTTCAAGTTCGACTGCACGCATGTTAAATCTGATAAAGGATTCAATTTGAGAAGCTTCATCCAGCCTTCTCTGTATTAGCACAAGGTATTCTCTCGCAAGATTGATTGTATCAATTTGCGGAACTACAATGTCAAAGTATTTTTGCCATTCATCCAATGTCTTATTGTTAATTCTGATATCTGGATAACCTTTATTGAACATCTCAGAGATCTGGCTGATAATACTATCAACGCTTATCTCTGAAATTTGCTCTTTCATCCTATCAGAATTAAGCAGCTGACTGGATTTAGATTTTCTTGGTTGTTTATTTTCCATATTAATCACTCTTAATTTCTATTGAAGATAAACCAAACATCCATTTAATTAGTATTGCCATGATAAAATCACTATAGGTAATAGACGGTTTAAGTAAGCTGTAAGGCTTATCATTAGGTCTAATTTCTACCAGCAAATTATCATCCTTGTAGACGTGGTACGTTTTACCATTTTTATCCTTGTTGATTATATATTCTACGAGCTTTTTAATGTCTGCATCTTCAAATTTGTTTAATATTTCAGTGTCGAATGTTTTTTCTTGAAGGATTGATAATTGCTTGAATATTTCAAGTATATCATCTTGGCTTAAAGTATTTTGCGGTCTGCTGATAAGCATTACTCTTTCACGAGTATCTTGAAGTTCTTGAGGCGAAAAACCAAACAGCTTTTCAAAGTTTTCTTCAAAGGCTGTTTTAGATTTGGCTTTGGTGAATATACAGACTATGTCGTATTTTAAGTCAAGAGGGCTGAAGTTTTCTTTGTTGGTTTCATCAAGTTTTGAGATATCAATAAACTCATAGACAACCTTAAGATATTTAAGCATATTTTGCAAAAGCAAGATATCACTTCGGCCCATCTTGTGATGGTAAAGTCTTACCATATTGTTCCTCACTATTTAATTAGGCGTGCTGCGAAATGAAGCTTAAGATGGCATTAAGTGCTTTATTGAATAGCTGTCTATCAACATCCAAAATGCTTTTCCTTTGCGGAACATGTGTTAATACAACGCGAACTTCATCCAGCATTTGCTTAAATATGTCATCTAAGTCATTCCTTTTTCTTACTATCTTTGAAAGAACATCCTTAATATTACCATCGTCTACTTTCAAAACTGTTTCATTTTTCACAAATATTTCATTAACGAATTCTGCTGGCAAATCGCTGATGCATATCTTTGCAGTCAGCATGCTATTCCCCCAAAAGTCATCAATCTTATGCAACCTTAAAGCACATTCAGATGGTCTTTCTGTGATTATGGCATGGAGTATAATAAGCAGACGGCCTAAGTTGGATGTATCACCAGCCAGCGGTAAGCATCCTAGATAGAAAGAATTACTGCTGTCTGTATTGTCTATTGCTTCAATTGCTACTCTTGGTTTCCCGTTAAACTCTACATACTTTGACACAAGGGTAATGTCAGTACTTTCCTTAAGTGCTTCATATGACTTCTGTGCTTCTGGATTTGTAGCATCTGCTAAGATTATTTTTAGATCAAATGTATTTGTAGACTCATTAAGGGTAAGTTCTGGTTGATATCGGCTTTTTGAGTATAGATTTACGAAACTTGCGATATTTTTATTCATCATTTTTCATATCTCCCACTCTACTAATAAGCTCTGTAAATACATCTGCTGTAACAAAGTAAATATTGTTATTGCTTACAAAGAAATAAGTTGAGCTAATAACTATAGCTGGCTCATCTAATTTGCTGAATATGCTTTTAAGCTCTGCATATCTGAAGTTGCCTACAAGCTCAAATTCACCATTGCTATCACGCTTATACACATTAGAAAAGCCATTGCTGTCTAATTTATCTATCAGATATACAGGTATATCTTCTATTGGCTCGGAAGATAACTGTTCAAGTGCGTCATCTTCCAAAAGTGCAATCTCGGAGGTTAGGTTAATCATGGCACTACTTCACTATGCTACTTTGCTTTCTATGTTTTTCTTAAGAGCGCTGTCGAAGTTTAAGTGAATAGCTTTCTCTAAAGCTATCTTAAAGATTTCAAGCTCTCCTTCTGAAAGATAAATAGATATCTGTTCCTGGACATCATTACTATCCTTCTGAGTAAACAAGAATCCATAAGTGCCTTCTTGAGTCCCGCAGCTAACAAGTAAGGTTTTGTATATCTTCTTGGCTCGATTGGGATGAACAAGTTTTGCTATCTCCTGCTTAGCAGACCAGCCGTTTTTGTCTATTTTCTTAAAGCCAGCAAGCAAGATAGCCACATCTCCGAGTGAAAGACCAAATACAAGTCTTTTATCCCAAAGGTATGAATTTTGACCTGGTGCATTTTTTACGCTATTGTCCGGAGAACCTGGAACAAAAGTTAAGAATATACTAAGTTCATGATTGTCATCAGGTTCACGAACATCAACTGTCATAAAAGATTGTGTTCTAAAGAAACTAATCATTGCTATTACTCCTTGTTTTATTTTTCTTTATTTTCATTGAAAAAGCTATGTCTGTAAAGATCTGCTTTAGTAGCTGGAAAGTACATTTCGGTAAATACGCCAGCTAGTTCTTTTTCATTTAAGTCTAATGCATTAAATATGGCTTTGCAGTTGTCGCAGTAGATTTTTGAATTTGCCATTCCGGGACTTATCTTAGAGAAATCCTTGCCTCCGCAGAATGGACACGTACCATCGACTATACGTTTTGGTACATATTTTGGCTTATCTTCCATAGTTATTCTCCATTTATACTCCGATTATTCCTTGCAATTTATTTAAGTAGTTATAAGCATGGTTATTGACCTTAAGAACATTCTTATAACCGTTGATGACATGCTTAGACGGCGGAGTACCTCTTTTAATACCTGAAATGATGTGCTTAAAGACTTTTTCGTAGTACTCTTTGGCAACGTTGAGCTTCTCATTGACAACATATCCTAAGATACTTTGTCTTGTATAATAAGGCATAATATGACATTTGCGCCTGTTTACTTTAAAGTTGTGACTTTCAATTATGCTGATTATTTCATTCTTCTCATTTTTGGTAATTACATCACCTGAGAATATCAGATTGTCCCCATAGCTCGTATATGTAAGGTTTTTTGAATTTGCATAAGCTTCTAACTCAACATCAAGGTTATACCTTACAATATTAGCAAACAATGGAGATGTCAGAAATCCTTGAGGCATAATTCTTTTATTATCCCAAGGAAATGTAAGGAAATGCGCTATGGCGCCAATGTCTATGCCAGCTATATCAGTTATTCCATTATTAAGAAATGTCTCTACAAGTATTATGTCATCAATTTGGTCGAAGTAGTTCTTTAGGTCTAAATCCATGACTACTTTTTTACCTACGTGCAGCGCGGCACATTCAGTTCTTGAACGGCCGCGCCTCCATCCGTAGGCACTATCATGTATTTTAAGCTTATAGTTCTCAAGCAAAGACAGCAGCAGCTTTTGAGCTGTTCTGTAAGTGCTATTTGGATTTATAATCCTTCGGGTCTTATGCTTGGTTTTGACGTGAAGAATATCAACAAATCTGCGTTGATCTTCGTTGATATACATTATCAGGTCTTTAAGTATCATGTTACACTTGCTGCTATGTTTTGCATCGCTTGTGATGACATATTTGAAAGAATGCTTTGCAGGGTTGTCTTTGGCTGACTGTTTAACTGAGCTAGTCTTTGTTTTTCTGCTTCACTTGTAAGAAAGACAGGTTCATTAATCTTAAATCTTCTTGTTTCACCAAACCTATTGAAGTAATAAACATCATACTCAAGCAAAGAACCAAGATAATCCATTGGCATTTGAGCAATACTCATCAGATTTACAAATTCCATCTTTGAAAGATTATCAATAAATGAGCCTTTTAAACCATACGTATAAAATATTTCTCTTAGATCAAACATTATCAAATATAGAATATTGAGTATCATGTTTGCAGCGGTTCTATTTATAGCTATACTTTGTGGTTTAGAGACAGCATTTTCTGCACATGATACTCTTGCAAGCTCTTCAGCTTCACGAAGCAGGCTTTCCTCTGTAAACAGTTCTGGCCATATAGTCTTCATACTTCTTGGTAATCCCAATTTTGGTCCTGTAAGTATGATCTGCCCTTCCTTCTCGTCATTACCTGATGAAATTAGTAATACGTAGCTGCTATCATAAACACTTTCTATAAGACTGATAATACTATTACGCACTGTAAGATTATCAGTCGCATCAATTATTACCATAAAATCGCCATATGAATATCCAATGTCAAGCTCATTGCGTGAGGAGTCGACAAAGTTAATGTCTTCAAACTTACAGACATGGGCCGATATTGGGAAACCTGATGCTATACTATAACGTTCTGCTAATACTTCTGCTTTTGGTTTGCCTATATCATTATAGATAAAATTCTGTCTTAGTATGTTCTTTTCTTCAACAATGTCTGGATCAACAATGTGTAAAAAGCAACTCATAGGAGGATTTGTTTGATCCTGCGTCTTTAAGAAGCTGTTGATCATCTGCACAAGACCGGGAATGACGTAGCCACCTGTGCCACCTGCACCTACAACAATGAATTTGAATCTTAGAAATCGATAGTTTCTTCCACCTGTAACATCGTCAAAGTCACATATTTTATAATTGACAGTACGGTTTTGATCTATAGTAACCAAATATGGCATATAGATACGTAATTTCCCGTTTTCATACTTAAGAAAAGAGTTGAATGTTGTATCTGTCATGGTTTACTGGCTCCATAAATTCTTTTATAAGAATCTAATATGCTTTCGATAGTTTTGTCTACACCTGGCTGCTTTGTTTCCTTCTTTTCACCTATGTATTTATTACTCTCAATGGTATTCGACACATCTTTACCATTAAGTCTTTTAGAACCAAAGAGACTGTCGTTGTCATCAAGGTCCCAATAATAATTTCCTTCATAATAATGACTTCCGTATTTTGAAACACCAAATTCGTCAGTAAAGCTATAACCATTATTCAAAGCTTTCTTCCAATCGCCAAATACAGATAAATCCGCCTTTCTTTCTTTGGTATCAAATATTGCACTGACAGGTAAGTTAACAAATTTTCCGCCAACATATGTTCTTGCAGAAATTGACGGTTCTTTGTTCATTATAGTACCAATAACCATGTAAATAATATTTTCTACATTGTGATCCCTATCATCAATGCCCGAGAAACTGCCCGTCATATTATGATGAGAATGTATCTCTATAGCATATTTATATTTCTCTTTCAAGCGAAAGATTTCCTGCATGGTCTCATCGTTAATATTGACAGATGCAGAACTTACACGCTGTGGCATTACATAATAGTAAGGCTTATTATAGTCATTATCATTAAAGAAAAGATATACACACACTTCACTCGAATAGTGTTTATAGACTTCTCTAAAGAATTCAATTACATTGAAAAGCACTTCTTCAGGCAGTTTTGGTACATTGAGTTCAAAGGATTCATAAAGCTCGATGTTTATGCCCGGAAATACGTAATCATACAACTTTACAGTAAACTTTCCTATTGAGTTAACTTTTCTTAAGAACATCCCGTTCTTAGCTATAATGAAAGCCTGCTTATCATCACTAGGAAGCTGGTCTATATAGTATTTATATTGATTGCGTAAGCCTTGAATTAATTCTGACATGGCTTGACTGTCAGTCTGTGTATTTACATACTGAGAATTTGATTTAGTGTTTAGCATATAAATCTCCTAAAGTTATTTTACGTTTTGACGGCATTTTGGAAAGCCAATCATTTTCGCTACTGAATATTTTATCATGTGCATAGATAAGGTCTCGTAGCGAGTCAGAGTTGAGATCAGTAGCACGCTGTGCTTCATGAATCATCCTAATGTTTCTTGTCACCATAGCTCCTAATGAATTGTCCCCCAATTCCATAGACACGGAGCCAAAACAAACTTTGCCATCATTATATATATTTGGCTGATAGCTTACAAGCAGTTGCGTATTTGGTCCACGATATTCATACATCATGTATGAATAGACCGTAATTGCACTTGCTTTTCTCTGTATGGAATCATACATCAAGTTAACTTGGTATAAATTATAAGGAATGTGAAGCTTAAGCGTTAGAGTCCCATTTTGACTGTCAAATATAGAAGCAAGATCAACATTTACTTCTTTAGCAAGATCTAATGCAGGTATTAAACCTACTCCTGTAACTCTGAGGTAATAAACGCTATTGTGGTTTGGAACGGCAACAAAGTAAGTATGATAATTGCCGTTTATATTTAAAGCTACAGTTCCCAACGGCAAGTCATAGACAAGCTCACTCTTTATGTTAAATATATCTTTGAGCTCATTAAAGGTCATTGGAAGCTTAACTACAGAAGGTTTGCCGAGGCTTTTGGTAAAATAATTAGCAACTATAATGTCACTATATATGTCTAGTGAAATTATTTTATCCATAGGTACTCCCTAAAAGTTTAAATAACTAATAAAGTCAAGTGCAACAAGTCCAGTAAGTAGCTTAGCTGAATTATCTGCTATTTTGTATAATATTTCTTCTGAGCGGCTGGCTGCATAGATAGCTTGACTGATATAATCGGCAGTTACAGAAGTGGATAAGTCAATAATAAAAGGAGGATGAGAGACAAATCCTTCATAACATGTTGCACCATAGCTTTTAATATTATAAGTATTGTATTTGCTTTTGTAGTCTTTACTCATCCATGGAGCCAATTGAATCGAAGTGTATTCACTTTTACATACTATCTCTCTTATTGGTAGAAACGAATTAATTTCTGAGATAAGTAGTCTTACAAACATGGAGTGATTACCATTATTAGATATTATATCGTCACCAACTACACGGCGAGTAATTTTAGTTACTTTTTCTGTGATCATAAGCGGTGGTATGTTCTCCATGATCCCAAGAGCTGGTTTTTTCGAATCTAGCAGTGCCATATATGAATGTATTTTATGAATAACTAAAGCAGCTGCCAAATATGAATGCAAAATGCTTACTGCCATATATTTGATAAAGTTTGGGTATAAGAATTCTTCACCTGTACCGCTTTTGGCAAGCTTCATTGCAAGTATTTTCAAGTTTTTAATATTAAGAGAGCCATCATTGTAGAATATAGCACCAAGACTTTCGTTTAGAAGTCTTAATATCATATAAAACTTTGCCATCGGGTGTATATTCAGCGATAAAACATGACTTACAGTGTTACTGAATATCTCTTTGCCGAATACTGCCATATATAAAAGCAGTACCTTGCCCATTGATGCACCAACATAAGTTGGCATCGTAAGTGGAGTATCTTTATCTTGAAATTTACAGTAATCAGGATAATTGCTATAAAATGCTTCAATCAGTTTGTGCGTGTTGCTGATTCTTATTTTTTTAGCATTGTCCAAATAATTAGCCATATATCTAATGGCAGGTCTATAATAATCACCAAGCGCTTCCATAAATTCTGAAGCATTGTCATATATAGCTGTATACGGAAATTCGTACATATGCGAGTAAGCATATATATTATCGATACAACCATAAGCGGGAAATAATGTGCTATATGGTACTTTGATATTACATCCTTCCTTTGCTAAAAATTCTTCAAAATGGGAAGCTGCTAAGCTGTGTTCAAAATTAGATTCATTAATTATAACCTTCACCAATTTCACTATAGCCGAATCAGGTATTGGAAATAAAGCTTTCTCTTCGTTTGAGCAGACTTCCGTTTCCTTTTCTATAGTTTTTATTATATGATATAGGAAAAACACGTTCTCGTCAAATATTTCTGCATGATAGACTAAGTTGTTAAACTTGTATTTTAGCAATAGCCTTTTTTTGTCATCATGTTTGTAGTATCCATAAACTGCGGTATCTTTGAGATTGTCTTCTATCTTCTTTAGAACAATGGCTTCAAGGCCTGCTATATAAGTGTCAGTAAATCTATCCCATTGCTTCTGTTTCTTAAACAGCCGTCCCTTTTCTGGATAACTTACGTTTATAGAATTAATAGATTTCTTGACAGAACTATCATACAATTTTAATCTTCTGAAATTATCCGCATTGCGCAGTACATAACTTGTATTGAGTAGAGCTATAAGCTCACTGCAATTATTTATTTTCATTAAGTTTTCCATACACACACTCTTATTGGTTAGAAGTAACTCACAGATGTTGATGCTGATGGTCTATTCATCTTACTTAGTATAATCTTCTTGAACTCTATCTTGTTGTAATTTGTCTTAGATACAATGTCATATTTTTCTTTCAAGTATTCAAGGATGGCTATCTGCTTTTCATCTAATATGCCTTTTCTCAAAATATATTCCCTTAACGCAGGAGATAAAGTCATTCCTATTTGAGATATTAGTGTACCTTTTATGTCTTCTGAATAACTAACACTATATAGATAGCTAAACAGAAAGTTGATATATATGTAGTTTAGCAGGTCTCTTTGAGCTTTTTCATCAAGCTTTAATACATCTTTTACAGTAAACATATATGTCATAGCTTGAAAGATAAGATCTGACTCAATTTCTTTGAACATCATTTTAGCTGTATCATCTGACAGATTTTCAATTTTCTCTACAATTTGTTTGAGTATATTACCGTTCATAGCAGCTCCTACATATTAAAATAAAGCACATTGGCATCCCGCCAACGTGCTATGAATAATTAAATCCTTTAATTAACCTAATGTCTTCCCGGCTTTATAGAACATTACTTTGACCACATTATTTTCTTCATTGATTGTGCAGCTGTAATTATCAATTTCTGGGAAGCCATTTTGTTTTAAGACTTCTCTAATTTGACTTTCAGGTAAGGTTCCGTTAAAATCTACTATGCGCTCACCGTTGATATAAACAGTTGTAGTCATATGTTATTTCTCCCTTTTTTGTTAAAAGTTACTAAAAGTTATTATTTAAACGTTCTTTGAGCTGTTCAGCTATTTGCTGCTTTATACTGTCATACTCACTTTGAGTGCTAGAAGAAGCATCAGTTTTAATTTCTATATTGCTTTCTTCTGGAAGCGTATCGGCTTCTTCTTGAAGTTTATCATTATCATCTTCTTTGCTGTCACTTTCTGCTGCTTTTGCTCGTAACTCTAAAGAAAGCTTTAAAGCATTATATAAATCGCTTTCACCACTGGTAGCAGCAGGCTCTGAAACTTCTTCTTCTTCGCTTTTGTCTTCATCTGCAAATTCATCTTCATCTTCTTCAAAGTTATCATCTTCATAAATATCTTCTTCTTGCACCTGAGATACTTGACTAGAAGCTGCTTGTGCTTGGGATGCTTGACTAAGAGCTGCTTTAAGCTGTAAAGCTTTTTTGAGCTTGTCAGCATCAAGCTTATCTTGTGGCTCTGGGCCTTGAGGTTGATGTTCTGCAAATGTCGAGTTTTCGTAGATAAAGACATTTGCATTTGCAATGTTTACTATCATAAGATCTCCCTATTTAGTTTTTACTTAGTTAAATGACTATCTATGCTTGAGAACTGTAGCTTTCTAAACACATAAAAACCTTTTATTCTACTAATTAATGAACACCAAAGAGGATCATTAAGCAGTGTTTTATACCTAACTCTACAAAGTCTGCTGCATAGATAATAAACACAATACATTGTCAATGAACTCTGATGAAAGTCTATAATATGATATATCTTTGTAGACATCACGGTTTAGGTACAAATTAGCAAGATTCTGCATGCTGCTTTCCCAGATATCGTCGTTTTTGCTTAGAATAGACATATCCTTGCCATTTGGCAATGTTGATATAATGGAAAACATACGGTTTTTCTGAGCAAGCTTTGCAACCTTTAGGAATTTCTTAATCATATCAGCACTGATAGAATGATTAGCATACAGATCCTGTGCAACTTCTTTATAGTTAAAGTATGGCAAGTAGTATTTTGAAAACGCAGAAGAGCCTGAGTCATTATGCTTGATACCTCGAATTACATAATCTTGAACTATTTTGCTATAGAGAAATTGCACATAAAGCATCTCATCGTAAGTCAGTTCTCCATTGAGATAAGCAAACTCGCTTGCGGCATTGAACTTCCAAAGAGACGATGTAGCTTTACCAACATCTGCTTTCGCAATTACAGCATTTGTAAATGTATTTACAAACCATGACTTTTCAATTATGTGAAACTTAAATTTAGCATTGTGGTCAAATGCTTTGGCAAGCTCATCGTTGAGATAGCTGTCTGTCCACTCCTGCTCATAGTTCTTTAATTTGTAATTATTCTCTTTGTAGTATCTATCTAATCTTTGTTGAATTTCTTTGTCAAAGATTATACATACTGGATAGAGGTCTCCATCGCAGTCCGATTGATCAAGCAATATATCATATGGTGATCTTAAGACACATCCTTCGATAGAATAGATATCAATATATTTACTTAGACTGATACCTTGTGCTTTGATATGCTTTTCAAATTGTCTGCGTGTCCATACTTGTTTTACTTGAAATTGATGTCTCCAGATAACAGGATTTCTAACGCCTATTTCATAGATAGGCATATCTTCATTTTCGGCACGAAATGCAACAATCTTTTTTTCAAGCTCTTTATCTATAACAACAGAAATACCTTGCGGTATAAAAGCGCATAACATTTGCTTAAAGTAGCCACCATATCCATTTACCGCTACTGCTGAGGCAAGGTATCCATGCTTTTCAAATAGTTTGAATATTATTCTCTTCTTGAGAATTTCATTGATAATTGTGATTCTGTCGTATAGAGTATTTTCATCAATTGATCTTTTAACATAGTCTCGCAAGTTTCGGTATATCATGCCAATTTGAACAGCAAAGTCGTTAATCACATAGATACTGTTTATTCCAAAAGAAATAGCAACGTTAGATATCATTCTTAGAGATGGCAGTTTAATATATCTACTGCCCACCTTAAGTGTTAAACCATTAGGAAAGAGTTTAATAATTTTGTTGTTTAAGAACTCACTGGGATTTTTAGCTATCATGATATTCATTTCAAGAAGCATAGCACGAATCTCTGAGCTTTCAATACTTACAGCATTGTCTATGTCTTCTTGACTAACAACAAAGTAGCTTATAATTTCGCGCAAGAACTGCTGTGAATAAGCATCAGAGTATTTATCAAGGAGCTTATAGGTAATTTCTTCAAGATCAGCGTTGTTCGATGTAAGCATTATCTTTAAGGTCTCAGGCATAATACGTATAAAGTCGGTCTTATAGTCAGCTGAGAGTTCTGTAACACCAAAGGTTACGTATCCGCAGTAGACATCATAGACTTTTCCGTTGTAATGCCATTTGACCATTCTTAGATCGCTGCATAAAGCTTCTATGTCGTCTTCACTTAGTGAACTTGGATCTATGTAAGTATGAGTTTCCTTTAGAACATTTTTAAGCGCTATCCATGAGAGTTTAAGACCATTGTTTAAGCTTTTCATGGATACAGGGCCTAATACCATACTTACAGGAAACCTGTTGTCTTCCCCTTCTTCAAGAATATCTTCAGGTAATTCTACATAGCCTAAATTTCTATATGGAATAGTAACACCTTTAAGGCCGATTTCGTTGATAATTCTTGATACACCAATGCCAGTTTTAATTTGAAGCGTGATTTTGTATAAATCATCCTGCAGTTCTACAGATTGAATTACAGCACCAGGATACTTAAAGTTATATATAAGCTCATTTTCCCCGTTATAGTTTATTGCAATTGGATCTCCGGGTTTAAGAATTGTTCCAACTGGCATTACGTAGACATCTTTTTTGCAAAGAAGTACTCTTGATGAATAAACTTGTCTTTCAGAGAGTTCTTTGCTGATAGGTATTTCTCCCCCAATAAGGGAATATTTGCCAAATGGGCTGTCTTCTTTATCCCCGATGTTTAGAAATATGCAAAGCGCACCAATTTTCTCGGCTGGATAATCCTCTGGCATAAGAGGATCTTTTTCTGGCATTACAGGACGTTTATATTCAGACGTAATATGCTGACGGAGTCTTTCTGGAATATTGGATTTTTTTGGGAATATGGTTATTATCTTTTCAGAGTCTCTATAGAATCCTGGAGCTTTATATTCATCGTGCTCTTTACAGAATATACCTTCTGCCGCCGATGTTACAGATATGAGATTGCTAAATTTATCAATAATACTTCTAAGTTTCTTCTTAGCACGTATAACATTACCGTAAAGCAAGGCATCTCCTATATACTCATAATAGATGTTGTCTTTCTCACTAACAAATGGATTAATGACAAATACTCGGTTGTTTATCTTAGCAGCATTGTTTCTTGTCCAGATATCAGCTTTGTACTGAAGCTCATTTATTCTGGAAATATAGTGTCTGAGTCTTGATATGATATTGTAATCTGAGTTTGAATGACTTCTGTAGAACTTGTAAAGTGTATCATAAATTACAAGTCTATAGAACTGTTTAAGATTAAACTCTTTCTCTGAGATGTCATATATGTAAATGTATGGATACTCAGATACAACATCTTTAGGTATATCAACGTATATATCTGTAAAGCTTATTCTTATAGAAGAGCTATTTTCATCAGAATCGATAAAGAATGAATCGATGTTGTAGTTAAATACATCGAAGATTTCTTCGATGCTTTTATCTATATACAGCTCATAATTAGCAGGAAAGAATGTATTTGCTTTATAGTTCTGGTCTAATTGAGTTAATGTGCTGTTGATATTCTCGTTCATTGATGACTTCCTTCAGTAAGTTTATGCTATTAAGAATACTTTGCCTTAGTGTGCCGTTGTAGATTGAATGTACTATAACTGAAGACTTTGACAGGTTATAGGAACCATAAATATATTTATTAATCAGCCTGAAATACTTGTCGTGCTTTCCTGAAAGCACAAAGGCACCAAGCATCAATGTTGGTTCAGATACTTTTCTAAATGTCCATGTCAATGTAGTTTTGATTAGTGAAGCAGTATATCCTGGCAGAAGATATAAATTACCGATAGATTGATTATCTACAGTATCCCTTACTGGAGATATAATTATAGGAATACATGGCAGCACTGGCTTTACGTTTGCACTTCCATCTTTGTTTGTAACAGCGGTGGAGAATTCGATGAAGTCTTTGACAAGCTCAAAAGACTTATTACCAAGGATGATTTTAGTTTCCTTGTAGGTTATAATTTCATTGAATTCTTTGTTCATTTGATTCTCCTATGATATAACTTAATGCTTTTTAAGTGCTGGCATAGGCTTGGTATGCCAGCTACAGTAGACCAGCAGGCTTTTGCATTTAGAAGCTGCTAATTGCTCCTAACAATCCAGCCATTGTTAGAAACAATCTTCCAATCAGATACAGAAGACGTCCTGCGCCAGCACTAAACAGAAGTATTATTCCCATAAGTATTAGTGCTGCAATCAAGGTTAGTCTTTCTGCACTGCCTTGGAGTCTTCTAAATACAGCTATTGCTTGTTGCATATATCCTCCTGCTGGGTTTATGTGGATAAGGCAATCTGTCCTGCTTTGACTCCAAGTAGTTCTTTTAGAGATTCTCTTGTAATAGTAATTACATTGTCAGACTTGGCTGATAAATTTATGTTACTGTCAAGGAAAGAGAATGTCACACGAAGGTTTTCAGTATCATAATGAACAATCAGTTGTGATATTACATCCTTTGTAAGACTTTCTTTGGATAGGCTTACCATATATTCAGCATAAGTAAACGGATAATAGCTGTGATATAAGTCAGTGTATCGTGTAAGTATACGATTAAACTCAATAAAGTCCTCCATATTATATTTGGATGTAATGAAGATATTATTAATCCTAGTAGCATTTTGTTGGAATTCTGCTATAACACCTATTTTTTTGCTTCGACATAGAGATATTATATCATATTCATCCTCCGGCCTAATGGTTATTGGATTGATTAGCTTACAGAATTTGACTATTACTTCGTTTAGTGCAACTTTATCAGTTGCTCTTTGATCTTGGATATTTTCCATAGCGCACACTCTTATTTTTGACAATTGAAAACTAACACCTATTTGAATCTGAGTGATGCTACAATAAAGTTTCTGAAAAGCGACTATTTCATTTATCAAAAGAAATCCTTATAATTGCATTATGACTATGATATTGTCAGTCGTTTCGCGAAAAGGAGGCACTGGTAAGACTACTACAGCAGTCAACCTTGCCGCATATTTGTCGGATAATTTCCGTGTACTGCTTATTGACATTGACTCACAATGCGGGGCTACCTATGAGTCGGGAATATACAATACAGACACTCCAGGCATAAATGATCTACTTACTGGCAAGAAATCTGTTGAAGAGGTGTTGCATAAAACTACATATAAGTATGACATGATTATATCAACTCCCATGCTTTCATTTACAGAAATGTCTATGAATAGGTATAATACTAATTACCTTAAGAAGCTTATATCTCCTATTGAAGATAGATATGATATTATCATTATAGATACACCGCCTACAGAATCACCATTGACTGCTTTCTCTATAGTGGCATCAACGCATATAATTATCACAGCTCAAACTGATCGTCGTTCCCTTGATAGTTTAGCTTTAACAGTTGATGAGGTTTATATTCTTAAAGAAAATGTAAATCCAAACCTTAAGATTATAGGCATACTCCCTACAATGCATTATTCAAAAGCCATAGTAAGCAGAGTCATGTTAGAGAAGATGCAGGAAAAGTATAAGGAGTTAGTGTTGCCGTTTATCGTCAAGTATAGTGCTGTATATAAGGAAGCATCTCTTGCATCGATACCTTTAAGATATTATCTCAATAAGTCTGCACTTGAGGATGAACCATATAATAAACTTGCAACATATATAGGTGATATATGTCGAAATTCAACGAACTAAGAAAGATGTACGAAAGACAGTCTCAGCAGATTACTGAGAAGATTGTCATCACTGAAAAGATTAGCACTCCAGAAATTCCACAGAGCCAACAGATTGAGCCAAATGATATAAAGCTATTAATCTCTCAGATTCCTATTCAAAGATTTGACTATAAGACCACAGTTTTCTTAACTGAAGAAGACTATCTTATGGTCAAACGCATTTTATACAAGCTTCAGCAAAGGAACAGGAAGATGACTTTTCGGCAGTTAATACACATAATGATACAAAAAGCTGGGTCAGAGATTGAAAAATTTTTAGACGGTCAGTCGTAAAGTCATATAGTCATAAAAGCATATCCTCATAAAGTAATACTATCATAAATGCGTATAACCATAAAACCGTATTATCACAAAGTCATACTGCCGTAAAGCTATAATATCATATAGTCATGCTTTCATAAAGTCATAAAATCATACTGCCGTAAAGTCGTACCTTAACAAAGTCATAAAGTCGTAAAGTCGTAAAGTCATATTATCACATAGTCATTCTTTCACAAAAGCATAAAGTCATAAAATCATATAGTCGCACTTTCATAGAACCATAAAGTCATATTATAATAAAGTCATACTATCATACAGCCATAAAATCATAATGTAGTAAAGTCATACTATTATATAGTAATAAAGCCATACATTCTTAGAATCATAAAGTCATAAAATCATAAAGTATCAGTATTGCCAGACTGGCCTGTAATGTTAAGAAGCTGCTTTAACATATGCTCATTGATATAGATATCTTCATCGAACTCTTTAATTTCAGCAGGGAGATTTGGTTTGTTAGAATAAGAGTTTACAACTTCTTCAACAAGATAATCTATATCAGGACTTTTGCTGAAAGTTTCTTCTACCACTTCTTCATCTACAAGCTGCTCAGTCGGCATCTCTTGAATATTGCTTGATTTAGTGCTTACGGGCAGAGAACTTAGAGAGTTAATCTCTATATTTAACTTGCTTTCAGTGGTCTTGGAAAGTGTTTTCTTCTGTGCCGGAGGAGTACTTTCAGTCTTTACCTCTTTGCTTTTAGGACTTACAGCTGGAATAGTAATCTTTTTCAATATAGCTTTTACTTTACCTGTAAGTTCATTAAACGATTTTGGTTTATGGTTTTCAATATGAAAATTACTGCCATAAATATAGATAGACAGATACATATCTGCAAGCTTTGCAAATACAATAAAGTTATATCCATAAACAGCTAAACTTCGGCTTGAAATTCCAACTCTTATAAATATGTGAGCAGTATTTTGGACGTCGATGCTTTGACCTAACTGTTTAATATAGGCCAATACTTGAAAACCTTTGGCTTTGAGCTCATCGACGAATTTGTATTTGTCATCCCTTGAAATCTGTCCAGCTGGGAGCTTATTAAAAGCTTCACCGATAATCTCCATAGTTGGAATCAGCTTTTCATCTGATTTAAGCACGACAACGTCGTCTAAGACGACGTAAATTGATTTTTTGTCCATTGATTTCTCCTTATATATTGTCTGACAGCGCCTTTTATTTAAAGCTTTGTCTGACACCTGTAAGACGCCTTTTAATGGAACGCTTTGTCTTACATGATTGCTATTGACCTGAATATTATTGCTTGCTTATTTTTGTGTATCACAAATGGAGGAACCATGTTTACAAAATACGACGCAAAACTTGACTTGAGAATTAGCAAAGAATATAAAGAATTTCTGCGTCAGCTATCACTTGAAGCTAAGCAACCAATGTCAAAACTTGCAAGAGAGTACCTTGAAAGCACTCTCCGCAAGATATACAGAAAGAAATTCAGTAATAAAGATGCTCAAAGCGATGCTTTACCTCCTTCTGGCGAGAATAATAGCGGGGCAGGGGAGTGACTTGCTTCTAGCGAGGGCACATAAGCTTTTCTTAAAAGCTTAATTATCATCATTGCATCAAAGTATGCATCATGTATGTGCTCTGTTGCCTCTTGATAGTTAAAGCCTGCTCTCATAATACATTCTTCCAAAGATGGAGGTTCAGTATCTGTAGACCAGTTAATGTATAATATCGATGGATCCAAATACCTCTGTCTAATAGCAATTCTATCCTTCCAGCCAGGAAGCCTTTCAAGAAACAATTTGTCAAAGGCACCAAAGTTTTTTCCTGCACAGGTAATTCTTATTCTATCATCCCAGTCAAGCTTAAAGCCATGGTCTATAAGCCAGCTTGCAACTTCATACACTACATTACTTTCATGTAAGAGTTCCATTTCGATATCTTTACCGCCGCAGTTGTAGGTAACTGTACTTTTACTAGATTTTGTTTCGCCTAAAAGCTTTATGATTTTGCTGTTTAATGCCATAGCCTTCATGTCCCCAGATATACGATTTCTTTTAATACCTATATTAAGGTAGGGGGGATTCGGAACTGGACGTTCTGTATCTTCCAATATCATTGCTATTTGAAGAATTTGGTCTTGTTCTGGATTTAAACCAGTTGTTTCTACATCAACAGAAATGTATTTCATTGTCACCTCACAAATTTATCACAGATTATTTTATTTACAACCTTTATAGTTTTTTGATAGTTGCTATATATGTAGTAGTAATACTTAATTGCAGCGCGTGGACTTTCAAAGAAGATATGAAACTTCTTTGTACGTGGATAATATGCTGCCATAATTGTTGCGGCAATTAAGTCTAAGTTTTTGTAACGATAATGAGAAAAGTATTGCAGTTTCCCACCACTTACACTAATTGGTACACAGAAGTCACTTGTCTTTACCTCGGCTGAACCGTGAAAATATTTATAGATGTCAAGTAATTTTAACACCATGTCAATATATTTATAGTATAAGCCAATATCTTCAATCTCATATGTTAGATGCTTTCTTCTTATGTCATGAATCTCTGTAATGTAAGTTACAGGCTCTTTAAATACACTATTGATAAGCTTTTCTCCTAAAGCATCAAATTTAAGCCTTTCGGATACAATCATGACATATTCAAACCGCTCATCTTTAATCATGTCAGTATTTCCTAAATAGTTTCTTCAATCCTGTCGAGCATTAAGTCAGATGTTACTTTTCTAAATCTGTTTATATACTCTTCAGAATATGCACCATAGTATCTTGATATGACTTTCTCAACAAGATTATATCTTCCTTTAGATTTTTCCTGATTTGATATTGTTCTTAGTATATAAGCTGATGCTTCTATTGAAACATCAGGCAAGTAGAGTTCCATGTAACTGTGTGCAATATCTCTATGTTTGAGACTATCAGACCAAAACTCCCAGATGACAGCACTTATACCATGGGCCCTTGTGGTAACAGGTTTACCTTTCACGTGCAGCTTGATAGGGCTGTGTCTCGCATCTAATCTGTAGTCTGATTCAATCTTAATTATAGCATAAACAAGCAGGGGAGAGATACTGTACTTTTTTGAGTATTGCTCTATGGCATTAATGTAAATATTAGTAATTTTCTCTGAGCATCCTATCTTATGCAAATCTTTCCTTATTAAGTATATATCATCGCTAGCAACTTCTGCCTTAACAGAGTTGCTTTTACTGTAAATACGACCATAATAAGTACTTAGCGATACCATAGCAGCTAAAGATAAAAGTAATGGCAGTAATATTTTTAACATGCGCTTATTCATATACCTCCTTAGTATTTATTTTAGGATTTCTTTTTGTAGTCATTGACGTAGAAACCTGCGCCTTTAAAGACAAGCATTGTAGAACCTGAATAAGATCGGCGCAGAAGCTCACCGCATTTTTCGCAGGTGAGTTTGTCTTTCATATCATCATATTTTTCTACAGGAATGATAAACTCTACAGCTATGTCAAAGTTTTCACATTCAGTATTGGTGCACTTAAACTCATAGATGGGCATAATTTGCCTCCTTAGATTGGTGATAAAAATCTGCACATAATCTATCTTATGTAAACTAAGTCCTATAAGTTGTTATTTTACAATGAGTTATAGGTATGTCTCCTCTGGGTGTTTTATGGATATGAATGACTTAAGATGCTTCTCAAGTTGTTCGTGCAATTTTGGATTGCCGCACTCTGTGCAGTAATATTCCAGTATGTAGTCGCTGTCTGAATTTGCATTCATTACATCATATGGATTATCACACATGTTTTCAATCATATCTTCAACTGTAAAGCTTGGATGATATTCTACTACAAAAAGGCGTATTTCACCTTTAAGACAATTCCGGCATTTACCTATATTTCTATGTTTATCTACCAACTTCTTGAACTTTTCGAAATCCTCATCTGATGTCATTTAAAACCTCCTTAAGTTTTTAGTATTTTCTTTCGCACCAAAGAAATCTTTGTGGTCTTAAAATATCTCAAGTATGTTGTGGGACTTGGCAGTCCTCTTTCTTTGGCAAGCTTTCTATATTCGCTGTAAGGCGGTACGTGACCTAGTTCTTCGCACAGATCCTTATATATCTTAGAGAGCATTTTTATAGTATATCTTTTGTGTATACGTCCTATAGGCCTAAAGCCTGCATGAAGTCGGAGTTCATTCATCCCGCCAAATCTTACGCAGAATACATCTGCGTTGTAGATTTCATCGCTGTTATTTAGCATTTCAGATGTAGCACCATATTCATAACAGCCATACTTCATTGAAAATGCTTTATACATTTCAATTAGTTCTTCATTGGTTTCAGTTACCTCTTCGGGTGAAGAATTAGCTGGTTTTATCCCCGCAGCTTTAATTGCATTTATCCACGAGCCAAAGTATTTTTTGTAATGATGGTCCTTAAAGCCAAGCTTATCCAGCTCTGTAGATGCCGGAGCTTTACCATATTTCTTATAATACTCCTTTATCCTTTTAAGGATTATTTCTCTTGTTATAGGTGGCTCTTTTAGGCCATATAGAATGAGTATATCATTATATTTAAGATTAAACTTAGTCCTTATATAGTTTATGCTTGGAACATAGCTTGCATCTCTCCTTCTGTCAAAGTCATGCCAGTTCTTCGGCTTAATCCGCTTAAACTCGCGGATAAATCTTTTGATGACTTCTTCTTTAGTCAAAGACTCATAGAACTCCCTTTTATTAGTTCTCAAGGGAGATGAACCAAAAATCTCCATGCATATGTCAAACCATGTCTTGTTGCCGAAATACTCTTTTATTGTCTTCATGTCTATTCTATAAACCTTATACATATCGGCAAGATATGGTATGCGCTTATACTTCTTATAAAACTTCATTGCTAGTTCTGCTATGTACTCCCTTGAAAGATCCTTGTGAACATTTACTGGAAGATTAGCTTTCTTAAGAGCATTGTTCCATGAGCCAAATCTTGAATATGCAAACCAATGAATGCTATATGGCATTTCTTTTCTTTTTGGAGAGCGGCCATGTTTCTTATAGAAATCTTTAAGGTGTTGAATAAACTCCTTACGGGTCATACGTCTTGGTTATAATCCCCTATTTCATTTACTATTTCAAAATTGTCTTTAAGTATCTTTCTAAGCTCGTCTGTAATAGCTGGCTTTCCACAGTATTCACAATTAATATGCAACGCAAAATATGCTTGGTCATATAGAGGACTGAAGTCGCCATCCATAAAGCATGACAGTAAAACATCTATGTCAAATGCATCATATATGGAAACCATGTGGAAAATTATGTCGTTGCCGCAGTTTTGGCATTTGAGCTTCTCCGGATGGTGCTCTTTGAGCTCTTCTAATACCTTTACTTCTTCGCTGAAGTTCATTTTTCTATTCCTCCGTAAGGTTTATATGTACGATTGCGTTGTCACGGAATAAAGATATTATTCTCCTTAAGAACTCAAGTCTCTTGATGACTTCATCATACTGATTGTCAATACTGATGTCTAAATTCATAACATTCACATAAGGCAGTATCCTATCATCGATGTCATCAAGTACTTCATCAATTACATCACGAAAGTCTTCTACGGTTAAATAATCCTGCAGTGCATGGTCATATATTATACTCAAAGCAAGCACTTCCATATTATCCATTGGAGTTATTTCTACTGCAGTTTGAAGGCGCAGCTTATATCCAAGTTGATTTAAGGTATGTTTTGTTTTTGTTTCATTCATAGTAACTACCTCGTTCTACTTTGAATAAAGTCGATTCATCAAAGAGAAGAATATCGAGATTGATAATAGCTTCGAGTTTTGACTCAAGATTGGACATACAGAATGATGCAAGTTCTTCTCCTTTGCGCGGAATGTAAGTATATCCAATGAGTTTGTCGAGATCTCTTTCCATAGCAGGATCTCTTGGACCGCCAACTTTTATTACAAGAACAGGCTGAACTTCTTGAATGATACTTGCCATATAAACTCCTTTATTACTTATTAAATAAAACCTTTTATTCTACTAATTAATATCCACTGAGTCACCATAGTTAGTATTCTAAGTAAAGCTTGTATATCAATAATTAATTATGCTGCGGCTCTATGAAAGTCTCATCTTTTATGATTTTGCCAAATTTATCTTTCTTGTTGCCTTTAGCGTCATTGTGTTGACATATAGTACTCAGTACCTTTTTAGGATCATAACCGGCTATATATATTGCACCGATAGCGATATAAATTATATCTCCTAAAGCGTCAACCATATCAGAGGCCGTCATTTGACGTTCTGGATTGGTTGCAATTACCACCTTGCCGTTTTTAACATAGCTTGATATGTTTGAATGTTTAGAAGCAAACTCTCTTGATAAAGCTTTGGCTTCATTTCTTTCATATCCGCAAAACTCAAACAGCTCTTCTGCTAAGAGCATTGTTTGAAGATGATGGTTGAATTCTTTGAGTAAGTCTCTATCTTTATTCCAATTATATATTGATTGAAAGATTTCTTCTGCTGTCATGTTTACTCCTTATTTCTTTTTTACTTTTACTGTACCAACTGTACCAATACCAACTTTACCTTTTTTATCAACAGTAATGGTGCTTATGCTGCTGGGTTGCTTAGATTGCTTTAGCTCTTTAAGACAGCTTGCGCATACCATACATGCATTGTCTTCGTCGTAGTAATATGTCTCTTCCCCGCAGAAAGAACAATATCCACTATGGTTGTCGTATAACACATTCCAGTTACTCAGTGGCATATAGTCATAACCTAGCTTCAATATACGAAGCTGAACTCTGTAATAAGCTAGTTCTTCACCGAGCTCATCAAAGACACTTTCTATTGTTTGTCTTACTCTGTCAGATAGTTTTGCTTCAAGTTTAGTTAGCTCATTCATCCTTAAACTCCTTCTTTATTTTGGTTCTTTAATTGGAATCCCTTGCCGAAGCATTCTTTCAAAGTTTTCTTTCTTAACAGCGTCAAGATTCCTTAATGCTTCTTCAACTGTTTCGCCGTCTGCAATAAAAGCATCACGACCAAGAAGCGGTATGCAAGCTGAATAACCTCCGCCTTCATCCTTTGGTATTTTGGTTATCTCAATAGTGTAGCTTAAGTTTAAGTAATATTCCAAGTTCTTTTTCATGAGTATATTCCTTTAAATTTTAGAATATTCAGCAAGGAAGAAGTCAAAATCATTCTCATCAAGACTTAGCTGAAACTCCCTGTCAGACTTAAGCTCTGGTCTTTCAGGTCGCCACTTAAGTCTCATAATAAGCATTTTATCGCCCTCTGTAAGATTACTTATATTTGCTCTGTTTATTAAAAGCTCAATTCCAGTCCATTGTTTAATCAGTTCTATATTGGCTCTATAACCAATATAGTTTTCGAGCGTTTTGGAATTGTAAGCTTCTCTAAGATAGTTTGTAAACTCTTCCTTTGAAATTCTTCGAAGAGCATACACGCCTGGAGAAGGCATCATTGCTGAATTAAGCAGTAAGGTTTTCATTAGCACTCCTTGTTTGTCTTACAAATATAATAGGCAAAATAATAAGTTTAACTAACCAAATAATTAAGCAATTTCTCAATATATTCTATCATCTCTTCAGAAGTATCTTCTGGCAAAGTATACATGCCACTGCTATATACTAGGTCATAAATAAGATCATCTTTGCTGTAAACTGGATCTTCAGGCATGGGATGTTTCTCTATGTAGTTAAGTATATCTTCCTCGGCAATATCTAAATATATTGGATCTATCGCCGTAAAAAAACTGTCTTCGATTGCTGCAAGTACACGTTTAATTACTATCACTTGGGCCTCCTATGAGTTTTGATCGATTAATTAAAAAGACAGTTAAAGCTAAAAAGCTTACAAGTGCTGTAGTAACTGATAAGTATTTTATCCAGATTAGAAGCCACAGTGAACTGCTATACTTAAGAAGTATTGCGGCAAGCAGAGAAACAGTCATTATAGCTATACTGATAAGCAAAGCTCTATTATACCTTTGCCGGCTTTGTTTGATATCTTTAGACAAAAGATCTCTGCATATAGCATTTAGTATTAATGAATAAGCCAATGCAGAAATGTTTATAATAAATAAAAGCAATAATATAAGTGTAGTCCACAGTATAAAACCAACACCATTGCTAAACATATAGCTTAAATACGTTAAAAAACCAGTAACAAACAGCAGCCAGCCTATACCAGCAAAGACTTGTACTGTTATCTTACTGCTCATCGTGTGTCTCTAAACTGGTTTGCGGATTGCCTAAGAGATATTCTTTTTCAATTTGCTTTGTTTCTTTGTTATAATGAGATACACACACTGTTGCCGAAACAGGAATAATTCCTGATTCTATGTCTTTCTTTAATAATTCATACTCGTCTTTTGTTACCAATACACCTGAAAAATCACCAACGCCAGAATTACTAACGGAAAAAGTACCATAAGGATTTGTAATTAATGTTCTTGTCCAAACTGCCATACCAGCTTCTACATTCCGCTCTTCACATACTGTTTCATCTGTATAGCCGCACTCAGAACAATATATGAGCTGATCACCTGTATCAGAATTATATTCGTTAGCGCATTTATATAATCCGCATCGTGGACATTTCTCAATTGATGATATATGACTCATATTGTTTCTCCTTGTATATTTAGGAAAAATACTTAACAAACCTTCTCCTCTGCCAGCTCTCGAAAACCTTTCTTAGGCCCAGTAGTTGCAATAAGCTATTAAGCCAAGTGTATGGTTCTTTAATGGAAAACTTGCCTGGATCACCTTGGTATAAAAACCTTACTTTAATGTTTAACCTACCAGCAAGTTTTGATAAGTATTTATAACGCAAGGAGCCATCAAATTTCAGTTGGCCATATATCCATATGGCATTAAGAAGATTCCAGTATTTATGTTGGCCGAAGTAGCTTGAACATGCTATGATAATGCTGTTACCGTATGGCTTAATCATATCATGAAGCTTATTGATATTCCTTCTTGTGCCGTCAACAAACAAATGGCCATTTGATAGCTGCACTCTTTCCTTAAGTAAGTCAACTAGCTCTTCTTCCGAGAGAAGTTTGTTCTCAAGATAAGACTCAATTGGCTCGCCTAAATAATAGTAAAGTTTTACTTGACTACTTAGCTTGCTAAATTGACTAATTACTTCACGGTAGTTGTAGTTGGGATTGTTTTTCTCAATGCCCCTGTTGCCCAAACCTTGTGCAAAGTCAACAAGCATAAACTCAAAGCCAGCTTTTACTGCACATTCAAAGTTTTTAATCATTCTTGCCGTGTAAGATGAAATATCATCTCCATCTTTCCACATAGTTCTAACGATAATGCCATTGAAGCCTTGAGATCTTAGCTTGCGTAGAGTTTCAAGGTCGAAATCAATCCAGTAATCTGGCAACCATATTCCCATGATGGTTGCTTTATCGTTATTTGCATTACACATACTTCCGGAGACAATAATTTATTCTTCAAACATTCTAGCAACTTCTTCAAGCGCAAACCAGGCTAAGCCATTTCTGATGGTATATGAAGTATCGCTTTTGTCTCGTGTATATAAAGCTAGTCCTATATCATTGTCGCTTAGGTTTAAATCTTTAAGACAGTTAAAGTTCCTAATTAACTCAAATAAGCTAGTGCCTATCCCACTTGCAAGCTCTTCTGCGAGTTTTAGGATTTGTTTTTTATGTCTGTTGAAAAATCTATTTGTATCATCATAATAAATAAAACCATCAAAGCCAGTATCTGCCCCATGTTCTAGAACGTCTGGAATTGATTCTTTACCTACTTGTCTTATGACTGCTTTGATTAGTGATTCATATTCTTTGTTCTCAGCTAAGACTTGCTTTAGTGTTTTCATTTCTTATCTCCTTTATTAAACTAGGTTAGTTAAACATTTATGTTGTGCATATCTCTGTATAGCCACGGAGTACTGAAGCTCCAAGCTCTCCTTCGGGAAGCGGAGTATCACAGTGCTTGATGTTGTAATCTGGCAATTTAGATTCGAGCACTCCATCTTTAGTGTAGACAAATATCTTTCTTTTATTGCCTGGACCATAGTCAACATAGTCATTTTCAATTTCTGCCGAAAAAACAGCATAGATATTCCAATGATGTGGCTCAGAAAGCAAAGAATGTTGCGCATATACAGGAATGGTTTTAATTTCCATAGAAACATTATATCCTTGCTCGACGAGTGCTTTAGCTATTTTCGATTTGTCAAGAATTTGCTGAAAAGTAAGGCCTAGCTCTTCCAAGTTATTATTAACTGCATTAGAAAATGCTTCAATTGATTTGAGTTTGTAATCCTCCGGGAAATCCTGAAAGCTATTGGTGTACATCTTAATTCTATTATTGTAAACGCTCTTGATCTTTACAGCCTCTACTATTTCGTGCGACTGAAAGACCTTAATACCTTGAGCTTCAGCATTGTCTTTCGAGAAGTTGCACAGCTTGTAGAATTCTTCTCTTGTCATAAGCCCTCCGGTTTTTAATAAATTAGCTTTCCTTGCTCGATAAGCTTTTCAGCTTTACTTCTTAGTTTACCATCAAGGAGTTCAAGCAGCCTTACAGCTTTTTCTCCATGTCTCTCGTAAGAATCAATCAACAACTGAATATTACAGTAATCTCGCGTAGTAAAGTTTGACTTCCTTAGCTTTTCTTCAAGTTCACACAACTCTTGCTGACTTTGTATTGCATCAATTCCCCTTGCTAAATCTTGAGGTATATCATCATCAATCGTAACATATCTTCCAAACTTGTAGCTTTGAAGATCTTCAAAAGATGTTATCTCATCGCACCAATAATTGCCTATCTTTGAACTACCATTCATTCCTTTAGCAGAGTTTTTTACCATTTCAGGAATGTTTTGCTTTGTGATGGTAAAATTCGATCCGCCACTGAAAGTACTATAGTGATAGCATTTGTAATTCAGTTTTAGCAATTGATCAAAGATGTTCTTTGGTAAGAGACTTCTCTTAATGTACATTTTACCTCCTATTTATGTCTATTTATGTTTAAACTCTTCTTCAATTTTTTCAGCAACTTCCAGTAATTCTTCTTCATCCAGAAACATCTGAACCAAATCGTCGCCTGCATAGTCAATTTGAAATAACATATATTCATTTTTGTCTAACTTAAATCCTCTCAATATTGTTGTTGAATCCAAGTCCTTTGTAAGAATCTCCTGCTTTGATTTCATGTCGCACACCATGTTATAAAGTGTGGTTGCGTCTACTGAAATTTCAGGCTCTAGTTCCCTATCCATTTTCCCTCCTATGAACTTGTTTGACTATTGTTTTCATCTTTTTTGATAAACCGTTTGTAAAAATCTTCAGATTGAACGTAATTGTCAACCATGGCTTTAAGAGTCCTTAATCGCCTATTTGCAGCTCTATAATAAACAACAATAAACAACGACTATGCTAGCGATTATCCCATATGCAAAGACAAGAGCTATTACTGTCATTTCTGTCATTTTAAAATTCATACTGATCTTGACGTGGTATTTCAACCAAATAGATGAAATAATTCTTACGTTTAATAGCTGATTCAAAATGTGAAATTTCATAGTTTGGAAAGTTTTTCTTAACCTGCCGTATTGTATCTTTAATTACCTGATTTGGCGCGTTAGTAAGGAACATAACGGTTATAATTTCTCTACCTTCAGTCCACCAAAGTTCTATCATGCGGAGCTTGTTCTTATTGTCTTGATCTCTGTTCTCTGCTGTATCACCAAGTTTGGATAGCACAAATGTATCTTCATCTGAGACTGTTATCTTTATAAGAGAACGCCATATCAAGTTAAATGCTTCCTCGAAATCTTCGAATGTAGGATTATCTTTCGTCTTTTTAAGATGAGATACTATAACACCTATCTCTTCATTCGGCATATTTGTAAGATATACACGGTTCATAAGACCGCCGTCTCCCATATCACACAGCACTTCAATAAAATGATAGGGCTTAAAGGTGTCATCAAGTATTTCTTTGTATTCATTAATATTTTCTTTCTTCATTTTCTTGTTTCTCCACATTTTGGTTTTCTTCTCTTGTAGCTGCTTTCCATGCTGCTTTAGACAGATCGGAAAACATCGGCAATAGAAACATAATCCACAAAATTCCCAAGGGGCCTATAAGTATTGCTGGCGCTATGGCCAGTAGCACAGCTATCAGAATTCCAAGTTTTCTCATATATTTATCTCCTTTTAAGTTAGTTCTCTTTCAAGTAAAGATTTTATCAGACTTTCAAGCTCTAAGATATCCATTTGTAGTTTTTCTTTGTCTTTTGGAATTTGCTTTCTATCTGACAATGAAAAATCTATTAGAGGAGTATCTCTGTCCATCGAAGCCCACAGTTTCTCGAAGCTTTCCTCGTCGATATTCTCATATTCTTTGCCAAACTGCGATTCAACACATGAATAATCTAGTTGATGAATCGTATGTTCCTCGCTATCGACTTGTATCTTAAATTCACTTAGTATCGAGCGAACTTTGGATGACTCAGAGACATAGTATATACAACAATCACCAGGCTGATAATTTTCTTTCACAATAAACATCTCATCTGAGTATTTAGCGGTAGTCCTATTATCTCCAATAGATGACTTCATTCTCTGATACAGTTTTTCCAAGTATTCAACAGCCTTTTGTTTATTTGAAAAAGGTATACTAGCAGGATACGTGGTTAATTCAAAATATGGTTCGCTGTAATGAAACTCTTCATAGACTTTATATCTTGTAAATTCCTGCCTTATAAATCTCTTACCTTTGAAATACTGAGTGCCTGGAATTAGGTTTAGTATTTCCTTTTTAAGATCATGAAACTTTACAGTATATTCAAAGGGAAGGGCGTTGATATTGTATCTATTGATATCGACAAGCAGTCTTAATATCTTTTCCATTATAAATCTTCCTTTCGATCAATGATTTTATTAACTCTATTTTTTAACAACAAATACCTTTCTAATGTCTTTACTTTTTTAGCAGACTCACTTTCTAAAATATATTCTCTCGGCACAACTTTATCGGCACATGGACTAATCTTATCTTCAAATTGTGAACGAGTTAAATCTATTTCCTCTCCGTTTGGCAACCGGTTCCAATAGTGATGATAATGCACACAGCATAAAATCTCTCCACCAAAAAAGTCTTGTATAATCAAGGCAGTAACTGCACACTGACCGAAAGCAGGATTTTGATTATTCCATTTTTCTTGGTCAGGTAAATAACAAGTTTCTTTAGACCAAGCCTTTTTTAAGGCATCTTCTAATAGCTTAATACTAATATCCATACTGTTTTATCTCCTTTTTAAGATAAGAAAAAACGTTATAGAGTATACTTGCTATAAAGCAAATCTATTGCATATTTCATATCATCTCCAAAGAGAAGTCCCAGTTGGCTTTCCATTTCTTCAAGCATTAAGGGATTTGGAATGCAAAACTTTGACACAATGAGCATATCATATACTCCAAACTGTATGTCTTTTTCGAGGAATAAGACTGGCATGTTGCCTATAAAATCCATATTGTCTGATACTCTTTGAAGATCAAAGCAATATCTATTACCATCATCAGGATATATACTATATATCTTATAGCCGCATAGACTGATCTTTGGCAATTTGTAAAGCATTTGCTTAATTTCAAAGTCTTTGCTAGACTTAGTGTTTAAGATAATACTTAGTCCCCGTTTTTCTTTGTTCTCGACAATTTGCAGCAAATTACTTCTCTTCTTAAGCTTTAGATCATAGAATGTATTAGAGGATGGATCAAAGAGATACTTGCCACTGACAATAGACATTGTCTTTGAGCCAATTAAGTATTTGTCGAGCACGGGGAAATAACAATTATCTTTAAGGTCTATGTTTACCGACATGATGCTTTACCATTTTTGTAATTCTTCAAGTGGATCTTTGTGTTCCCAACTATTAGCAGGAACTTTTGATATTTCAAGCTTGCTGCCAAACATCCTTTTAGCTTTTCCTAAATACTCTTCCCATGTTTCCGTATTTACATATTGACTATAATTATCCCACTTTTTAAGCTGTGGATGTTCAGCCAAGATAAACTCTTTGCAGAATTGAGAAGCCCGTGGCAATTGATGCGTAAATAAGCTGTCATCAAGCATATAGTTCAAGATTGCATAGATGTTATCCATGCTTGTTAGCAATTTTCCGTGAGTAACACTTAAGATTGTTCCAATGTCAAATTTCATCTTTCCCCCATTATTTATTAGCTAACCTCCTTGAGTAGTCAGTGAAAGTTCTGAATCTATAGAGCTTATTTCCTCTTTGATAAGACCTTCGATATCTTGATTGTAGATCATTCTCATCTTGCAGACATCGTAAACTATATAATTGTCAAACATTCCTTCAATTGGAATATTGCCGTCAGATGATATGAATATACTATCACCAAAGGTTTCTTTTAACCTATTAGTCAGCTGGCGAATGAACTCAAGAGCCTTTGTTCTACTGTAGAACGCACAGTCAAGAAAGCCTATCTTACTGTTAGTTTCTTTTCTGATAAGATAAATCTTCTTCAAGTTGATGTCTCCTCTATTGTTCTAAAATTACTTAAGTTATTTATTGCGTAAAAAGTAATCATAATTGCATCAGCAATGTCTTGTGTCAAGTCTTTTTTCTTGATTTCAGTGTTTTTCTTTACATACCTAAGCGCATCTTTCTTGATGTTCTTAAAGCCAAAGTATTTTCCCCACTGACGAGCATCAACGTAGTGAATTTCATAGTCAAATCCTGCATGAACTGAAGCATATTCTATGGCATTTAGAGTAGCTTCCAGTGCTCTTGCGGCGGAAATGGATGCTCTAAATCGAACATTATTTATCATAGGCCGCTCAATGGCTATGACTACATAGACAGGTTTATCATAATTATCAACTGCACTTGCAATAAGACTGCTTAGAGCAAGTGCATTGATTCTTTGGATGTTGCTTTTCTTCTTGGTATAGTTTCTTTCAGTATAAACAGGCATTTTAGAATACTCAATTATCTTGCTGCCGTCGCTTATAACTATAGCGCCAGTTACTCCATTGTCGATGCCAATGTAAAGGATATTCATGTTTTACCTTTTGTTTTTAGTAGACATAATAAAGCTATCAATTGACACTGCTGGTTCTTCAACCTGAATGGAGTTCTTAAAAACAGTATCAACAATTACTTCAATAGTAAACTTATTTGTCTCATACTCCTTGACAAGCGCAAATGCAGGATTTAACTCCTCCATAGCGCTTGAATCAATAAAGTCAATAATGTGTTTATCTTTTATGTAATCAACATCATTGAACATTGCCTTAAGGGATTTTCTTCTCTTAATGACAATAAATCCCACAGAACGCCAATTCATTTCCTCATTGTAAAATCCTATATCAAACACTAAAGCTGAGCCACCTTTAGATCTTTCGTCTACTCTTTTCTCAAGTAGTACTTTTTTCCCAGTAGGACTTATGAGATAAACTCTAGGAATACACAGCGATAGGAAAAGTAATTCCCTTACTGAAGTGCTTTCTGACATATATTGTCTCCAGAATTAAACTGATGCGGATAAAGAGGTTTGCTTTTGTGGTTGTGAAGATTTCTTTATAGATAATACTTTGTAGCTGATATTGCATTCATCAAGATAAGCCTGAACATCTTCGAATTTCTTATCTGCAAGATGATCATATCCAAAGGAAGTAAAAGTAACAGTGCCATCTTTGATGATAAGAAATTCAAGACGTCCATTGTTGCGGAAAATAACTAATTGTTTATCCACCTACTATCACTCCTCTACTAGTTTCAATTTTTGTTAATCGTTTTTCTGTTATATAAAATAGTAACGTAGTAGCTATATTAGCGGCAACGAAGGCAAGTGCAGGCTGTAACACCAGTAACAAGACAAATGCTATACCTAAATACGTGAAAATATACAGCATGAAGATATAGAAGTAGCAGTAAATCATATAGAATGCAAACTTTAATCCTAAAAGGAAAAAGCTAAAGAACTGCTTAATTTTTAGTAAAAGCTTTTTTACCATTGTGATTAGCTTCACTTTCAACCTCCTTGGTTTGTTTATTATTTGTTGTATATTGCGGGCAAAAGAGTACTTTTGCGCCGGAAGTGACTATGATCTTGCACTTGTTAGCGCATTTTAAACATAGTTCAGCTACCTTCATCGAAGGATATTTCTCTGCTGACATAAAAACTCCTTGAGAAATGTTAATCGAATGGTTTGAAAAGCGCAGGTATTGTTTTAGTTATTCTTTTCTATCAGCTTTTTTGTCATCATGCTTACTATCAAAGAGCTTGTTAGCTTTAATAGTAAGCTCTTCGCCGGCAGGATTTTTAAATACATAAATCACATCACCAGTGTCAACTTCTACATCTTCGCCGATATACTTATATCCTCTTTGCTCTAAGGCTATCTTAAGAGAGTTAATTAACTTTTCAACGTTTTTATCCATATTTTATAACTCCTTTATTTTATTTATCTAAATGCCAATCTACAAGTTTAGCTGCTCGGCCTTCGTGGCCTTTAAATCCAGCAACCTTAGCCACACGGCCGATGTACTGATCTTTATTCTCCATAATGTCAAGAACTGTATCATAGTTGCCAACCTGACCTGGTCCAAGCTTAAATCTTTTGCCTGACTCTAAAGATCTACACCACATAACACCTGCGATAGCACCTTTGTCAGTGATTCTAAAGTCAATGTCTTCAACTATCCAATCAAAAAGATCTTCACGCCACTTGATCTTAAAACCATTAATAATGGAATCACCAAAGCCAGTAGCAACAAGCCCTTCCATAGAACGATCATCTATATCGGTAAGCTCAACTACTTTGAGAATATCTGGCTTAAGAAGAGCAACTTTCTCTTGGAATTTTCTATTCTCAAAGAAGGGAGCATCATAAAGCTTTAAGTTTCCATATTTATCTACGCGATAGAGCCTAATTTCTGGCTGGACATTATCAGGTCTAAGCGAGTTGGAGTTTAGTATTCCGCCAATTTCATGGGCTGGAATATATCCTCCGGGAATAATGCCAAAATACTTCTTCCGGAAGAGAAGCTCTCCCATAGCTTTAATCTCTTTCTCAGAAGAAACATCTGCCAATTCCCAGACTTTAGGTGTATATTCTATCCTTCGGCCCGTAGTTTTACTTATTCGCGGGGAATAGATTCTTGTGCCTTTCTTTGTAGTCCAGACGTAACAACTAGCTCCATCATATTTCTTAGTAATTGTCGCCGGATCAATTTTCTTCTCAAACTCGCTAACAGTATCAATGAGCTTTAAGTGCAATCTATCTTCAAACCTAACATCAGGATTAGTCTTAAAGCCCCAAACAGCGATAGGAGTCTTGCCATCATAAAGTTTATGGATGTATATAGTATTATCAGGATCCAGCTGTGGGATATACATTTCTGCAGTTTCACCTTTTCCGCCGGAAATCTTCATAATCAAAGCATCTCCTTCAAGGACCTTCTGTCTAGTAAAACCACTACCATAGCCTTGACTTAGACTGCCGTTAAAGAACTCAAAAGAAGCCTCACTTTTAGAATGGTCAATATTTTGAGGAACTCTCGAGCGATTACTAATCTCTTCCCGCAAAAATGCAATAAGCTCTTTCTTGGAAGTTTCAGTCAAATGTCCATCTCTATTAAACTTAATTTTACTTTCCACAGGCTTACCAGATACTCTTACAATGAAAGAAGTGCCATTTCCAAAATGCACATCAAGGTGTTTGCCTGCTCTACTGGCATCATGATAGACAACAACAAAGCTTGTTTTTCCCTTAGAAGAAAACCAGCTTCTTCTGCCAAGAAAGAGGTGAGACTCATTTATGTTATGCATCCTAATTACTTTCATTGCAGCCAGATCAACAATACTAAAAGCAACCATAAAGCCAAAGCTTTCGCCTAAACGCTCGGCAAAGTGTCTTCCATCCCCCTTTTTCGCCCGAAAAATAAACGCTCCCTTCCTTGCAACCCTCAAAGCCTTAACAAGCTTTCCAACAGGAAGTAAACCAACAAAATTCCAAAAACTAAGCCTTCCTAAACCTAAAGACCTACTTCCCTGGCCAACAACAATACTAAACTCCTCTAAGAATTTCACTTTTCCTCCTTGCATTTTTCCGCATAATTACAGTAATCAACACAGAAATAGCATTCGACATAGTCAATCCCAAAATACCACCAGCAACAGCATCACCAAAGCCAAGCATCGAAACAAGGAAGCAAGTAACAAACAAATCAAGCAGGAAATACCTGCCGAGACTGAAAAACCTACCAATATTGCGGAACAATGAAAATACCTTGCCAAAGAAATCAACAATAAAATTTCCCTTCGGCCGATAAATATACACATTCTCCAAGAAAGGCCTAAGCTCCAAATACCAAAACCACACAGCTACAACAACCATTGCAACACCAAGCAAAAGCAACATTGCCATAGCTTACTTCTCCTTTATTGTTTTAAACTTAGATAAAGCACCAAATGCCTTCTCCTGCAACTTAGAAGTTAATTTCCAGAAAGTCAAGAACAGCACGCTGTAAATAAACACTCTCAATGAAGAAAAGTACATCTTCAAGTAGTGTTTAACCTTAATGACCATAATGCCTCCTTAATGACTCTTAAATGCCTCTTTTAGGCTGTTTTTCATTTGAGTTAGAAAAGTAAGGCGGGTCTTGCCCGCCCTGGAACACCTGGATTGGCAGAGGATCAGAAGGGAAGGTCGTCCGGAAGCCCGACTCCCTCTACCTCTGCCAATTTGTCAGACAAAACCTGACTTTCTGTCATACCAGCTTCCTCTGTACCGTTGCCATTACCTCTCAGGATGTTTATCTGAGTAGCAAGAACGTCGTAATAAGCTACCTGAGTGTCTTTATTATAGGAAGAGCGAAGTTTCCCGACGATTAAGACCTTCTGTCCTTTCTTGAAGGAATTGGCTTTGTCGTCGAAGTTAGTGAAATAGGAAATATTGTGCCAGGTAGTATGCTTTGTCAGGCCGTTTCTGCCGTTGTAAAACTCGTCGTTGGCTAGTTTGAAGGCAACGAACTTTCGGCCATTTTCAGAATTGCGGATGATAGGATCACTGCCAATATTTCCTTCGAGAATTACTAAGTTAATCATGCTATTTCCTCCGATGTTTGTTTGAGTGTTAACTTTTTGGATTTGTAGAGATTGTCAAGAACAGTCTTAGAGACGTTTAATTCTCTGATGGTAAGCCCATTGCGGACGACTAGGGATATTTTCCCGAGCAAAGAGGATATAGTTTGTATATCTTTCTGGCTGCAGGAGCTTCCATCTAATTTTTGCGGGCGAAGGACATACATTGTTCCTTCTTTGCGGGAATCAAATTTCCTCACAATCTGGAACATGATGTCCTTCTTCTTACTCTTTGGAACTAAGTAGTACATTGTCACACCTCCTTTTTATTTGTTTATTCAAAATCCTTTTCTTTTCCTGATAGAAAGTCTCTAAAGCTTGTAGAGCACCAAAGACTTTCTAATCAGGGGCGAAAAGGCTTGTCTTTCAAATGCAAATCTATAGCACCTGCAAATGCAGGAAAGCTGCATTTTTGTATGCCTTTCTGCTACAGACTGATGTTTATCCTCCGGGAAAGTCTTTCAAGAGGGTTTTTCATTCGCCGGAAAGGGAGTTTATCCTCCGGGAGAAACCTTTCAAGAGGCTTATCCTTTCTTGAGGGGTTTATCCTCCGGGGATGGGCCTTTCAAGATAGCTTATCCTCTCTTGAAAGAGGAGCTTTATCCTCCGGGAAGTAAGCAAATTTTCTCGTGGATTGCTGGTCGAGGGCTATCAGGCAACCCACGCTAGCTATTTCAAACCTGTTTATGCTTAGAAATACTCCACAAAGTCGTGTTTTCTGTGGTATGTAAACTTTTTCTCGGGGGTTAGAATGGTGCTGAAGTCAAACTTTTCGTTTCTGGTGAAGGTTTTTATTTCATGCTCAAGTCCGGAAGGTGGTTCTTCGTCTAATTTTGCGGCGAAGAAGTAAATTTTACCTCCTTTGTAAGCTATGAGCTTGTATCCTTCAGCTTTCTGGATGGTTTCTGTCTGCAGGGTGTGTAGGTCCACAACTTTGGTAAGTCTAAAAGTCATTTGTCTCCTCAAAGTTTTCTTCTTTAAGCGTTTTTGCGAATCCTCTTGCAGCTTTACGCATTGCGTAGGCTGTAATAAACGCCATTTTGAAGAGTCCGTAGGTCATTTTAACGTCGTCAATGGTGGCTGTAACTTTGTCGGAGGCCTTCTGGATCTGCAGTTTGGCCTTTTTCTGTAGGTCTTGGATGTCTTCCTTTGCCGCTTGCTTGACTACTGGGAGTTCTTGCTTTAGGGCCTTGAAGAATTTCATTGTTTATCCTCCTTTTTTAGCATTTCTTTTACGGTTATAGGTCTTTGGTTGGGTTTGGACATCATGTAAGCTGCCAGGAATCCTACTTTGACGGCTTCGTAGAACATTTTTGCTTCTTCAACAGTCTCTTTAGCCTTTTCTATCACATCTTTGGCGGTTTTGTCTAAATTCTGCAAGTCTTCCTTTGCTGCCTGCTTTAAAACTGGAAGTTCTTTCTTTAAGAGTTCTAAGAGTTTCATTGTTACCTCCTTGGTTTTTGTTATGGCATTACACTTGCCCTGAGACGGGCTAAGATATCCTTGTATTTTCTCCAGCTTTCTTTGTAATCATCAGGTATCTGAATCCCGTCGCATATGCTCTGGACTCTGTCTATCTCGTCATACAGCCCTGATTCAGCAAAATTGTTCATGTGGTTTCGCATTTCGATGATTGTCTCCACGAAGGAGGCCTGAATTGCCTCCCTCGGGGTTAAATACTTTGGTACTAAATCACAGATTGAAGACTTCACAGCCGCTCCTATTTATGTTCTAAAATGAATGTTGGATCTATGTAGGTGTATCTCTCAACATCCTCCAAGCGGACAACGCTGACGTACTCTAGGCCAGGACCTAATTTAACTATAGCTTTAGCTCTGTCGGTGTAGCTTTTGATGATTGTGCTCTCTGGTTCAATACCCAGGCTTTCTAATCTGGACATGGCCTTCTGGATTGCAGCTTCGCGCAATAGGGTATCGTTGTACCTTGCCAGAAAGTCCTGAAGCGGCATTCTGTGCCCTTTGTGAACTACCATTATTTCTGCCATTTATTCCTCCGTTATTTGTTTTATGTGTTCGTTAACCATTCTTGCTAAGCCTTCATGTCTGGGAATAAGCGTAAGCTCCTTCTTCCCGGGGAGATATTGGCTGGCAATTACTGTTCGGCAGTCATTAATTATCTGACTTGCCGTCTCTCCCTCTTCAACCGAAATAGTGAACTTAATGGTCTCCTGGTGAAATCTTTCCAAGGGAGCTGAAAATTCGTATTCGATTTGCACAAGTTTCATTTTTCCTCCTTTGTTAGTTATTATTTTCTTCCAGCATCAGCAGGTATCTCTCCCAGGCGGGCAGTGTCCCATTTTTCGAGTCGGAAATCCCCTTGCCTTAGGAGGTTCTTAATTGTCCAGCATGCTTTAAGCGTCTCTTCGTAATGGTTTATATTTTTCTTCTTAGGCTTACCATTTAGAGCCCAGCTTAAAGCAACCATTGAGTCTGAGAATACGATGGCCTTCTTGAAGCCTTTGGCAATCAGCCATTGGAGCCCGATAATTATTGCCACAAGCTCCAGGAAGTTGTTCGAATAAGGCTTTTGCGAGTCCCAGCTGTGGACTATACGTCCTCTATATGTCACTTTTGCGCCGCCTAAACCAGGATTGCCGGAGGACCAGGCATCTACAGTTATATAGGGGTATTCCTCCCCTTCGGCGGTAATAACAGTTTTTTCCTTAACGATCATTACTCCTCCTTGTTTTTATTCAACTGATAAAGCTAAAGATAGCGGTCTATGCAGCACACTCTGCCCGCAGAATGGACAGATCTCCCTTTCTTCTATCATGTCTGTAAAGACTGTCATTCCGCAGGATCTGCATACGATTACTGTTTGCTCTTCGGCGGGATCTTCGATTCTGTCAACGCCGAAAATTTCGTTAATAGAAAACAGTTCTTCCGGGCGGAGAATTATCTCCATAGTAACCTCCTATTTTTTGTTAATAAATTGGTTATTTTATGTGGTGCAAAGAGTAGGCTTTTTTGATGCAGAGCTTACTCTGCAGTCTGCCCTTTGTGTTTCGGATGGCGCTTGTAGACGGTTTTCGGCGTTATCGGCCTACTCACCTTCTTTGGCAGCGGAATTCTGATCTTGGGTTTTTTGATCTTAGTACCTTTCATTTGATTATCTCCTATTATGTATAGAGAAAGCGGCATTTAGCCGCTTTTAATCCAAATAATCGTCTAAAGCCTTTTGACGCAGTGGTTCTAAGGCATCCATGATTTCGTTGATGCCGTCCCACTGCTCTTCGGCGTAGTTGAACTCTTTGACCCTAAGAGACTGCTTGACTTTTCGGAAAGTCTCCGGGTCAAGCTTTCCGGAGTAGACCTGCAAAACGGAGGCTGGAACTGGACCGTCTGTGATGCGTAAGCTGAATCTCTCTCTTGGGAACACTCTGTCGGCTGTTGTGTCCCCTTTGAGGGATACGTCGTGCTGATCTTTAAGCGACGGCCACTTACAGAGAACAACTGCTCTGACAACGTTCTCTGAAATGATGTCTGTGATAACGAACTCGAGGTTTTTCTCGGGATATTTCCAGATCTGGCCTTCTTCAAGGCGATCTGGTTTGTTGAGTAAATACTCAAGATAAGCGTGTTCTTCAAAGTGTGTCACAATTCCTCCTTTAATAATTGTTGCAGGTATAATTTATCACTTCTGCGCATGGCCCTTCTTATCTTGGCCTTTAGGTGACCTTTGGGCCTGCTTTTGTTGTTGCGCTCCTTTATCCAGCGATATTCTTCAGTCAGGCGTGCTGGATAATGGAGCTGTTCATTTTTAACCATTAGTTCCTCCATTTTAATTGTCTTTGTCTGCAATTTCAGTGATTAATGTGAACAAAGCGAACAGGAATATCATTCCGAACTCGTATGCCATAATAGCGGGTCTATCGTCCCCCGTTTCGTTACAGTATATGGCAACTGAAAATATGATAACCAGTGATAACAGAGCAAGGAAGATGAGTGATTTCATTTTACCTCCTATGATAATTTGATTTTAATTAAGATATATTCAACCGCTTTGCCGTCCGGAGCAACAGCGGTTCTTAGTTCGTAGTAGTTTTTGAGTTCGAATGAGTCGAGGATCTCAGTTTTGTCCATAACCTTCTTGTTTAAGGGAACTAATTCGATAAGATAGGCTTCCCAAACTTCGCCTTCTCTGGCGAGTTTGGCATTTATAAAGGCTGGGAAGATCACCTTCCCGTCTTGAAATATCGGAGCGCTTGAGAGCTTCCCGTACTTATCTTTTGTTACTTTGAGTTCCATTTTTATCTCCTTGTTAGTTTATAATCTCTTCTGAGAGGACGGTTTCTCTCTCTAAGCAGTGTGAAACCTCTTTGAATTCGAGGATTTCACTGCTTAATTCTTTGAAACCTTCTCTTTCGAGGGGTAAATTGTGATCAGCTGTCCATTTATATCCAATCTGTGCTATCTTGGTATAGCAATAGCGACGTGAGTCAACTCTTGACTCACGGACATTATCCTCACTGTTAGAATATTTTGGAGCGTAGCTGCTCCATCTTTCAATAATTCTCTTTACTTTTCTGACATCGATGTCCAGCTCAAACTCTTTGGATTCGACTCTTCTTGACAGAAATTCCTTCTCTACCACCTCGAAGGTTGTAGTGTCTTTTACGAAGCCGCGGTATTCAGCGACTTCCTTCTCTATATTCTCCCAGACTTTTAATTTCTTTGCATTCAAGTCGACTTCGCAGTTGTAGTCGCTGCTGAAGACCTTTCCGGTTGCGACTACTCTGATGATTTTGTTGTCAATAGACATAACTCTCTTGTATGTCTCTATTTCTTTTTTGTATTTATCGGCGATTTCAACAGGCAGATCTTTCCAATAGAAGTAGTAATTCGTATGGTCTGCCTTTACTTTCCCACCGACTCTGTAATATTTGATGTATGAAACCCCCTCTAGTATTCTTACATATCCATTAGAATAATAGTGCTCTTTGATTTGAGGGGCCGGCAATTCGGGAAGGATCAAGCGAAATACTCCCTTGAACATAGGTTTCCCTTTGCGGTCAACCTTGTTTAAGGGAATGAGCTTTACCAGTTCGGCTTCCCAGACTTCTCCTTCTTTGGCGAGTTCTGGGTTTTCAAAGACCGGGAAGATTACCTTTCCGTCCTGAAAGATTGGAGAGCCTGCGAGCTCTCCGAACTTATTTCTAGTTATTGTTAATTCCATTTTCATCTCCATATGTTAGTTCACGGTCTCGGAGTGGTAGATATCCACTCCTTTGCCAATACTAATGTAGTTCGATTGACAGTGTGTGTTAATGCAGGCGTGTGTGTGTCCTGGCGGCTTTCCTTTTAGCCGCCGCGTGATTGGAATTATCCGCCAGCACATAAAAAACTATTTCAGCAGATATTCCTTTTCGATCTCGTTTGTCTTCTCGTCGTAGCGGTATACCCATACTACCGCATCGTCGCTGACAAGTCCGGATTGGATGCGCTCCTTGAGGAGCTCGTAATCTTCCTCCGTCATTAGGATGCCGGAGGCGTCGTGAATGCCACCGTCGGCGATGAAGAATACGCCGTAAGGACGGGGATCTTGTGAAAATATTGATAGTAAGTCCATGTTACTCCTCCTATTTTAAGTGTTGTTTATTATCATCAATGCTAATGTAGTTCGATTAATAGATGCGTGTGTGCTAATGGGAGCGTGTGTGTGTCAATGCGGGCGTGTGTGTGTCGAGGCGGCTCCCCTTTTAGCCACCGCACGTTCAAAATTACCCCTTAGTGGGGTAATTAAAAAAAATAAATACAATATTCACCCGATGAAAGGTGAATATATGGAAGGCTCATCAGCCCTCCTCCTTTTGTTTGACTGCCCCACTTTCCCGGGGCTTGGGGTTTTTTAAGGTGGTTTTCTCCACCATCATTGCCCCCACGCCAGACTTGAACTGGCTGCTGGCCCTACCCAGGGTGGGGCGGCAAGGTAGGCAGACGTGACTATTTAATCACGTCGCCTACCTTGTACTCGGGGTTGTGGCTTACTGAAACCACGTATCCCCCGAGTTTGGGGTCAAAAACTGCGATGCTGCCGACGGTGTGCGCATACTTATGTATGAGCACTGCGGCTACCGGAAGGGATGCTGGCCCGTTGACTTTTAGCAACGGGATCCCTTTAATTTCCGGGGCGTTGTCTTTTACAAACTGAACGAGTTCGGCGTTTGTTGCCGGGTCGCCGAACCCGATCGTTAATGTGTCGTTATTAAATGACATATTGAATAATGCCATGTTAACCTCCTTTTTAAAGTTATTAAATAATAATTTATGATGAATTTGGCTCAGGCGGGACTTGAACACCGCTCTCTCAGGCTTCCAGCAGCCACTGAGCCACCACACAAGCTATCTTAGTAGCTCGATAGCTTGCAGTCTCGCTGATCACCCCTTCCCTTGAGCTCCGATGCTACTATCGTTGCTCAAGGTTCCGTCGGGTTTACTCAGCTACCCGAAGCCCAATTAGCGTTACCCAGGACGCGCCACGTGGAGGCTTGGGCTTTTGCGTCCCACAACATTACTGGCTAAGTGGGACAGCCAGTGTCCGTTATGTGGCTGATCCGTGGAGCATTGCACTCCGGTGAGTGGACGCCACATCGGCCTGCTGAGGCGAGGCCACACCTTGGGTCTTCGAGCCGCTTGGGCGGAATGGGTCCACGGCTCTGAGACCCATAAACCTATAAGCCAGGCTTAGCCTAGCTTATAGGCTATTCTTTATCCCCTTAAAGGGACCACATAGACACGGCGGAGGTAGGTTGGTTATATGACCCGGGTTAGGTGGGGTCCGCCGCTGATACATGCGAGCAGAGCGAATGTAGACTAAGTAGGTATAGCTCTGGCTTCCCGGGTCTGGTTGGTCTTCGCAAGGGAGTGTGTGTAGGCGGAGCGGGTACATGGAAGGTTTTAGCGACCCAGGTTAGGTGGGCACCGCCGGGTACACATGTGAGGTGGGGACGGAGCCATGGATGGTTTTAGCGACCCATGGAGGGGTGGTAGACTGGGGCGTGTGTGAGGCGGAGCGGAGGTGGGTTGATTTAGGGTCAACAGGTCAGGTTAGGTTGGCCCAGGTTGGTCAGGCTGGACAGGCCTCCGTTGGGGGCGTGTGTGAGGCGGAGCGGAGGCCTGTCTTGCTAGTCTAACTCGCTCCAGTCGAAGCCGTTAATTCTAACTACCGGCTTCTTCTTTGTAATCGCTGAAGCGAGTTTCCTAGCGTTGCAATACGCTGGCCGTGCACCACAATTGACGTGCAGCACTTCGGCAACGATCTCTTTCCAGTTATTCCTCTCTTTGAGACGTTGCACGTACCAGTGCTCCACGTTGGGTCGGGTATCTTTGATGCCACTGCCCCATTTGATCTGGATAGCATAAGCTATCCCATCAATTATGACAATGACATCAATCTTGGCCTCGTGGTCAAGGCGTTTATGTGTAATCACCTCGAATCCACTATTCCTGAGCGCATCGACAATCATGCGCTCGAGGATGAGACCATTCATAATGCCCTCCCGTTGTGGTTTAGCCAGCTACGATCTGGCTCGGGCAGCTTCTTATAGCCCTCCTGTGGGTCGAATTGATAGATCTCTACATTGAAATGATGGAGACCTATCAACATCCCTATCAGGGCCGATAGACCAATCGGACCGCTGAGGACTAATTTTATCTTGCAATTTTGGTTTTGTGCCATAGCACTGTAAACCTCTGTTGCAAGTTTTTTATAGTCCTCGTCGGTCACTAACATTGGTCTACCGAGCACGAGGTTGACGTCTATCAGCGTGTCAAGTTCGCCAAAGTAGGCTTTGACAGCTTCGCTAACAGGACGTCCTACCTGCAGGGCTATAATATAGTCCTTGCCGCCTTCATTGGCATATTTTTTCTTCTTGGCAATCTTGGTCTGAGACCAGATTTTAACAGTGATTGCCAAGGAGACTAATGCCAACAAAGGCTCGGCAATAGCCCAAGCCTGGGAGATGAATTCAAAGAGGTTCATGACTGCCTCCCGATGGCTAAACTTAGAACTGGTATAACGGTCTATAGAATGGCTAAACTATCCTGCCTCCGTTATACCAGTACATGAACCCTCCTGGAGCCCATTTTGTCCTAAGCCCCATTCTCAGTTCAGGGAACTTTCTGGAAACCTCATCAAGATATTCCATAGTGGTCTCCAGCGGCAATGGTCGCCAATCAATTCCAGACACGGGCTTGTATACCCTGACTGTCCAGAATTTATTGTCGACATTGCCATGCTTAACAACCATCTCTGCGATGTGCAGGAAATCATCCAAGGTGGTTGTAGAAAATACGCATGTGCGTACATCTACAAGCACACCTTTATTGCTTAAGATCTCCTGAACACGCAGGGAGTTGTTGAGCATTTTTTCTCCCTGACCGTTTCTGAGGCCAGCGCGCATATTGAATTCTGCGCCGTCTGCGGCCTTAAGATCAATTGCTGCATAATCCAAATACGGCAGCAGCATTTCAACAAATTTAGGACTGCTGCCATTATGCGCAATTGAAATCTTCTGGCCACGTTCAGCACAGAAGCGCGCTATATCCATAGAGTCTTTGATAAAGACACAAGGATCGCCTCCAGAAAGACGAATCCTTTCGCCTTTATCTAAGGACTCCTGGATCAGAGAGAATATCTCTGAGGCTTTATATCTTCCGGCAGTGATTATGTCACCTTTGTCGGTGACAAACTGCCCGTCGCGTTTGCAATATGGGCAGTGGAAGTTACACCTGCCGAAAGAGATAATCCTCATCATCTCTATTTCCCTACCAAATAACTTGAGGAAATAGGCCGGTCGCACTTCTGCAGCCGGCTTTCCTCCGTAGGGAATGAGAGTGAGTATTCTCTCTTTCATGTGGCCTCCAGGCTGGAGGTTCATGTTCATTGATTTATTTTATCTATTATCTACTATCCTTAATCCTCCTTTCTTAATTTAAACTTAACGCTGAAGCCAGTCGGCTTGCCAGTCTTAACACTGATGTAAGGATATACCTCGTCAACTCGGTAATATCCTTCATCAATGTTGCGGCATTCATCGCCGACTTTGAACTTCAGCTTCTGACCGCCTACTGAGATGCTAAAGGTCTTTATTTCTTTGCCATTAGCATCTCTTTCGGCGGTAATTTCTACGAGTGAATCTCTGTGTTTTGTTCTGGCATTGATGTCCAATGCTTCGAACATTTCACAGAGATTCAGCTCGTCAGCGTATACCCGCACCTCGAACGTTGGCAGTGCGGCATTAAAGAAGTTGCTTGTGGCAATATACCACTTCAACTCCTTGGTGCCGCCAATGCCAAGCTCGCAGAGCACCTCAAGGAGTACCTGCCATACGCCATTGATGAACAGGTATCCTTGAGATTTGCGCTTCTGCGGGTCATTGCTGGTTGCTATGTATTCGAGGACCGAATATACAACAGCCTTTTGGTCCTCTTTACATAGTGCCATGAACTGCAAAGAATACTTCTTATTAATTTCTCGTATCTTTGCAATTCTGGCATCAACGTCTCGCTTGAGCTCTTCGATTTTATTAAGAGCTGCAATTTCGCCCTTATAATCGAAGTAGCTCCTGAGTTTTCTGCCGTATTTAGCGAGACGCTCAGCAATGGCCTGCTGCTGGCGCACACTCAGGTGCGGGTACACCTGGTCGGCAATACCAGCCTGCAGCTTGCCAAAGACCTCTTTGACAATTCCGTTCATATTTCTGACGAAATTGTCAATTATGGAGTCTTTGACAATCCGAGAATCCCCTTCCTCTCTGAAGAATCGAGGAGCAAGGAATGCAAAGCATTGAGACTGCTTGATTGCATCAATGCAAGCCTCAACCTTTACCGCCTGCTCTTCATATCCTTCAGCTGAACCCTTCTGGACTCTATCAATAATGGGTTCAAACTGGAAGGAATTCTCCTGCAGGGTCTGGTAGAGGGCCATGAGATCCTTGTCTTTGTTGCCAAAGACGAAGATCTCGACCTTTAGGGCAGCCTTAAGCATCTCAACATTGGCTGCGCGGCCAATGATGTATGCTTTGCCCGCGAAGTCTCTAACAGATTGTAATAGTTTTTCATCTTCTGTTAGAGTTGGCCCGATAGCTTTGATAGCTGTGGCGGTAAGTGTATCTACAAGACCGCTTACAGCCATGAAAGCTTTGGCCACATCTGCGGGCAGGTTGCCCTTAGGTCCGGCTGCCTGAGGAGCTTCGGCTTTAGCCTTAGCTTCCCCATCAAGAGGTGTTTCGGCAGCTGGTACCCACTCTACATTACTCCAACCAGCTTTGCGAACAATAGAATATTCGCCAAGCTGATTTGGATTTCTGTAGAGCAGATACTTGCCTCTGCCCTTCTTGATGAGGACAAAGCTATCGTCGAAATCAGGACCGCCGTGTCGGGGTTTGAGTCTGAGATACTCATCCCAGCCAACGCACACGTTGTTCTGATCGACAATAACTCTGCCTTCAGGCAGCCTTCCGAAGAATACCTTGCCATCTTCGACTTTAACGATAGATGTAAGGTATCTTCTTTTGGCCCCTGGCACGAAGACTCTGGGCCATTGGGACTCATCGGCTTTGCCGGTGCCCCATTTTGGCCCATAGAACTTCTTGCCGACCAGCCGAATAACGTCCATGACCAGAGGTCTAAAGACGCTCCAGTCTACTCCGGCTTTGATGAACTCTTTGAGTCTCCACCCGCTACTGCCAAGTGGATTGAGCTCATCTTCTTCCGGATCAACGTTGTCCGGCATTGTCTCTTCGGCATCGCCGTCGTCGATGCTGAGGATGATCTCGTTAAATTTCTCACGATCGGTGAGAGCATTAACAATATATCTCACCGTCTCACCGAGATATTTAACGAGTTTTTCGGCCCTCAGCTGACCAACTGCCAATAGATTGAGTGCAGATTGCACATCAATCATGACGTGGTCGTTGCCGTGGACCTCCTCAGCAATCGCCCAGACAACATCACGAGCTTTGACGCCGTGGTCTTTGCACCACTGAGCGTTAATGGCAAGCTCGCGTTTGATGTTGCTTTCGGCGATATAAATATCGTTAACAGGGACTTTGTTGGAAACAACAATGTGTCCCTTAACGAATTTATCACCGAGCAACATCGTGATGCTGCCTCGACGGCGAACGCCGAGTAGCGCTGCGGCGCCGCTGCCAGCAACTACCTGGCCGTCTAAGGCTATGTAACCAGGTATATACTTAATATTAATATACTCTGGTATAGCCTTGAGGCCTTTGGCCGAAGATAGCCTCAACAGTCGGCCGATTCTCTTTCCAGCCGTCTGTTTGTTGGCATCTTCTTTGGCCTTAATCGGTAGCTGCATCAGCTTTCCAGCACTGTCAAATATTTTGACAATGTACAGATCTGTATCTTTGTGATAACAGATCGTACTATTGTCAAAATGATTTGCAATGCTGTCAAGCTGCGGCTTGGTGTCATTGCCGATAGTCGAGTGTTCAACTATCGTCAAGACCCAGCCTTCAGCAAAAGCATCTATAAATCCTGGTCTGAGATCAGGATTATAGAACTTTTGCTGAACTGGCAGCGCTCCGATCAATTCCTTTTCGGCAGCTAAGATGGCTTGCTTGCTTTCTCCGTAGAGATAAGCAGTGAAGCCATCCTGATAGTTGCCGATTAGGAATGCCTTAACTGTCATGGCAGCCTCCTTCATGCTTGCCATGCAGTTTTTGGCTTCTCTTCTATTTTAGAAGGACATCAAGCTTGGTCTTTCGCCAAGCTCTTCGAGCTTGCGAAGACTAGCTTGATATGTTTCCTTTAAGTATGCTAATGTCTCCTTGTATTGGGCAACAAAGTCTCGCTTCATCTTACGGGCGAGACTGTTGCCAAATTCCTTTTTGAAATGGGCCGTTTTGTATTTAATATATTTGGCCCAATTTTTGATCTTTTTCCGGAAATATTTAACATCCCGGAAAATTTCTTTGTATTCTTTTAACCAAATCTTTTCGGCTTTTTTAGCCTTTTTGATTTGGTCGAATAATTTAGCTGCAGCATCCATAATGGTAAGATGCTTCTTACCGATTATGTCTACTGCCGTCCATGCGGATTTGGCACCGACTTCTTGTGCCTTCTCTGCATAGAACTTATTCAGTTGCTCAATTGATTTATTAAGCTTTTTGAGCACTGAACTGTAAATTCTTTGGGCTCTGGTCAAACCGATACCGCGTACCGTGACCTGACCCTTCATTCTTCTAAGGGTGGTGACGGCACGGGCTTTGTCGACCAATTTGTAAGCCCACTGAAGCTTCCAGCTGAGCCTTCTGACTCTAGCTTTCAGCTTTTTTTCTGTCTCATTCATTTTATTTATTTTGATTTTTGGGGCCCTTGCCACCTTGTCCTTTAGGACGAGGAGCTTGGCGGCCTGGACGGCGCCGGCCCCGACAGTTTTGTCCCCCGAAGCGGCTCTGTGGAGCACATCACGAGCCTCCTTCAGGGTGGCTGGCAGTTCTACCAGCCAATCCTTTTTAATTTTTTTCATGATTTCCTCAAATTTTTGCTTGCAATACACCGGCGGTTTTTGTATATTGCAAGCGGTTTTGGTTTTTACCAAACCGCCCTTAGCCGGGTAGCGTGTTTAGGCACGCTGCCCGACACATCTAATTGAATTTAGCGTCCCAATTAGCAAGGACGGTGCGTTGAAAAAGCAAGTCGCACGCTTGCCCTGTCAAACTCTACGGCACTGACAGGCATGCCCTTGTTGATTTGGCGCCACGAACCAGGCTCAACAAGCCAAGCCTGAGCAAAGCAGGAAGCGCGCATCGGTGGCACACCTCGCCGAAGCGGGTGCTCATGCGTGCTGCAATTATTTTTATTCCCCGTGTGTGTTATATTACACAGGGAACAATTCTAAAAAAAATAGTTCGATTCAAGTGTGTGTGTGTGGCGTGTGTGTGATGCACGCTACGCATACACATAAAAGCGATTCAATCGTTAATCAACTAATTGAATCACTTTTTTATTAACTTGAGGGCCGCCTTGAGACCCTCAAGAATACCGTCGACATCGCGGACATCCACTCTGTCGACGTATAGGATTTTCCCATCTCCTACAGTACGCCATCTTGCACGTGGAGTACTGTATTTATAAGCATAATTATCCAAGTAAATCCATGTGGACTTACCGGATAATTTATTGTCTTCGAGATGGGAAATCCCATCATAGTCGCCAATGTAGAGGATATAGTCGAATTGACTATATATCTCACGCTGGCGACTTTCCTCATCAACGTCTTTTTCTATTATGCTGCCATTTGAATTTGGCGCATAATATACTGAGACGTTGATTTCCTTGGCGAAATTAGCTAATTCTTGGGCGATCTTTTTAGTTGCGCCCGAGAATGTTACACAGGACCCGCTCTCATCGTTGGTGATGAGAATCTTTGGTCCGTCGTTCTTTCGCCAAGGATCATATACTGCGGGCAACGGATTTCTATGCGTTGCCCGCAGTATTTCATACTTTAGAGGGTTGATCTTTTCTTCCTCAATTGTGGGTAACCCTCTCAAACCCCACAATTGGGCCAAAATTTCAGCACAAGCCGCCTCTGTGCGGCGATCGATTTCAATGTCGCCGCCGCCACCAACACATGTGGCCGGCGACTTGTGCTTATGAATTAATTTTATTTTTGCATCGGGATTTCCATCAAGCTGTTTTTTGACAGCTTCCCGATGCTTTTTAATTAATTCTTGCTTCTTCCGTCTCTTATAAGAGACGAGAAGAGCTAAATTTTTATTGAGGGCTTCTTGTGCCTTTTCATAATCCTGAGCGTCTTTACGCCCAAGATTATCAGGCTTTGAAGCCCTCTTTTTGGGCGAGGAGGGCTTGTCTTTGCCTTTGCCCTCCTCTTTCCCATTTCGAATCTCTTGATTAGCGACGCTATCGCCCCCATGATAGTCGTCGCTAATTTTTTCAATAGCGTCTTGCACCTCTGCTTGCATCTGGTGCAGACGCTTTTCTGAAACTTTGTAGAGTTTTCCACCGCCCAGCTTCAGCGCCTCATCCATTGTGAGGTCCCTGCAGAAGCCAGGGCCATATATAAAACTATGGACACCATTTTCATATAAGGTGCCCTTTTTCAGATCCGGTACGTATTCATAATGATATACTTTACCGGATCTATCTGTAATCAAAAAAGTGATTACTTTCATATTTTCTCCACTCTTAGCCCCCACGCCCGACTTGAACGGGCTGCTGGCCTGATCCAGGGTGGGGAACCATTTAACAATATTCGGACTTCAACGCCTTGAAGGCGTTGAAGCCGATGATTTCAATTAATTTCTTTCTAGTCTCGGAAGGATCGCCGGTCTCCTTCCAGAGACTTGTCCAAAAGGCGGGTTCGGGTAGCCCGCCTTGGACTTTTTTGATTAAATTTGCCATCTCTATCGCGGATGGCGATTTAAACGCATCCTCTCCGCGAAGAGAGGCTAAAATGCTTTTAATTACATTCTTGTATTCCAGGCCGGCGTCCTGGAATACAAGACGGTCAGTTACCTCGCTATACCCCACGTAGGTCCTGACCGTAAACCTACGCAAGGTTTCTTCTCGCAACCCCCTTCTGTTATTGGAGGTCGCTAAGAAGATAATCTGCTCTGGGCGGTACTGGATTTCCCGCCCCATTATCTCAATTAAGCTGTCCTCCAAGAGTGGAAGGAGGAGATCCTCCACTCTTGGTTTGGACTTATCGATCTCATCGAGGAGAATTATTACCTTCTCCTCGAGAGAGGCTTCCAACCCCTTTGTTAGAGGGGTGGAGAATAAATGTAGTAAACCGTCGACAACCGTCCACCCGAAGAACAGCTCTTCGGGGGTGAGGCTATCGGTTATCGACATTTTAAACATTTTATAATTAAACCTTTCCGCCAGCCTCTTGGCGGTAAAGGTTTTCCCAGTCCCGGGTGGTCCCCAGAGGAGGACCTTGTCTCCGGGCTGGAGCCAATTTATAATATCCATCTTATTTTTCCTTAAAATCCGCCACCGATTCCCCTCCCTTGGTGCGGGTTGCTGCATCAACAGGCACCTAAATCCTGTTGACGCCCTGCGGGTTGAGGGTGGGTGACTACACGACTCGTCTTCCACCCTGAGGGGCGCCTTAGGTGGGCCACTCTATCCGTCAAAGCCTATTATCTAGCAGCCCAGTTATCTACAGTATACCGCTAGTAACAGGCACATGCTAGACGGATAGCCATCTTCACTCAGCTATAATCGTGAAGATGGGAGCCCGTTCGGCTTCGTAACCACAAGAGAATGTCCAGAGTATAACTGTATTAAAGTTATAGCCCTTTAATACAGCCTTCTGAATATGGACATTCTCCCTTTTGTCCGCCTACCCGGCGCAGAGAAAGTTAAGTCGTGTTAGCTATCTCTGCTACCGCTATGTCGGCAGACAAAAAATACATAGCTCCGTTGTTTAAAGTGGGATACGGCACCACTGTTAGACCCTTTTGATGGTCATAGATACCTCCTTTCTCTGCTCCTTTTCCGCCGGCGGCATAGCGGAAACGGAACAGCTTAAGTTAAACATTATCCAGCCGCCTTTTAACATGGGGTGGGCTCGCAGCAAGAAAGCATGCCTCTGCCCACCCCAAAAACAAAGACCTGGTCTCTTCCTTCTGTCCCTTCTATCTCTATTTCCCTCCCTCTCTGTCTCCCATCTCCATTCTCTTCCCCTCTCTGCCCCTTCCATCTCTGTTCCCTCTCCCTTTCTGTCTCTCCTATCTGTATATCCCTCTCTGTCTGTCTATCCTCTCTGCTAACCCATTTCCCTCTACCTGCCGTTCTTTCTTGCCTTCTTCCCTCACTTTTTCCCTCATTTCTTCCCTCGTCGCCTGCTTGCTTACACCCCGTGGGCTCGAACTGGCTTTGCCTTGCTGCTTGGATTTTGCTGGCTGAATTTTTACTTTTCCAAATTTTGAGTTCTTCCCTATAGGCGCTCTGTTGCTTGTGTGCTTCTTTTTCTTTAGATTTGCGCATTTAAGTAAAATCTCTTTGGTGAGACAATGGACTTAGGCTTGTGGACTGTGGTTATTAAGTTTATTTCAGTGCTTAAGCTTCTGTCGGCGTATATTTTGAATGCCTGCGAAGATAAAAGGTACGTTAGGTTTCTTGTGTGGGAGGCTGTTATTGATACTTCTTTGATAGTGGGTTTTTTCTTGTTGGAGCATTTTCACTTTAGGTGGGAGCCTTCGACTGGAAGGTTATTGATGTTTGTGATGAATGCTTGGCTGTTGTTTTTGTTGGATGGATTTGCTTTGTGGGTGATTGTTTTGAGTTTGATAGTTGGAACTTTGTTGATTTTGTTTGTGGGTGGGTATTTGTCTTTGATCTTGTGGTGTTTGATCTTGATGTGGTATTTTTGGGCAAAGGAGAGAAGGGATTTTGTTTCTGCGGCAATTGGGAGTGTTTATGCTGTGAATTTGATTAGGCTTTTGTGGTATGCTTTAAATCTTGACTGGAAGATGGTGGCTTATACTTTCGATTTGGTGTGGCAGTATGGGGTTTATGTTGGTATTATATTCCATTGCGCAAGAAAACATCAGTCTGCCAAAAAGGAAAATTCTCTCCAGCGGCCAAAAACTGCTGAGATTATCTACCCTCCTTGGATTGAAGAGCTAAGTGAGCGTGAGCTTGAAGTCCTCTGCTGGCTTTCTGCGGGGCTTAAGAGTGAAGAAATTGCTGAGTGTATGTATATTTCTAAAAGAACAGTGGATTACTATCGCTCTGAGCTTAAGAGGAAGCTAAAGTGTAACAGTGTTGCTGAGTTGATTAGGCTTACCGTGGAAAATAGGGATGTTTTGCTTCGTAGGTTAAATAAGATTGATTCTTCTGGCTCTAAGAATGGTATAAGTAACGGTATTGGTAAAACTACTAGGTAGAATTATCAATTAATTTTAGAACAATTTACATTGTGTTTTGGAATAATTGCCAAAGAGGTATGTATTATATTTGCCCCGCCAAAAAAACAAAATTGGAGGTCAGCATTGGTTGGTGATGTGATTCTTAGTCTAATCTACAAGCGAGGGCTTACTGTTAAAGAGTTTTCCAGGCAAACTGGAATTGCTCGTTCTTCTATCCACAGATACATCAAGGGCACTGTTACTCCGGGGTTAAAGCAAATTCTTACGATGTCAAGAGTGTTGAATGTATCTCCTGAAGTGTTCTTCCAGAAGGAGACGCCGCCACAGGAGTCTGTTGGTTGCCGGGACTGCTTGCTTATGAGACGTTATGAGTTTTTGAAGAGTGGGGTTCTTTTTGGTGTGTTTTCTGATAAGCAGTCTAAGTTTGAGGTGCATACTTATCAGGCAAGTAAGGATTGTGAGATTAATCTTGAAAAGATTGCAAAGTCGTTTCAGGGTTTTCTAATGGCAGATAAGGAGCTTGTTGGTTTCGGCGGCCAGAGTGTTGATGCTGGCAAGATATATAAATTTACGCCAGCGAAAGTTGCTGTTGTTCCTAAGGACAGCAGAGTTACTTTTTATGTTGACAATTGCAACTGTATAAGTTTTGCAAAAATTTTATCTGAGAATTTGTCTGATGTCGATACTTTTAGTAAAATTGTGGTGAAGAATTTACATTTTTAGGCGCTCATACATACCCCCAAAAAAATGAGTCCTAAGTATCCGCATCTCGTGTCATTTGGCACATTTGCGGATATTTTTTTTGTCATTTCTGATAAATAATTCTTGATTAGGCATTTCTGGAGAAGTAAATATGCATATGTAAATTCTAAAGAGGTTTGTATGTATCTAACAGATGACTTGCTTAAGTTCTTTAAGTCGCTTAAAGGTTCGTTCTTGGAGGCAATGTTGAGTTTGTATGAGTTTAGGAATTCTGAAGGTGTTGATCCACTTTCGTGTCCTTATTTCAAGAAAGCTGAAAGGCTTGCTTATGAGGAAGGTGAGATTGATAGGCTTATAAGTGGAATGAAGTATATCATTAAAAAGTATGAGCAGCACAATGGACAACAACAAGACCAGTCTTCCAGCAGTCAGGCAGAGTGAAGATAAGATCTTCGATAAGCTTTCTTCGCTGCGTAACAGGTATAACATAACTCTTACGCCGGAGGAGGTTTCTTCGCTTAAAGATTACTACGCGCAGAAGTCAATTGGCATTAATGCTAATGTTGCCATTATCTGCAAAGGTGAGGATTGTCCTTTCAAAGAGGGATGCTGGTTTTGGGAAAATAAAAAGCTTCCTTTAGGAAAGCAGTGTCCTATTGAAACTGAATTGATTATCTATCACACTACTAAACTCATTGAAGAGTTTAATGTCAATGAGAATAATCATTCTGAGCTTATGCTTATTCAAGAGTTAGTTGAGTTGCTGATTTACGAGATGAGGCTTTCCTACATCCTTTCGCATCCTGAACATGCAATGCTTTTTAGTTCTAAGCCGATATTCTCTGCTTTGGGCGATGTAGAGTATGAAGAAGATGTTCATTGGGCGATGAAGCTTAAAGAGAAAATTAAGAACAGAAAGATGAAGATTCTTGAGTCTTTAAATGCTACCAGGAAAGAAAAGTGGAAAGTTGAGCGTGATATGTTGAAGGCCTTGAAGAATAAGGAGACCAGTACAGATGGGAGTTACAGTGGGCTTGTCATTAAACTCAAAAAGTTGATGAACGATATCAAGAAGTTTGAGGAACATATGCCTGAAGAGGCTATCTTTGAAGAAATTAGAAAGTCAGATTGATCGCTAAATAAAATTAAATAAAACTAACTGAGGAGATCCCCAATGAAAAAGCAACAAGAGAAAAACAGTCTAAGCCTTCAAGTTAAGCTGAATATTGAAGTCTTGACAGATAAACAGCCGTTTGATATCCAGAAGTTCTTGATCGATAAGCTTTCTGAGATATATAAGAAGCTTGGTGATAGTGGAGAACTTAAAAATTTTGATGTTGAAGTTTCTTTAAATGACAAACAGGGTTCGTCTATTACGATTACATATCCAACAATAATATATCCAAGTTATCCAAATTATCCTTACATAACTTATTCACCTAATACATCTACAGGTGTCCTGTATTGTGATACAACTTCAAACAGTGGAGATACAAATGATAAACCATATTAAACCATATTGAGGGCTAATATGACTCGCATTCAAATTCCAAAGGAATATTATCTTGAAAATCCTGCCTACTATAGCGACAGTGTATTTAAGAATTTCTTCAAGGCTGTTGGGTCTTTAAGGCATTTCGGCGGAAAGGTAAAACGTAATGCTCCAAAAGATATGTATTTATTCAGTTCTTACTTTAGGACCGAAGAAGAGACAGACATAGCATATAATCTTTTGATTTATGTGTTTGATAAGTTCTATCCAGATACAGATGAAGTAAGCGTCTCTTCATTTTTGCCGAAGTATATGGATGTTTTATTCGAAGCAGGATTTTTTGGTTAATGTTTTGGTTAACATTGCTGGTTAGCTAATGTATTCAGGCAGCTTTAGAACAGTATTTGATCTATTAAAGCAAGGCAAAGGCTTTGTCTTCGACGTAGAAACGCTTGGTTTTAGAGCCGACCAACCGCTCTATTCTGCAAGCTTTGTTTCCTGGATGGAGCCTCAGCCAAAGACTTTCTACGTTGAGCATAGCCCTGAAGTTCTTGAGCGTGCCTCTGCAATGGGCCGCGCTGGATATACTGCTTTAGATTGGACTAAGTTAAGTAAAAGCAGTTATGCAGATATCGGCAAAGAGCTGACACGTAGGCTCAATAAAAGCCGCTTTATTGTAGGCCACAACATTGCATTTGACTTCTCTGTCCTTGCTGAGGCTCTACCTAAGGAACAGTTTTATGCTATCCAAAAGGCCCTCCAAAGTATATCAGACCCAGAGCTAAAAGCCCAAATCCGCCAAGCTAAAGCTCAGTATGGCGCTATACCTAAAGAACTTCAGGATATAAAGCGATATAAATACCTAAAAATTCACTACCCCGCCGCCTATATTAATGCCCCCTTCCGCCACCAAGACACCTTCGGCCATGTCAAGCCAAAAGCTTACATGGCCTATAGTAGATATTTAAACTATATTCAAGAATCTCAGCAAGCATTTGGAAGGTCTGTTATTGATACGCTTTTGCTGTCAAGAATTGCAGCTGGATTTGGTAAAGAGCTTGGACTTTTAGAGACAAAGCTGCCCGATGCTCTTATAGGACTTGGTTCTACACTTGAAGGTATAGCTACAGCTATAGGTATAGACACAAAATCAGCTCACACAGAAGCTGACGTTCTTTACAACAAGAAAGTAGCTGAATTTTTATTATCTGGCGACATCGACAAACTTGCTGAGGCATCAAGAAAAGGGCTTGGTAAAAAGCTTGCTGCAATAGCTGATCGCTCGCAACGATTTACTGCACTCGGTCTTAAAGGTGAAACCGAAAGTCTGTTTCGCTACTTAGAGAAAGTAGGTAGCAGCAAAACAGTGATGAAGCATATCATCACTTCGAGATTAAGTGAAGTTGCGCGCGAGATGTATTTCCGCGGCGGCTATCCAATTAGAACTATTGCAGGCCGTAGATCGGTTATCGAGAAGAATATTAATATTATTCTTGGAAGATTTCTTAAAACATATCACCCGCTGCTTGAAAATATTGCCGAAGAAAAGCTTTCCCGTAGAGAGGCTCTTATAGCTCTTAGGGAAACTTATGAACGTATATATAATACCATTCAGTTAAAACATCTTGCTTCAAGAGGCGCTAAAGATTACAAATACTTTGAAGAACGTGCTTACCAGCGTGAAAAAGCTTTTAGACGATATCAACGCATACTTGCAAATAAAGCTCGTTCAGAGCGGTTGGCAGTTCACCCCGAAGAGATTACCAGTATTCTTAAATCTGGTACCCCTCGTTCTTTGCTTATTGGTGCAGGAGTTCTGCTTGGCCTTAGTCTTCTTGGCACTACATATTCTTTGATGAAAGAACGAACAACTGAAGACAACCCAACACGTATAGAAGGTTTACATCCAGGTGATGGTGTCAATAAAGAAATAATAGATGCCTATACTGACTTTGGAAGCCCGCTTAAGATGCCAGGTGGTATCAGTAAAGCATTTGGTTTTGTAGGACGTGTCATTGGAGATACTCTTACTAATGTAGCTGAGCATAGCCGCTATGCAGCAGCTGGATTTGCTCTTGGTATTTATACGGGATATAATAGCAAACATAAATCAGATACAACAAGCCTGCTTACCAGTGTTGCTATTGACTTGACGGATGATATACTGCTTGCAGTCGGAGGAAGTGCTTTAGGTGAAAAACTTGCATGGATGCATCCATTAGGTGCTGGTATGTTTGGTTTCGGACTTGGTAAATTGCTTGGTGCACGTATATCAGGAAAGGATGATGATTATAATACAATAGAAGGATTACGGCATGGCGGTGTTGCAGAAGCTATGAGAAAACGCTTTACAGATTTTGGTTCTGGATACAAAGGACCCAATCCACAGCTTTCTCCATCTTACAATGAAGCAGAAGATGTTCCTCGATATGAGATAATGAGAGCAAGTAAGATTGGTCTTTCGGAAGAAGAATTATATGAATGGGCAATTAAACCAACAAAAGAGCCGAGTGAGTATGTAGCTGCATCTGCTTCAGCTGGAACTGCTTTACACCAGTATATGCAGGCCATTGGATATCAGCAGAATCCTTTCTACAAACATGAAATTCTTGTTGTAAATAGACAGCATGGTATAACAGGCCATATTGACGAACTTACAGCTATGGGCATTGGTGATATTAAAACTGTAAACAGCGGTATATTCAATGCCATAGCTAAAGAAGGTAGACCAAAACCATCTCATTATGCACAAGTTCAATTTTACATGGGTACAACTGGTGTAGAGCATGGATATATTAAATATGTAGATAGAGACAATCCGCTTAGACAAAAAGTCTACCAGTTTGATTTTGATCCGATATATTATGAAAATCTGTTAGCTAAAGTCGAACGTGTGCGTGCTCGTGTTCTTGAGGATATTGCAACTGGAAGACTTGACGAAGATAAACTTCCAAAGACTGCATCTATAGAGCGTCTTGAGAAAGATGCTTTAGAGATATCTATAGTTGAAACGCCAGAATATATGGCAATGACTTTAGATGAGAGGCGAAGGATATTCAAAGAAGAGATGGATTATTTACGTTCTGTTAAGCGTGGAATGCCATCATCAGGGCCTGGGGCTGAAAGAATTCAAAAACGTAATCAAGAAAAAAGACATTACCTTGTAAGCACACAGGGTATAGGTCTGCAAACCTGGTATAATAGAAGCAAACATCATGTAATGTAATAAAATCAATTAAGGAGGCTTTATGGCACTTGGAACAATTGCTCGAGTACTTGGCGGCGCATTTGCAGGCGCTGCGGTTGGCGGTACTTATGGAGTTGCAACAGATAAAGACACAGGTAAAACTGCTGCTATGGGTGCCTTACTTGGCGGCGTTTTAGGGTATGCAGCACTTGGAAGATCAGGAACTTTAGCAGAAAATATAACAAGAGCTGGACAAAGAGTTGGAAGCATCGCTGGCAAAATTGCAAAAACATCGGCATATCAAAATACGATTGACTTTGTTAAAAGTTTCAACAGAGGAACATATGTTACCTTAAGGAGAATGTTCCCAAATACTCTTGGTAAAAATCCGTTGCTTGGTAGAATTTATGCCAGTGCGATTACAGGTGCTTTAGTTGGTGGGACAATGGGTGCTGCGCAAGGTGCTGTTTCAAGAAAGAGAACCATGTTCGGTGGATTTGTGCGTGGTGCTCTTTTAGGAGGATTTATGGGTGCTGGACTTGGTTTTAGACGTAGATTTGTTAAACCTATTAATCCTATAAAGAATGCCGCTAGAATACCTAATCCTTTTACAAGATAATTAATCGCTTAAGCACAATTTGGTAAAAGCCTATGTTACCAGAAAAACAAAATCTTGACGATGCAAATGACCTCTCTATGATTGGCCCTGATATAGGGCCTGTCATGGCACTTATGGGGTTGACTGTTGCTGCAAGTGCACTTATCCCTGCGGCCGTCCGCTCTACACATAAATATGCTCGTTTTCTTTCTAGATATGCAGAAAATCCTCGCATTAAGCAGTATGCATCAAGAGTTTCGTCCTATTTAGGTAATGTCGATAAGCGCATCAAAGGTAAATACCGCGGTGGTTTTATAGGCTCCCTATTTGGTGCAGATACTGCACGAAAAGGACCGCTTGAAGGCTGGCGTGGTAAATTTATGAAAAATCTTGGTGTTGAAAATGCAGTGCTCTCTGGGCCATTTATGCAGGATTTAAGATCATTTGCGCCTTTAATGACAACACATGCCAATGGTTTTACAGCTGGTGCATGGAATAAAGCTCTAAGAAAGATGTTTGGCAGCAATAAAATTATCAACAAAGGCGAAATGATGTATACTGTTGGTGCAATGCCTATTTTCTCTATGTTTGGAATTCAACAGGCTGCCAAAGAATATGGTCTTGGCGGAGCTATTATGGCCGGTATAGCAGAGCCTCTAACCTTTGCCTCTTACAGACTTGGAGAAGCTGCTGGCTCTGCGCTTGGGTATGGCCTTGGTGGAGCACTTGGAAGTCGTATTGCAGGCGTTGGACTGGGTGCAGTATCGGCACTTCTGCCAATGGCTATATTCTCTACACTTGGCAGAATGAGCAGTCTTGGAAGAAAGTGGTCAACACCTGACTTCGGCGGAAATGTCCAAGATAATTCTTATTCATATACTATGCGTCAAAGAAGCCTTAATGCTATAAGAACGTCTATGTTTAACATACGTGCAGAACTTGGCAATGAAGCTATCAGGCTTGCTGGTCTTTCCTGATGTTCTTTGAAATTGCTGCAACTAATTCTAGAGGTTTTAATGTCAAAGAAAAAACATTCCTATAAGTATAATGATCCAAAGTATAAACTTTGGCGTGAAAAGGTATTTAGACGCGATAGATATATGTGCCAATTATGTGGATCTAAAGGAGGACTGAATGCTCATCACATTAAACGCAAAGCAGATTATCCTAATTTAGCATATACAGTTAAAAATGGTATCACACTTTGCACAACCTGTCATGAAATTATAACTGGCTATGAGGAACATTTTGAGGAACTTTTTGACGCTGTCGTGATAAAGCATGTAACATTTGATTTGCTGTATATATTTTGGAGCGGCATTATTGAAAAACTGCCGAATATTGTTGAAACATTTAAGGCAAAGAACAAATGGATGAACATATTCTACTTCCTTGGTAGTAAAGTTAAGACTTCCAAGAAGGAACACAAATCAGATAGAAAATATGCACAGAAGAATATGCACCTTGAAAACATATCAGCAAAGCTATGAAATCTAAATCAGTAGATAAATATACACATACAGTCATAAGTCAGCCGTACGATTACTTTAGACAGCTGTTTACTAATGTTTCTACAGAGAGCGAAGACATAGTCATTGATGCTTATAATATTACTTTTAATCCAGAAAACACAGCGCGGTATATAGAGTGGTGCATCAAAAATGTCATAGAGTCGCGTAAAGCTCCATGGCTTATTGAAGCTATGAAGCATGATCCTGCTTTTATGGTAGATCCTATAAATGATTATTATTTAAAGTTAATTCCTGGTGTATTACGTAATTCATTAAATGACCGTGAACTTCTTGAAGCTATAGCTCTTTATGACCCTGTAACATGGGGTCAGTTATACCTGTTGCAGAAACACGTAGATCCATTTACAGGCAAAGTTGGCTGGCAGCCGCGCATGTCAAAAGATGGCATCTCCTATCAAGCAATGCCTATTCGATGCCGATCACCAAGATTAGTTGTCAGAGCGGGCCGCCGTGTTGGTAAAACTGCAGCACTGGTTGTGAAGATCCTGCATCGTGCTTTTACCTGGACTCCAACAGAAACTCTTGGTTATTACAATATAGTGATTTTTACGCCAAACCAGTCGCAGTTAAATACAATATTTAAGATGATTGAAATCATGATTGACAACAATCCCGTTCTGCTCAATGAAATTAAAAATGATGGCCGTATACCAACACGCAAAACTCCCAATATCGAACTCGAATTTAAGAATGGTGTTGTAATCAAAGGCTTTGTTTCTGGATCTACAGCAATACGTTCGTCGTCTGCCCACTTCCTTGTAATTGATGAAGCTTCCTATCTTACTACTCCGGACATAGAGGCAGCTATAGCTCTTATTACAGAAAATCCAGAAGTTGAACTATGGGTATCTTCAACTCCCAGCGGATTGCGTGACTGGTTTTATCAGATTGTTCATTCTGAAGACTTTGTTTCATTTCATTTTCCATCAAATAAATTCCATCCATACTGGAACGAAAAGATGGAAAGTGATATGCGTGCTTTATATACAGATGCAGGCTACAAGCACGAAATTCTTGCTGAATTTGCTGCCGATGGTCAGGGGGTATTTCAAACTGTATTTATTGATAAAGCAAAAAGACAGTATAAGTATGAAGACCAGAGGCCAAATCCAGAATGTTATTATGGCTTTGGTGTTGACTGGAACGATATGGCAAATGGTACAAAGATATGTATTGTTGAATATAATCCTTCGCTGAAAAAATATCGTGTTGTCGGCAAAGAGTCGGTCTCAATAGAGAACTGGACGCAGCTAATGGCAGTAAAGAAAATCCAGGAACTAAATCGCATATGGCAGCCAGCAGTTATATATTGCGACTACGGACATGGTGCAACTGCTATAGAGCTTTTGCATGCTTTAGGTGCTGAGGCTCCTCCAAATTCTGTTGATAGAAAACTTCTTGATGCAAAGTCAATTAACTTTTCCTCCTATGTAGATATCTATGACCCAGGCACTAATGCTAAAGTGCAAAAGCCTCTAAAACCATACATGGTTAACAATGCTGTAAGGATATTTGAGGAAGAGCTTATTGAAATATCTGAATATGACAACCACTTGATTAAACAAATGGAAAATTACATCATTGATCATTATACCCCAAAAGGTATACCGGTGTATAAAGCTTCTCCTGAGTTTGGAGACCATGATCTTGATGCATTAATGCTTGCACTGCTTGGATTTAACCTTGAATTTTCATCTCTTACAAAACCAAGATTTGTAGCAAGTTTTGTCGTAAGTATTCCTCAAAAATATCAGGCATTTCAAAACAGATTAGGACTTTCTGCAGAGCAACTCTCATATATCAAACGTCTTGAGAAAGATAAGGAATTTGAGCGTCAAGAGTATCTGCTTGCACATGGCATAAAAGATAGACCTCTTACAGCATTTGGACGTTCTAATGTTAGAAGATTTGGTATAAGACGCTATTAATAACACTACTTAAGCAATAAATGGAGAAAAGCTATGGTTACAGAAGATTTATCAATCTATATTGAAGATAGTGACGGCATTTTTACGCCGCTTGAAAATGATACCATCTATGTCTTTAATCCTGAAAAGTCTTATCGCATAGCTTTTAGAAACAATACCGATAATTTTATGTCTATAGATAAATCCAGTATTAATAATATTATACCTCTAAGCGAAGACGTATATTTAGATCCGCAAAAGACTCTCTTTTTTGATGTTGTGCAGCCTTTAGATAATCCCGCAGATATTTATGTTAATTATAATGTTTCACCAATTCCGCTTAAAAATAGAATAAATGTTCATCATTTTCTGCATGAAAATCCAAGTGGTTTTCTGATTGGATATAACACCGTATCTGATAATGTTTCAACATTTGATGGGCTTACACTTTATGTGCAGGGGTATTTTTTTACAAATAAAGGTGATGCTGATATAGTTAATTTATCAGACAGAGTTACTATCGGTATCAACCAGCTGCGTGAGATATTTTATACAATTGATGGACAAACTACTTCGACACACTACCTTCTCCTTGATTTTAATGAGCCATATGTATTTACATTTTATATCAAACATGGCAGCATTACCGTCTACTGCAATAACGATTATGTAACGGTCATTCCTGTGGAGTTAAATAATCCTCTTAATGTAAGAGTTGGCGGATTTGATGGATATCTACTGTTTTATGGTTTATTCAATATAGAACATGACAATTTCACCAGAAAATATATCAACAAATTTTTACTTGGACTATGAGATCTATTAAAGAATTTGGTAAACCAGCTTCCTTCGAAGAAATCAAAGAACGAAAGGAAATCAATGTCTCCCCTCTTGAAATAGCAAGGGATCAGACTATACAGCTATATTACTGGCTTTATCCTTATATAGCATCCGAATTTAAGCATAGAGAAGACATTCAACAATGGGCAACGCAAATCTTAAAAGAGTTTAAGCAAGAAGTAGCTAAATTTAATCAGCAGTTGAATAACTTGGTTGCCATATTTAATAGCCATATACATCCAACCTCTCAGGGCCCGACAAGCCCTACGACTTCGCAAATGACTGCGCCTCAGCTTAATACATGGAAAGCTCAGCCGGAGGATTTTTATTTTGGAGACGATCTTATCACTGATAGTTCAAAATATACATCGGCCATTAAGCATCGAGATCCAGAAGAAAAGCCTTCCAGTTATAAACCTAGTATCGATGTTGTAAAAGAGCTTAAGAAAATCAAGAAGTTTATACCATTTGATATTCAAACTGGCGAAGGCGACTACGTTCAAGATGAATCTTAGGGAATAATCTGGAATAATCTATGGATATAAAACAAAAAGTTGTTATTCCAAAGCCTCAAAGACAATCAATAAGCTTTGCTGTAGAGAAATCTAAGTATAGCACTACAGAAAAAGGTTCTACATTATACGACGACTTCTCCGAGCAGAAAAGCTTATTGCTTAATGGATACAATGCTATGCTTTTTGAGATTGAACGTTTGATGAATGTTATCGTTGAGCGTTCAAAGAGTTATGACTTAAAGGTGGAAAATACAACTGATGATGTTATAGTCAAAGCATTGTTCTATAATGTATTTAACGGTGAGAAGAAGACCATTACATTTGAAGATTACATAGATTTAATAATTTATTCCAAATCGCCAAACGGAATCATCCCATCGGAATATCTCGGCAAGCTGAAAGATGCTTTTGGTAAGCAGATTATTGAAAAACAGGCCTACGATTTATTATATGTTTATCCATTGCTGCAGAGCGCTTATAATATTAACACGGCTGCATCCTCCTTGGAGAATATAGATGCTATAGATATCTATATTGATAACAACAATCACACTACATCACATCCAAGCTCTTCAAGTAGTTCTACGAGCAATGTTGTAAATGTATCAGAAAGCAAAATTAAACGTATCATAGAAGAATGCTGGCCATGTGAGCAAAGACTGTATTGGATTAAGAAAACATTTGGCATGCCTTTTAATGCTGAAGGTCGCAAATATTACGATATGTATTTCACACAGATGTGGCGTACATATCTTATGGAACTTAGAAATATATTATCTATTAAGCTCGGTCTTTTTGATTACGGATTGCTTAGTACACTGTGCGCTGCAGGCAGAATGCTGCTTAGTTATGTATGTATACCAGATTTAAACTCTATTGCCTCTTTGCTTAAGACGAGACTCCAAGCATTAGACAAAGAGCTTTCTGAAGATTTTTCGTTTGCATTTGGCGATATTCTTGAAACATCAATTTCTTACAGCATAAAGTTTGTAGCTTCCCGCATGAGGGATCTGCTTTTTCAGCATATGCAGCTTATAACTGGCGCCGTAGATTGCACGCTTTTAGCCCTTCGAGAACAGATGCGTAAGCTGAAATTCTTAAGTGAAGATGTCTATAAGAATATAGCATCATTTACCGATACAGTACTTGAATCAGAGAGATGGCTTTATGACCGTATTGATACATTGTTTAATGAGCTTGATAAGATTAATCTTCAATCATACTTAATGAATGTAGAGATTTACAGGAAAATCTCTACAGCAAAGAAGACGTCTTTGCATCTTGGATTTTTGGCGAAGCTTATAGCAGGTTTTATTTATGCGCGTAATGCGCTTTCTTCTAAGCATGTAAACAATCTTACAACTTTGATCGATGCTATATGCCGTGCTGCAGTAGCAGAAGCTTATCCATGGATTATATTTAATCCGCCATATACGGGTCCAAAAGGCGGCCCTCAAGATCAAGGCGACACACAAGGCGGCTCTGATACCACAGAAGATGACACTGGAGGAAGCGGAGGTGGAGGTAAAGATGGCAGCGATGAAACATCCATCCCCGTCCAAGACCCAACTATTCCTAATGGAATTTTTGATGGCGGTATACACGATTTACTCAATGATGATCGGTATAAGAAGTTTTTTGATAAGTATAAACTTATTAAGAGTCTTGAAAATGGTATTATTGATTTGACAATAGATGATGTTGTCAAGTTGCAGCTCAACAGTCTTAAAGACAATATAATAACTGATGCTGGCAAAGAATCCTTTGCTATAACATATAACTCATGTATGTATAGCGGCGGTAAGTCTTTCTTTACCAGCGATAATATACAAGAAATCTTAGATAGACTTAAAAAGAATTAACTAATAGCAGGTGTATAGAGATGGCCGAAGTAAACAATCAAAATCAATCTTTAACAAATATTGTGGTCAAAAAAGACCTTTCGGTTTTAACGCTGCCGTCTTTTAAACAAAAGAGCACAAATGTTCCTGTGCTGCAATACCGCAAAAGCGGCATTTTTAAGCACAGAACATTTACATTTGACGGCCGTTACGAAAAACCAGAATATAATCTCTATGAGATCTTAGCAGCTGAAGATGGTGAAGCTTATATTAAGCGCACTATACAAAGAAAGCGCGGACTTGCTGACAAAGAGGGCTGGACTCTTGTTGGCAATAACCCCAGAACTCTGGAGTATATCAAAAATCGCTTGATGGAGATATCCATCGTATCTAATATACCTATAGAACTGCTTATCAAGGATACGATCGGCGATTTGATAAGATTCCATAATGCATTTTGGAAAAAGATACGCAACGAAAAGGCATCATCTGGCCGTCCGAGACGTGTAAAAACAATGTATGGCACCAAAATATTAAAGCCAGTTGCTGCTTATGTGCGTATCCCTCCTGAAACAGTACAGGTCGAATGCGATCCATTTGGTAATCCTATTTCATACAGGCAAATGCTTCCAAATGGTATGTTTAGCGAAGAATTTGATGCTGAAGATATTATACATTTTACATTCAACAGAAGAGCTGGACAGATATTTGCTGCACCTGCATTTCTTCCTGTAATTGACGATGTACAAATGCTGCGGTCGCATGAAGAGAAGTTGCAGCTTCTTACAGACCAATATCTCTTCCCTCTTATTATCATGCAGATAGGCACTGATGCAATGCCCGCATCGGTATTTCCAGATGGCACAACTGAAATGGATATCTGGGCATCAAAAATTAACGATATGCCTAATAATGGCATAGTTGTGGTAAGCCATAGACATAAATTTGAGGTCATTGAAACAAAGAACATTCTGCCTATAGAAAAATACCTTGAATACTTCAAGCGCAGAGTGATTGCAGGTTTAGGTATTAGCACAATGGATTTAGGCGAAGGAGAAGGTCTTAATCGTTCGACGGCTGAAACAACATCTAAGATATTAACAGAAGATGTAAGTGATTATCAAAAAGAATTTGCCTATCAATTTAACTTCGAAGTCATCAATGAACTCCTCCTTGAAGGCTTTATGCCAAATGTGCTTCTTGAAGAGAACATTGTTCGTCTAAGATTCAATGAGATTGATACAGATAACAAGATTAAAATAGAAAATCATGCAGCAATGCTTTACTCGATGAATACAATTGACGAAGATGAAATGCGTGCAATGCTCAAGCGCCAGCCTATAAAACCCTCCCAAAGAGAAAAACTGTTTATGTCGCTCTCCCAGGAAAATACTCAAACCCAATCTGCTCAATCTGCTGCAAAGGAAAAAGACCAGCCTTCCAATCAGCATGGCAGAAAGCTTGCACCAACGGGACGTAAATCTTCTATGGAGGTTCATTGGCAGGATTTAAAAACTGAACTTATCAATCATTTCAGCATTTACGGATATGATTTCATCAAAATTCCGATTAAATCTTGGATAATTAAACTTGACTTCGGCAATGTTGACAACTTTATTTACAGCAAACTTTTCGACGAACTTGACAGTATTGTGGATCTTACCATTGAGAAAGTTACACGCGGCATTATCACCGAGAAAGAATTTATCGATACACTTATTAAATCCATCAAAAATTATATAGGACAGTTCTATGAATCATAAAGCCCATCTTCTTGACTTAGATTTTATTTCTGTAAATCATATCTTATATGATCAATCAACAAGAGAGCGGCTGCTCGATGTTATATTTAGCAGTTTAGACAGTCAAACAAAACAGGACGTTCCAAAAGACAAGCGCAAAGGACTTATTGTAAGAACACGAGTTACACATGCTGGCAGGCTTACAGGCCATAGACACTTGTACCTTCCCGAAAATGTTCGCTATGGGCTTGACTCTTTTACAAAGCCGTTTGGAATTCCTGTGCTTGCTCATCATGATGTGCATAATGACCCGATAGGCCGTGTTATTAAAGCATCTTACATACCAACACAGCCTGCTTTTATGTCTGATAGTGAATTTGAATTTCTGGATACTTTAAGTGATATTAATAAAACATCACTTAAGCGTCTAAACAAAATATTAGGACCGCACCTTGAAAATCCGCAGTTTGAAGGTCTTGGATATGTTGAAGCTTTGTTTAATATTATTGACAAAGATGCTATTGAGAAAATAGTGGACGGCCGCTATCATACTGTTTCAGTTCAATATGAACCAGCATGGGTTAAGTGTTCCGTCTGCGGAGCAGATGTTATGCAAGGTATATGTGAACACATGCCTCCTGGTACAAATGTAGACGGCAAGAGAAGTTTTATCATATTTGGACCAATGCGATATGTCGAGGTCTCCTATGTCAACGTTCCAGCAGATAACCTTGCCTTTAATGTTGATATAACCAAAGACAGTCTATTTGCATTTGACCATAAGTTTGTGCCTTCATCGAAGAATTCATTTTACATTCAGACCCAAGACTCTATTGAAAGTATATCATCAATACTAAATACAAATCAAAACAATATAGGAGATGCTATGAAATTCAAGCTAAAAGATATTAAAGCAAATCCTGATAGATACGAGCTTCTTGCGAAATATCTGCCTGAAGATAAGATTTTAGATAAAGAGAAGCTCGAAGGACTTCAGGATTCTGACTTCATTGGCGCTGGAAGGCTCTTCCCTGCCGTAGATGAAGAACATTTAGAAGCTGTAATTAAGCTTTTAGACAATGTATACGACTGCAAAGAAAAAGAAGAACTCTTAGACTTTGCAAAACAAAGACTTGCAGCTTTAGATAACAAAGATGGTGCTAACAGTAATGCTAATAACAATGACAGCAATAACGCCAATGGTGATGGTAATACCGACGAAAAGAAAGATGTCAATGCAGGCAGTCAAGATGAGCAATCACAAAAGACAGATGCTTTGAAAATTACCATTAATGGCAAGCTTTTCGAAGTTACACCATCCGAAGATGGAACTGTGGCTGTAACTTTAAGTAAAGATGATGCTGTTGAAATATTAAAACAGACATTGCCCGAAGACCTTAAAGCTGAAGATGCTTTAACTGTTATTAACAGTCTCTTTGCAACATTGCCATCTACAACAATGGACAGCTTAAAGCGTGCATTTGCAGGTGATATTATTGCTGAATTTGAAGACAGAGTTAATAACTACAAGAATGAAATTGCTGCCTTGCAAAAACGTCTCGAAGCAAGTGGTGCATTAGTCAGCGAACTCGACAGCGAACTTAAAGATTTTTATATTGAAAAGATACTTTCCTACCGTGATAAACTCGATCCTCAGCAAAGTGAAGATAGTCTTAAAGCTCAGTTCAAAGACATGTCACTTACAGAGCTAAGAGCCTCTTATAAAACTCTGTCGGTTGTAATGAAACACAATGATACTATTTCACCTGATGCTAATATTAAGAATGATAATATAGACAATAAAGATGACAATAGCGACGATCATCTCCAGTCAATCAAAGCAAAGATAATTGACACATATAGAACTTTATATGTCAAAGACAGCAAATTTGCTAATCAGTGGCTCGCTAAAGAACTGAAAAACCTCGAGGAGCGAAAGCAAAACAATAAATAATCATCAAATAATCATCCCATAACCAACTAATTACTTTCGTTAAATTAAAATAAGGAGATCCCCAATGGCTCAATTCAAAAAAGCTGAAAACTATCTATCTTCAACTACTCCGATAGTTGAACGTTCGGAAGGTGTAAGACCAGCTCAGCATTACAAGCCTGCAAATTATTTGCCTTTAATCAGATTTGACAAAAAAGTAGGAGACTACAAAGTTATTTCTACTGGCAAAGTCATTTCTGTTGACTCTCAAGGCTATATTGTACCAGCTGGACTGCTCATCGATATTGAAACAGCAATTGCAGACGGCAACTTTAACAACGTTGTCAACAAATATAGCGCTGTAGATGTTCAAGAAGGCGTAACAAACTTTGCAGGTCAACTTGTTCAAGCTGGCGAACCTGTAGTTAAATCATTCTTCCAAGACGGAGATGCTACAAAAGCATTGATCAACTATGTAGGTCTTCCACTTGGAATTGCTCCATATGATGCATGGCGAAACAATGGTGCTGGCTTAGATAACAACCCTGCTGATTTTAGATATGCCAACTGGAATTTGCAGCAAGGCATTTCGGTTCTCACAAGATACTTCATTGAATTACCTGTTGTTTCTAACTACACAGCTGTAAATTACCCTGGCATTGCAGTATTTGAAGGAACACCAAAGAATGGTGCATTAGTTACCTTTAACGCAAATTCTAACTTTGTGATGTTACCTTCCCTTGCTGATAATGCTGCAGCTTCTGATATCGTATCTTATATTAAGACAACTCAAGGTAGAATACTTGGCAGAATATACTTCATTGATACTGACTTCCCGAAAGACATGTTAGATTATGTTAAAACCTGGGATCCAAATATTTCTAACAAATCAATTACAGATGTAGCTCCTGGTACTGCTACAAAAGGATTACCAGATAACTTAACATATGCTGGTATTACAGATCCAGCAGCAGCTAAGGTTGTAAGAATCAATTTATTAGTCTAATAACTCCCTCCTGGTGGCTGTGTTATCTCAAAGGGTAGCACGGCCACAGTTAAATAAATTCAAGAAACCAAAACAAATGTCAACTAAATAGAGGAGATCCCCAATATGTTTTCATTCAAAGACATTAAAGACATTCCACTTCAAGATTATATCGACACCTGGAGAACTGGATATTACACAGATCCAGACACAAAAAATGTGTATGAAGTATCAATGGAAGATGCTCTTGCGCATCCAAATAGTACTCAGTTCTTCCAGATAACTGTTGAAACATTAGTGCGCGAAGCTGTTGAACCAGCTTTAGTTGCAACACGATTGCTTACTAGAGTTAATTACAAACCTGGTATGACTGTATCTTTCCCTTCAATTGGTGCTATAGTAGCTGATGATGTAAACGAGGCAGGTGAATATCCAGAATACTCACTGAACTTCGGAAGCGGTGCTCAAATCATTACAATCGGCAAAGCAGGATTGGCTATTAAGTTCACAGATGAAATGAAGAGATATAATCAGTATGATGTATTGAACTATTACTTAAGAGCAATGGGTCGAGCTTTAGCAAGACACAAAGAAAAGAAATTCTTTGCTATGTTGTCTCATATGGGCATCGTAACACATGATAATGTAAATCCAAGTCAGTCTGTATTCGGAGTCACAAGAGGACTTTCATTAAGTGGTACACCTAATGGTGCTTTAATTGCCGACGATATTTATGAAGCTTATGGTCAGTTACTTATGAATGGCTTTACTCCAAATGCATTGCTTGTTCACCCACTTACATTTACAATGTTCTTAAGTGATCCTGTATTGAGAGCTTTTGCTATTAATCATGGCGGTGGAGTATGGTTCAACGGCTGGAATGGTAATGCAGCAGCTCAATATCCATGGCCAAGAGGTCAAATGGGTAAAATGGGTCCTGGTCCACAAAAAGTAACATCTTCTACTGATCCAAAAACCATTGGCGATATTGAAGCTACAATGAGAATTCCTGACTACTTTGGACTACCACTTACAATTATCGTAAGCCCTGCTGTTCCATACAACCATGCAACCAAATTAACAAATATTTACCTTGTTGATACAGAAAATATTGGAGCTTTGATTGTTGATGAAGAACCTACTATGGAAGAAATTCCAGATAGAATGAGAGATATTACAAAGATTAAGATACGTGAAAGATATGCTTTAGCTCCATTTAATGAAGGAAACGCTGTTGCTATATTGAAGAACGTTAAAGTTACACCTAATGAATTATTACTTCCAACTGTTGCAGCTGCTGTTAATGTTAATGCTATTGACAGAAGCAATCCAGCAGTTTAATAGACAGTTAATTAATTACTCATAGGCAGTCGGCAACCCCGGCTGCCTTAAATTAAAAACCAGGAGGATAAAATATGAAGTTTACTATCAAACTTGCCACCAAAAGCACTTTTCAAGGACAGGTATTTCAGAATCCATTTTGGTTTACACGTGATCGTTCTATACATCTGAGCATAGCTAACGATCAAACTAAAGAGATGGAAATTGATACCGACAAGATATCAAAGGAAAACTTAATTCAGATATATAACGGTATCATAGCTCGTGATATTACGTGTAATATTGAAACAGAAGAAATTCTAAAGCTGATAGAAAACACAGAAAAGTCAGCTTATACTACAATCCAAAGAACAGCTGAAGATATACGCTCTGCGCAAGATGTCAAAAAGGCTGTAGATCAAAATCTTATTGAAAGCACTTTGCAGAAGAGTTTTGGCGATATTAAGAAAATCCTCGAGACTGAAGACGCATTTAACGACATTACACTACTTCAAAAGCTTCTGGAAGCTGAAAGTGCTGACAAGAAGCGCTCAAGCCTGCTTAAGCTTATACAGCAGAAAATAGAAAAGCTATCAGAAGACGCAGTTATAGTTGCAGGCGAGGTCTTGGAAGTCGAAGAAACTGAAGATAAAAAGATTATTTATGATGCTGAGACTCAGACTCTCAATGACTTAGAAGAAAATCAACAACAGATGTAATTTAATCACTAAAGATAATTCTTATGCAAATTGTATCTACAATACCAGAAACATCTGCTACTAATGTCAGTAGAACAGCTTCTATAGAAATTCAATTTGATAGTCCAGTACTTGCAAGTTCTGTGACGGATTCGTCTGTTGTTGTATATACAAAAAAGACCAATGTTGTCCAACCAACATTGGTCAAACCTTCTTCTGTAATAGATAATTCAAAGTTTTTATCCGACGGCGGAACATCTGTTGTTATAGGCAAGCTAAGTGTTGACGGCAATAGGATTATATTTAAACCTGCCAAGCCTTTAGAGGCAAAAACCGAATACATTGTTACTGTAAGTAACACAATATCATCAGTATCGGGCGAGCTTTTAGGGAAGATTAAAACATTTAAGTTTTTGACGACTGATGAAGATGTCAATATAGAAGAAATCACACAGCCTCTTAGGCATATTATAGGTACATACGTTGACTTTGGCAGCGGGTTTGTATCGCCTGATGATCTTACTTTGCTTTACAGTGAACCAAAGAACCGCTCACTGCTTTTTGATTCAATAATAGATTTATATTTTTCTGATAGTATAAATCTTAACTCCGCCGTAGTTGAAGTTTATGAAGAAAGCGTGCTAAGCGATGAACCGCCCTCCTTGCTTGAGTCTGATCTGAGTGCAGATGGAAACCACCTTGCTGTTGATATAAATGTAGATTTACCTATAAATACTTTCATTACTGTTAAAATAAAATCTCTTCAAAGCACCTCTGGCAAATCACTCAAGGAACCTATAACACTCAGTTTTGTTACGGAACTAAGTCCCTACTACGGTTCGACAAAGATACTCCGTCTTAAAGCAGGAACTTTGTTTGACAGGATTGACGATGCCTATCTTGCAATGTTAATACATTTTAACTCCATGGAAATAGATGAAAAGATGTCTTCTGTTCCGCAGACTGATGGTCTTGATGCTGTGAAAATATATTATACAACATATGCTTCTTTGTATAATGCATTACTTAATAATTCAAGATACGAACTTTCACGTTCGATAAAGAAACAACTTGGCGACTTTGCTATATCCGTTGACAATGGACATAAAATAGATTTATACAACAAACTCCTTACAGACTGCAAGCGTGCACTTGATATAGTTGATCTTTATGTACTGCGCGGTGCTGTAACTTACGCAGTAAGAAACTCAATAGGCAGCATGTCTCCAGGCAGACTTTGGTTTGAGGGCGTTCAGCCTGGTCTTAACGTCAAGGAGGATGTTGGTTTATTGTTTAGACGCTATATGTGGGACGAACTTGGTATACCTGCAAACTGGAACTATTTGCAATAATTTAAAAGATGATTTATGATTGAGAATAACTACATTCCAAATGAAATTATAGCTACATCGACGGACATAGATCTAAGGAATACATTTCACAAAATGCTCTATGGAGATGCCTATGCTGGTATAAAGCCGATTGGAAGATTTGCTGTTCTTCAAAAGATTATATATAACTCTGATGGAATACCAAAAAAGTCTCCATATGCATACAAAGTCACCGGTGAAGTAGATATCAAAAATAGACCGCCAAACACAACACGCACCGGTCTATTGTGTGAAGAAAAGCTTGTAAGAGTGCATTACCAGATGTTTGGAAAGTTCATGTTAAATGAATTTTTTATGCAGATGGAAACCAATGCTCTTAAACGTGAATTATGCTTTATGTCGTTTTATGATAAACCTAAAGAGCATGACTATCTCATTATTATCAAGACAGATGAAAACGGCAACCCAATAAATCCAGTTACAGCTGAAACTGAATATGAAATTGTAAAAGTTCTTCCCCGCGAAAGTGATTTTGGACGCACAGAATATTACTTATGTGTAATTGAAACTGTAAAATAGTTATGAGATTTGTTAAATATACATCAGACATAGGCGCCGTAGCTAAGCAGATAGTAAGCAATGCTGTTACCAGCTTTGCTGGCCCAATGGACAAACAATTGCTTACCGATTTAGGCGATCAGATTATAGACTATGATCTCGATGACTTTGTTGATGATTTATATGAGTTCTTAAATCAATATCAGCAAACTACCGGAGAGTTTAAGGATTTTACATTCAATGCCTCTTATGCTTACAGTGTCCCACTTGACAGTGAACAAAATGCTTTGAGATTTCACGTTATAGAAAGAACCGATGCTTCCACTCAAGGTGGGGTAAGCAACCCTCATACAGGGCGCAGAAATTATAAATGGATGCTGTATAATACTATAGACGACCTGCAGAACCCTGGATATAAAGTTTTAACATTTGTAAAGCCGATGGATAATACCATTGAGCTTGTAAGCTGGTCGAAAAACTATAGAGATGCCAATAAGTTTGCTTTACAGATAGAAGATCTGCTTGATACATATTCATATCTCTTTAAGGCAAAGGGGCTTATAGATTTAAGATTTCTTGGAAGACGCGACGACTTGTTTTATCAAACAACAAGTCTTTCGTGGTATGGATGTCCGATGAGATATTATATTAAAACATTTAAGATAAAACTTGTATACGAAAAGCTATTAGAGCAGTTGACAATTGACTTTCTGCTTGCCTCCGATCCAAACAGCAAGTTAAACAGCTAAAATACTAATAAACTACAACCAACGAATTAAAATAGGAGAACTACGGTATGTTAAGTGAATTCAAAAATCTTCCTGGTATTTATGTATACAAGGATGACGGCAATCTCAGCCAAAGAGAGACTTTGCCTGGTGGACTAACTGTCATTCTTGGTACAGCTCCTGCAGGCCCTACAAGCTTATACTATGTTACTTCCACTGTCGATGCACAACAGATCTATGATCCATATAATACAGGCAAAGGAACATTGTTAAAAGCTTTATATGGAGCCTTGGAGTCAGGTGCAAAGAATGTGGCTTTAATGCGTGTTGGAGCTACACCACAAGCTATTGACTTCTTAAATGGCCATACTATTGTGCAGAAAAGCTTTGGCAAATCTTACAAATTGCATTATAATGGTACTACAGATTTAATCAGAATTTTTGATGCTGCATCTGGAACAATTGTCTACGACAACATCGCGGGCATTGACAATGGCGATTTCAATGTATTTGGCTCAAAAGCTCAAGATATTAATGTGACTATCGGTGATGCTGATAGTGGCGTTAACTTTGAATCATTGCTTGATTTTACACAGTCGGCATATTCAGTAGCTAAGGATATAGCTATCTCATCTCCTTCGGGTTCAAGTTTTACAACAAATTCTTCGTTGTTTAAGGCTGGACAGATTGTATGTCTTAAAGAATCTGACGGTAGCAACGCCGCACACTTCCTTGTAAGTTATGTTATAAATAATGGCAGCCAGTATACAGTCTATCTTTCAAAAGCTCTCACATACAGCAATGGTGTTGTAACTGAATCTTCCGCTATCAACTTAAGTGCCGACTATACCAAAGCTGATATTAAAGTTCGTTATATACCTGAGAATGATGGTCTTTCTTTGACAAAGAACCAGTTATATCAAGCTTTGGCAAGAGCTTACTGGGAATTAGAAACTGTTGATGCTGATGTATTTATTCTTTCCTGTGCATACTTTGATGAGCCTAATGTAGTTGATAACGAAGGCAGATTTGCGTTAAATCAAGCTGGCTATAAGGCACCAACGGGTGATTTCTTGGGCAAAGGATATGAATTTATGCATCAGGGACAGATATTCTATGCATTTAAGAACAGCTTTGATACTACAACAGATAAAACAGCAACCATTTTGCCGACCCCATACGAACTTGGTATCGATGGTTACGCTGCTAAAGCATGGCTTAAAGGAACTGTTACTATAGAAGATGCTCTTACATGCACAACTGATGCAGATGTTGCTTTAGTACCTGAAAATATTACTTGGCATGAACTTAATTTTGGACATCAACTTGCCTCCTTCCTTGATGACTTAAGTACAAATCAAACCGATGCATTTGGTGTAATTGCTATGAGACCGCCTGCTAATTTAAGTAAATCAGCTGTTGCTCAATGGCTTGGCAGATCTCCAATACATGATACAATTACAGGTGATATCTTAGTTTCAGGTTCGGGTGTGCTTGGTTATAAATATATGGCAGGTTCTCTTGGAGTTCAGGAAGGCTTATTTAAGACCACAACTGGATTTGTAGACGGACCAAAAGTAATTGATAGAAACGGAATGCCTATAGATATTGGTAAATACATTGATGTTGTTGCTACTCCGCTTATTGCAACTACAGGTGCTTCCAGCAGTGCTTATCTATCTTCTGGTGTTGAATTTTACGGCGGATTGGTCTCAGGACTTACACCAAATATATCGCCTATGAATAAGGTATTTAAGTCTAATGTTAAATTAGCTTTTCCGCTTAAGAAATTATATCTCGATGCTCTTGTCGGAACTAAATATATTGTCTTTACTGACTCTCCAAATGGTGTTAAAGTTGTTGACGCTCCTACAGCTGCACTTAAGACCTCTGACTACAACAGACGTGTCTTATGCAGAATTGCAGGCGGAATATTGGATATTATAAGAGATATTGCTGATCCATATATAGGTTATATTACATCGGGTGCTATTCTTAAAAACCTTGAAGACGAGATTAATGCTGCTCTGTATGAACTGCAAAAACAAAGTTCACCATGGATACTGGCTGGCAAGATAACATTAAGACAAACTCAAGACATGAGAATCAAAGGATGGGCAGTTGCTGAGCTTGTATTAGTTACAGCACCTGAACTGAAGAGATTGACTATATACCACATGTATGCAAAGAATACTTAAGTGTTGTTAATCTTAAAATATAACATAAATTAACACTTAACTAAATTAGAGGAGTTTTACAATGAACATTGAAACATATTCTGAAACCTATACATCTTTCTCTGGCGCAGATATTAGAGCCTACACAGGCAGTACACAATTTGCAACTCTGCAAGCTATATCATATTCTATCACCAGAGAAAAAGGGCCGGTCTATACAATGCTCGGCTCTCCTGATCCATTTGCTTATGCAAGAGGAAAAAGAGCTGTTGCAGGAAGTCTGATTTTTCTTACCATATCTGAGCAAGCATTACTAAGTCACATGAAAAAGGCTGGTCAAGCTAAATTCTACTCTGAAAATCAAGAAATCCGCTACGACAAATTAGATCCAGCTGACATACAAGCTGTATTCCGCACAGCTACGGTTGATACTTACGGCGAGCAGGTAGATGCTTGGTATGCCGATCAGATATTGCCATTTACAATTCAGCTTGTAGCCGCCAACGAATATGGTAAAGCTATGAGAAGAAGTTTCTACGGCGTTGAAATATTAAACGAAGGCGGCGGTGTATCGGTAGATGATCTTGCTTTAGAGGAATCATATACATTTGTAGCACGAGGCTGTTCTCCTTGGACTGCAGTGTCTACAGGTTCACCGGCCAGTGCTAATTCTTCAGGCACAATTGTATAACATATATCTTCATTTCGCAAAATTCAGCATCTTAAAGCTGTCATTTTGCAAAAGCCTCCATTCATTTTAGATGATGGAGGCTTTTTTTTGCTTGATTTGTCATTTGACAACAACTTTTTTTGCAATATAAATTATACATTTTGAGGGTATACTATGTCAATACATCAGCCACTCGAACTGGATTCTGATTTGGAATTTACAACGATTTCACAAAATCCTGCATCCAGCACCAAATCTAATAAAAAGACTGGTACTGTAGAACTTGTGCATAGCGGACTATTTTCAGGATCCGATATAACTGTGTATGCTGCTTTACCTTCAAAGGTAGCCGATGGTGAGTTTTTCTTTAAACAGATTACTGAAATAGAAACTTTGTCGTATTCGGTCTATAGATATAAACGTTCGGTATATGGACTTGGTAACTCAGCGCCACGAGGATTTACACGCGGCAGTCTAACTGTGGCTGGCACAATTGTTTTTACAGTTGGATATGAAAGAATACTTAATGACCTATTGTTGTATTATGAAAGCCACAACGACTCATCTGCTTCGGCTAATAAATATTTTAGAATAGACCAGCTGCCGCCGATTAATCTGTATGTTGAACTTCACAATGAATACGGTAATGCTTCAAGACTTGGTATACTTGGTGTAGAATTTATGAATGAAGGTCAAGTAATGTCAGTTGCAGATTTGATAATTGAAAATTCTGTAAACTATATGGCCCGTGATATCATTCCTCTTGAGTCATATAAAGGTTCCACAAAGTCGGTAGGAATTAAACCAGGCCAGGAGCCTATTCCAACACGTAAATCTTTCAATCAGCTGCTTGATGAAGCCGTCCAAGAAATTAGTAAGCGGAGAGCATTATGGCTGTAGGAGCTTTAAGCAATATTAATGCTTATAAAACTGTTTACTTCTCCGGCAGTCAAGCAAGAATCTACATTAACGATTATCTTGCCGAAGAGGTAACACAAATTGACGGTTCGTATTCATATGCTCACTATCCTATCTATGGATATAGATCAAAACACTTTGATGCCGTTGCAAGCGGCAGAGTGCTTGTATCTGGCAACTTAATGATTAATTATATATCAAGCGGATATCTATATGCATTTGCTAAAGCTTTAATGCAAGAGACCATTGCTGCAGCAGATACAATGACAGATACTTCTAAACAAACTTTAAAGTCAGCAAAGACAACACTTGATGACCTGTTATATAACTATAATCAACAAATTACCAAACCGCCAGAACAGACATTGCTCTTTGACCAAAATAAAATCAAAGAGCTGCGCAATAACTATTGGGGTATAGACAGAGCCATTAAAGATATAGATATCGATGGTCTCCGTCCTGAATTTGTCTATGGGCCATATACTATTACCATCAGAGACTTCAAGATTGGTAATACCTTAGAAGAAGCTTTAATGAACAATGCGTATGAAGAACGTGTGCTTCTTAATGTATTTTTAACAGACTGCTCTACGACACGCAATCTTACAGGAGACCCAGTTGCTGAAGTTTACTCATTTATAGCACAGACCATGATTTAATTCATTAATAAACAAACAAAGGAGTACTTATGCCAAAAAGTGAATTCTTAGAACAAATGAAATCAGTTCATGCTCAAGTGGAACAAGAAACAGCTAAACTCAAAGCAGAATCTGAGAAGATTGAAGAAGCTGAAAAAGAAGAAAAAGCATCGCAGCAGAAGACTCTGCTTGATCTTATATTGGAAGAATGCTCTGATTTAACACCGCAGCAGATTAACAGCTGGAAAGACCAGTTTGGTGCAATTTATGCATCCAGATTTGACAAAGGTGAAATCTTTATCTATCGCTTTCTTGCCTACCCTGAATATAAACAAATTCGTCAGAACATTGAAAAAAGCACTCTTCCGCCTGCCCAACTCCAAGAACTGTTTGACGAGATGATTGTCGAAAAATGTGTTTTGTATCCTTCTATTACACCAGACTTTAAGATGCTTGTGAAAGCTGGAACTATAGGCACACTTGCAGAGCAAATTAGGATTGCAAGTAATTTTCTGCCAGATGCTGTAGTTTATGAACTGATTAATAAAATATAATAAAGATATAACACTGTTCTCTAAGCGATGATATGCATCCACTCCTATATGCAAAGAAAAAATACGGGAATATATACAGTATCAAGTTCAATGATACAACAATCGCATTCTTCCGGCTTCTTACATACAAAGAATATCTTTCATATAAAAATCTTATAAATGCGTATTCATTCCTCGAGCTAGAGCTGCAGCAGGACATATTAAAACAATGCCTGCTGCAGTATATATCTCCAATAGTATTATACAAAGCAGGACGGCTGACAAAAGCCGATATGCAATACAACTATGTTAATTTTACCACAGCAATGGAGTTTATAGAAGCTGGCAGTGTTGATACACTTGTTCGTATTATACTAAGACATTCTGGACAAGATAACTTAGATGATTTTCTGCGTGATGTGGATACAAACCGTATGCTCGCTGAAATAAATTACATTGAAAGAATACTATCAGTTGTATCCCTGACATTTAAGATTCCGCTGAATGATTTATATAACATGCAGTATCCCGAGCTGCTTAATTTAATTAATCAAACAGAGTTTGCTATATTAGGCCGTATACCAGAAGTTCCATTTAAACTTGCTGAAAATAAAGTAGCTAAACCAAAACTTGATCCTCTACAGCAGGCACTATTAAGCATCCAAGATAAAACAAACAAGGCAGGTAAATGATTAATCGAATAAGACAAGCTGCTATAGCATCAGAAGATGAAAATTATCGCAGGGATCCTTTTGCATCTTTTGGTGCTGCAGCTGGTAAATTTGCTGCTGGTTACCTGCTCAACCGTGCACTGCTTTACGTTCCTACGGGCATTGACCGCAGACATCTACGTTATCTGTGGCATTATAGAGTTCCGCCTGGTATACCTGTTACTCACTATCCTGGATTATATGCAACCCATAGTGCATCTGTAAGAGAGGTTATCTGGAATGCTATTAAAGCTACGGAAGAGACTCTCTTTAAGATGCCGAGAGCATTTTCTGCTTCTGCTCTGTATGGATCTGGTATTTATTCACGCGGCAAATTTGTAGTTCCTGAGTTCTTTGAAAATTATGGCAATGTCCAATACTTAAATCGTATTGGAGCTGATCTTTCGAATATAGATTTCAAAAGAGGCGTTAGGTTTGAACGCGGTATCCTCTATGGCTTTGATGTATTTGGCAATGAGCATGTTATTTTAGAGTCTGCACGAGCTTATCCTGCATATTGGGGTAAAACACTTGGACTTCAGGGATTTACTCCAAAGGCTATTCGTGCTTTATATAGTAAATACAATATACCTATAGGCCAGCAGGACGTTATATTTACACGCGGTGGACTGCGTGGAGTTCGTGAAATTTTCGAAGCCATAGCTACTGTAGCTGCTGAAAACTACGTCAAACTGCTTGATAATCCATTTGCTCTGTGGCTTGAACTTACTGGTAAGAGTATTGAAAATGCAAGTCCAGCTGTGCGGCGGCTTGCTGAGAAATTTTTCCTGAAAGATCAATTTGGTGTAGGCGGTAAAACATTCCTAAGAGGCGACTATCGTAATATACTAAGAACACATTTTTTGCGCGGACTGCCTAAGATTGCAGCTGGTATTATTGGTTATAAAACTCTTTCACACTTAGTTCAACTTGCAACTGGATATACGATAGGTGGACACTTTGCTAATATATATCAAGGCACCACACTTGCTTACACTAACATATCCGACATAACAGGGCTTACAGCTTACAGTAAAGCTCAGGAAAAAGTTGCACCTGGCTCAACTTCACTTGCTGGTCTGCTTGCTTTCCCGTTGTCATTTGGCATCTTTGGAGCTACAACGGGTAAGATCATAGACATAATGGAGCGTGAAAGTATTCAGCATGGCGGTGAAGCTCCGATATTCTTTAGGCGTATTGCTTCAAAACTTGAAGAAGCTCCAAATGTTATTGGCCGTATAGCATCAAGAATGCATCTATCTTCATATAGAAGAGTTGGTGCTTTTGGTTTAATGGGTGCTTTGGCTGGCGGTTTGGCTGTACTGCCATTCCTGCCAGGTGTTATTGGTTCAAAGAGAGATACAGAAGAACTTGAGCGTATTTATTCAGGTGAGCAGCTTGTAGAGAAACGGCGCGGTGCTTTCTGGGAATTTGGAATATCACCGTGGGAAGGAGATGATATAGAATACTTTGCGCCGCATTGGACTGTAAAGCTTAAAACAGATGCAGCAACAAAAGGAAGACTACCTGAAGAATATTACAACAATAGATTTGCACTCTGGCTCGAAAGATTATTTAATCCTTATGCTCTTGAAGAAGCTTTAGATGAAGAACGTCCTTATACATTTTGGGGACCCTCAGATTGGGGTTTAGGGCTGGCAGAAAAACTGCTTTTGCCTGTTAAATATGCACTGAAACCTCTTGCACTTGCTCATCCAGAAGGGCTTGAAGGCATCCATCCGAGACTCCGCCCGCAGCTTCGCCCTGAGATGCCAGAAGAACTGAAGTCCCAGTATATCGATGAAAGAGGTTATGTAATTAGACCTCAACTGCCCACATCGCTTCAATCCATGCTTGCTGAAAACATGTATTCAGCAATGGATCTTGCAGGTGTGCAGGGATTTTTATTTCAAACCCTGTATAGCAAGTTAAGCGGTGAGCAGTCAGCTTTAACTCCGCTGGCTGAATATGAAACTTCTGGCAGAATTCTATCGATGCAAAGAAGATACTGGGATTTAGATATTGGCGGCGGGCTTGGCACAACAGAAGCTTACAGACGTCTTAACCCAGATAGACCTTATGAAACCCAATATATCCCATCTCCTTTGCGTAATAAAATGCCATCATGGATGCCTGAAGAATTTCAATATGGCGATCCATATACGCTCATACCAGAAGGTGAATTAAGACTGCCAGGCCGAGGCTATGCAGCTTTGCATCCTGAATTAGAAGGCATTGAACCTGAAGAGTATCCAGCTGCATATAGAATGGCTATATTAAATGACGTAGCTCCCTACTCTACAGGATTTTACAAATATAAATATCTTACAGAACAGCAAATTCAACAAGGCAAGATAAGTGAAAGTCAGCTGCGCATCTATCAAGAAGCTTTGCGTCAGCGTGAGATGATGATGAATGATGAGCAGTTTAATTATGGCGAAGGACCTGTTGGTTCTTACTATCTAACATTAAAAAAGATAGGACGTGCACTGCCTACAGAAGCTCTTTATCCGTTTGCACCTATACACAAGTTTGCCGGTCCTGTAGATCCACTTACAGAATATTATTCAAGAGAATTGCTTGATAAGCAATTTAAGCTATGGCAAAATCCTATTAAAGACTTTATCATTCCAGCTATTAATCGAACTGTAAATTTGTTAAATCTTGGTGATACCAGTTTTATACCGCCTGATGTTGCAAAGCGTTATGAAATTGAGTCTTACTTTAATGCAATGGAGTATCAAAAGAATGAAAACCTAAGACGTCTTGCAGCAGAATATGCTAAAGCAGGCTTTTATGAAGCCGCAAGTTACATCCGAAGCGGCATTCGTGATACATTATATGAGCACTCTCCATACGAAGATATAGATACACTCAAAAATCTTCTTCCACGTCGGCAGCGTCGTTATCTTGAGTCGATGTTAAGACTTGATGAAGCTTCATTTCAAAAAGCTGTAGAAGTAACACCTCCGGAGCTTTCGACAATTCTTCAAGCTCAACGCTCAAAGCTTGCAATGATGGAAGAAGGAGATATTCAAACTATATCTCAGTTAAGACAAAATGTAAAAATGGGACCTCCAATTGCTGAGATACAAAATATTATGCCTGGCAATGATTTTATAGGTTGGGCTCCTGGTGTAGATTTAAATGCAATGAAAGTTAAAATACTAAACAACCTTGGCGAGAATATACATGACTATGGTCTATGGAGAAGCGACGAGCAAAAAGCTATTTTACTTGACGAGCTTAGAAATGGAAAGCTTGAATCATTTTCTCCAATTGAAGAATTTTCATCTGGCATCCAAAAGCAGCGTGTGCAAGATATGCTAAACAAACTTGGTGTGCCAACAATGTCGATTACTGCACTTCCGACTTCTGGGGCGTCAAGTATTACTATTACAGGAATACCCGATAGAAAACGCCAAATACAGCGCAAAATGGATGAATATCGTTATCAGTATTGGCAATAAAATTAAAGAGCCTGTGGCTTTTGCAGCCACAGGCTGGAGGTGTAACGTAATACACCAAAATGAAGCAAATCACAATTGAATACTACTCTGAGGAGATCCCCACGACTTCCTCGGTAGTTTCATCTCAAATATAAATAACTGCAAAACAATTGTCAAGAACTATGGCAGACGAAAACGTATATCAAAAGCCATCAGAGCATGAAATCTCTCCGCTTGCTATACTCGGAGGCGCTGCTACATTAACTGCTGCTTCTATATTCGGTGTGCATGCTGCTAAGTACGTCAAGAATTATCAAAAAGCAGCAGAAAGTGCTTCTGTAGTTGCTAAAAGTGCTGAAGCTAAAGTCAGAGCTCAGTCTAAAGAGACTTTCTCAAGAAAACGGTTTGCAAGTAATATTGCTGATACAATGTTTGATGATTTGCGGCTTAAGAATATACCAACCGAAATGATAAATGTTGAGTTTATAAATGGCATGCCGCGTTTAAAGATTCGTTCTACGCTTATATCTAATATACAGCGGTTTTTAAGCAAAGAAGATATCGAGGCATTTCAAAATCTTATTCAGACACTTGCAAACCGTATTGGAACTAGTTTTCAGGTTGGCGTGCATTTCAATAATTTGGGTATTCCTGTATCTGCAACTGCAATGTTTGGTACTCATAAGGTATCACTTGGCAACTTTGCAATAAATGGTCAAATTATGCATGCTACGTCCGGTGCAAAGTTTAGACATATATACACAGGACAGACATTTACAGACCTCCAAACATATTCAATGTATAATCCACTTGATATTATTGTTGAGGATTCGAGAAATACATTTGCTACAAGATTTGTAAGTCCTAAAGGAGTCGAAGCTATCACCAGAGGCAATGTTCCTAACTTAAGAGAACTCTTAAAACAAGAAGTTATGTCCTATAATCGAGCAAGATTCTTTTTAATTCAACAAGCTATTCAGTCACCGGAATTTAATTCAATATATGGTCTTGAGAGCATTATTACCGATATAGACCAAAGTCTAAGACAGATTGTTCGTGAAGGTATAAGGAATCCTGCAAAGATAGAAGCTATCCGAAAAGGAATATCCCCTTTGCTTATCAATCCTAAAAATTGGACATTAAAAGAGCTTAGTGTCTATGATCCAACTATTCAGCAATATGCACTTAACTTTGATAAGTTGGTAGGCGAAACTGCAGATTATATTACTCACCATACATTTGGTCAAAGTAAATCCAATTATGGAATTGGTATTTTCTCTCATCCATTTGAAGAACAGACTTTAAGTGAAATAATAAAAGATCTAACTGATAAAATTCCACAAGGCGAACATCCTTTGTACCAAGCTTTTACACGTGAGGCGGTGCCATTAAAACAGATGAATTCGCTTTTCCAAAAAATGCCAGCCGAAGTAAAAGCGTTAATACAATACACAAACACAATGCCGATTGGATTTTATTCAGTCCCGCAGAGCGACGAATATGAATTTGCACTGTTTAATAAACTTGCTCAATTAGGAATTGGAAACGCAGGCCTGCCTATAGCTCCTATGCCTAAAGAAGGCTTGATGATTTCTAGGCAGTGGTTACGTAAAAGATTTATGCTGCCTGAAGTTCTTGATATACCATTTGCCGAAGAAGGAATTGCAGAGGTAGATCAGAATCTTGATTGGCTGCTTAACTATATAGTATCTCATAGCGTCAATAGCGAAAAACTGCAAACACAGCTTACATCTAATAAGTCTATACAAAGACTCCTTTCAGAAAAAAATGATTTACAATATATAAATAACATATTACTCAATAAAGCAACTGGTGCATCAAAAGCACAGATGAAACAGGCTCTTCAGTTTAGAAATCAAATGATTCATGCTTTATCCTCCGAAGGCCTGATGGAAACTGTTCTTGAAGATATAGCAAAGAATATTGGACTTAGAGGTGGTCTTGATATTAAAGCTTTGTATCAGCATATATATAAAACTTATCAGCACGGTGCAAAAGTTAAATTGCCAAATGTTATCACACTTGCTAAACTGCCATCTAAGCATATAACACTTGAATTAAAGAAGCCAGGCCGCCAGATATTGAAAAATATACGTCTTACTGAAAAAGGTTTAAGATTCGAAATAGCACGCAACTACAGTTTTCTTCAAGCCAATACAAAGGTTTGGGGAACAATGAAATCTATCGGTTTGAGAGTTGCCAAAAATCCAAGAGAACTTGTATTTGCTCATATGATGGCTAAACTGGGATATCTGCCTAGCGAGATAATAAATTCTGGCAATATAAAGCAGATACGAGAAATACTTCGTGCACTCAAAGAAAAATACATGGATATATATAAAATCATTCCAAAAGATGTAACTGTTACACATGACTTCATACGTAGCTCAATAGTAGAAGGAAAAGGCAAAGGCACTCTAGCAGAACTATCTGCCCTTATAGGCGAACATATAATTAAAAATAATCCAGAATTACAAGAGATATTAGAGAAAATACTTTATCATGAACCTGGCACCAAAAATACAAGTCAACTCGGATTTGGATTATTTTCTGTAAGTCCTCCATATGACTACTATGGCAGTAATCCTAAAACATCACATGCAATAAACAGCTTGTGGGTTGACCGTCTGTTAGGTGCAGGTTTTACAAAAACCGCAGGCATTCTTGAAGATATGTTCGATAAAGAAACGTTCTACCTAATGTATAAAACTTTTGCCCCGATGTTTAATCCATCACTCATCCCCAAAGATGCCCTCGTTGTTGATTTAGATAAACTTAGCATTAGTTCGGTAACTAAACTTACAAGTGGATTTCTTGATGAATCTATAGAAGAAGCAAATCGTATTGCCAAAGCGCTTTTCAATATAGATAAAATCTCTCCAACGACAACATTCTTAGTTAGGCATGCCGAGACAACAGCTAATGGTGCTGTTCAATATAGATATACACCTATCCCTCTCTTTGAAAGCGGATATACATCGACATTTAATGAATTTCACTTTGTAGAACAGGGGCAGCCGATAAGAAAACTTATCAATCAAAAGCTTTTTGCTGCGCTAAGACATGAAAAAGAAGGAGACTTTGAAACTGCGGCAAGATTATATCAAGAAGCCAGAGGCATTGTTGCTAAAATAATGTTTGATAAAAATATATATATGACTGTTCCTCCGCCAAGGAATAAAGCTTTTGTATACTCTTATCCGTTGCAAGATGTGGGCTTATTAGATAAAGAATATCTTACAGGAGCACTAGGTCTATCTGAGGAGACACTTGAAAAAATCTTATCAAGACATGGTCTTACACTTGAAGAACTTCAAAGTGGAAGAACTATAGGTCTGCCTGAAAATATTTACAAAAGATTTGCTAAGTATCTTGGATATACAAAAGATCAGCAAATAGAAACACCATTTGTTATCGCTGGCCGTCTTCCATTGTATACACATGAAGGAGCTACGGTATCAAAATTTTACAATATATCCGAGCTTGTTGGTGATATTGCGCATGCTTATTATTCCGCACAAAGTAAAACAAAGCGTTTTAACCTTAAAACATTCCTTGAATATATAAAAATGCTTAGAAATATGAAGCAGTCGATTCTTCCTGATAGGATATATGCATCTCGAGCGCTGATGGCAGCCTCTGCGTCTGACCTTGATAGAGATGAACTTATGCTTATTTTGTTTAAGAATGCAGAGAAAAGGGCTATTCTTGAAGAAGAAGTTAAAGCAAATACGCCTGTGCTTGATAGAATATTTTATGAAGGCGGCAAAGGTGGTATTGGAAAAGTTGAACACGAGTTTAATACTTTGGTAGAAGCAGCTTATACAGAAATGCATGCAATACCACAGTTTTATAACGCAGCTATAATATACCAAGAGCCACTTACGCCGCTAAGCAAACTTGTCAGTGGCACAGAAGAAGAGATAAGAGCTAAAGTGGCAGCTATCAATCAGTTTTTTACATCTTTGCCAGAAAGAGCTATCGGCGGTAAACGTGTCGCTACGATTGATGAGATGAATAATATAATGAATATATTTAACACAAATATGAAAATGGAACAGCGTGTAAGTCTGTTAAGACAGTATATGCAAGCCGATCAGCCAGAGGGATTTGTAAAGATTGTTGAATCAATTACAGACAAAGAGCTTGAACGTGTATTACAGCATGGCGATCAAATACCAGATGTAATTCGTGTTTTAGCAACAAGAAGTGTTTCTGCAAGAAATATAGAAGATGTTATTGCACTTTTGAACTCACGTGGACTTACAGCTACTGAAGAAAGTGCCAATGCATTTTTGAGATTCATAGATGCATCTGTACCGAAAAGTCGATCTCTTAATACAGCTGGCAAGATGGCTTCTGATATAAGCGAGTCAACTATACCAAAGATGTTAAAAAGCAAAACTTTGTGGCTTGCAGTTGGTGCAAGTGCCGCTATGGCAATGGCATATGGCGATGAGATGTCTGTGCGTCTTCAAGAGGCTCGTGAAGTTTCAAGACCTGAAAACTTTGAGTCTATTCCAGCTGGTGCTGAGCCTATAGATCCACCAAAAGCTTATGTGGCAAAACCAAGACCAAAGAACTATCGCTACTATGTCCGCGGAGATATCCCAAGTTATATCAACCCTGCTTATCTGAATACAGAATTCCAAAATGCTGGTTTTTCTAATACATATACATATATCAATCAAAGCAAGCAACTTGATTATTCTTACGTGCAAGAATTAAATGACGAACACAAATTAAACAGCTGGCAGCGTTAAGTAACAACGAGGTAGCACATGTCAAAAACTTTATTAATCGATGAAACCAAACAACAAAAAGTCAATAGCCAAACTGACAGCTACAACGATGTCGCATTCTTTGATCCATCGCTGTTTGAACAAGAACAAGAGTGGTATAAAACTGTAAGCCGATACTTATGGACTGATAAAGGCTTTGCAGATAATAGTCTGCCTGGTTTATACAGAGCTTATGCTGAAAAATATGTTGATCCTTATGTTAGTCCTGAGGATGAAGACTATTTTAGAATAAATGACATTGTGCTTAGCATCCCGCCGCAGAATATTAGTGTTAACTTGCTCAACAAGCACGTTGAAGTTCCTCACATTCGGGGTAAAAGCTCTATTTCTGTTCCGACAGGATACAGCGAAATCCAGCTGGAAATATCGTTTTCAATTACAGAAAATCTTCTGCGCAAGGTTACTCTTTCCAGCGAAATAAACTATCGTCTTGTTCCTTTGCTTATACAGCTAAGACATATGCCTTTCTTTGTCATATCTAATAAATATGTTCGAGACCAGGTCTTCAAAGCTGTTAAAGACACCGAAAGCGGTGTAAATATTCCACCGCCGGATTTCCAATACGACTTGATGTTTACTTATCTCGGACATTCTATTTCTACACTTGCTGAAATGCCAAATACGCTTGAAGTGCATCTGTCATGTACTTTATTTAATTATTTGCCATACATGTCTCAAGTAAGATTTGTGAAGAATTACAAACGTGATAAAAATGGCATCATTCAGCGCATGGGAAGAAAGATAGTTAACCCTGGATTTACATACAATCCTTCGGAAAGCCGTGCTTTCTATGAGTTCTATGCCTTAGAATATAAGCGCCACCAGGAATTAATAGGTCTGTATAACCCACGACCGTCAAGTAATAAAATGACTCTGACTTACTATACCTACTTCCCTATTCATCCTTCTTTGGATCCAAATCTTAAGAAAAAAGATACTTATTCAGATCTTTCAACGCTTGTTTCTAATGAACGCTTCTTAGGCAAAATGCCGTTTGAAAATAAACTTCCATCAAGTATGAATACAACCTCAGATATACCATTCCTAAATCAACAATTTCAGAATAAGCTTAAACCCTTTACATACGACCCGACAAGCGTACTCATCAAAGAACAGAAAGTAGACGCAGTAAAATCGTCGGTAAATAACGAAAGCAAAAGCAATTCTTCCTATAAGTTCGTTTTAACCAGCAAATATGGCAAGCGAGGAGGTGGATTCCATTATGGTATAGATATAGCTCCTGCTGATCCAGAGGCTAAAAAAGAAGAGATTAAAATACCAATATATTCTCCGGCCAATGGTATAGCAAAGGCTGGATACGGCAAGAGAGAAGGCAACATGGTAGTACTTAAGGCAAATATCCATGATACAGAATACATGATCGTTTTTGCACATCTTGAAGCATCCTCGAAAAATATTAGTAAAGAAAAATGGACCGATATTAAGGCAGGCGAGTTGATTGGCTATATGGGTAATACAGGGAATTCCACAGGCAAACATTTACATCTTGCCGTAGCTATACCAATCAACGATAAATATCATAAATATATCAATCCATTAGAATTATTTAATAAAGGTGATGCTTTTAATACATGGGTTGATCTGCTTTTTACACCCCATGGAGTTACTCCCGAGGTTGAACCTGAAGAAGAGCCTAAACCATTGGAGTTTGATAAAGTAAGTTACGATAAGCTTGCAAAATTACTTAATGCATCCTTTGGAGCGGATAACTGGGAGATTATATCTCCGCCTATTAAAGGCGGTATTCCATATGTAAGAATAAGAAATTACTATACATTTAGTTTAGGCTATGAGTCTGGTATATCACTTGATGGAATTGAGAACTATGGCTATACACCTATCCCAAGAATACCAATGTCTGGCTTTAGATTTGCTACACACCAATATATCGGTGGACATACAGAAAAGGCTACATTGAGATTTACAGCCTACAATGAGCAGGGCTGCAAAATTCTTAATGACATCATAGCCATTTTTGATATTGTATCAAACAATTCACACCAGTATAAACATATTGCTTATCTTGATGGCATTGGCATTGCACATGATTATCTTAATACAATAGTTTCTGGAACATTCTTTACAATAAATGACTATTCTGTCTCTACACATCCATCAATTCCAGGCGGTTCTGTATTTACAGTTGATATAACTGATTATACACGTGTCAAAGAATATATACAACGCTCCTTTGCTTTTGATAAGCCGCTTGACGAGGAAGATCTTACAAAAGCTATTAGAACGCTCATCAGCAAAATGCGTAAATATGCCAAGCAGTATCTTAAAGCATATTACTTAGCAAAAGATTATTCAATATCGTCTGGAGAATCACCACTTAAAATATATGATTCAGGTAAAGCTACTGCACTTGAATCATGCGATATTGAACTAATAGTTCGCAAAATCACTGATAACACTTCTACAGAAGAAATTATCAAAGAGGCTGTCTTTGAGCTGCAAAGCATTCTTAATGATATGTCTACAATAAAATACTTTAAGGATGGCAGTATCAATCCAAAAATCAACGATAGATATGGTCTTTTCGATTTGGTCAAAGATGTTCTTGAAGATGGTGATATAAACTATGATACTTTTAAGGAATATATGACTAATTTTCAGTTATTAGGACCCGAGGGTGTAAGAGGGAAAGCTTTAGCAGAATCACTCTTAAATAAAAGTGAAAAAAGAAAGTCCCCAAGATTAAATATATCGCAAAGCGAATTTCATGACAAATTAGCCAGACAGTCATATTCTGGCCAAACTGATTTAAATGCTTATGTTATCGAGTGGTTTTGGAGTTATGCACAATCTTTATATAAAATATTAAAAAAGAAAGGTGAAGATACTGGTCTTATTGCTCTTGAAAGCCTGAAAATACGACAGCTTACAAAACCCGCATATCTTGATTTTGACCTGCCACCGACTATTAATCCTGATTACTACTTCTATCAGCCAAAACTGTATGATGATTACGATACAAAGAAAAAATACAAAGAGGAATCTGATGAAAGCTTAATGAATGCAATTAAAGAACGATATAGAATATACAAACGGCAGCTGGATATTAACGCTTTTAGCTCTAAAGAGTCTGCCAAAGAGCTTGACAGTATATACTACGCACTTGTAGGAGAAGTTCAAGACAGCAACGGCCAGAATAATTATCTCGAGGAATTAATCAACAGCCGCCACAATAGTGTATCTGAAACAGACATTACAGCATACAATTACACAAGGCTTTCGCAAGATAAGGCTTTGTATGAAAAGTATTACAATTTTATAGAAAGAAAATACGGCTCAGATGTTGCAAAATTTCTTGCACCTGATCCTAAAAGTGTATATCAAAATAAAGAAAAACTTGCCAAGTGTGTCAATGTTGATGAAGTCAATTTTCTTGTCTTTTCTGACAACGAAGAATTTGTCAGTGCTCTGTTTCTTCATAATGCACAAGAATACCGACAACGTGCAGAACAGGATACACTTGCTAAATGTTTTCCTGTCTTTAAGATATATCTTATAGAAGAAGACGACCAGGAAGAACTTTCTTTTCTGCGTGACGACTTAAACGAATATTATGGTCTCAATGCCATTCAAGAAATATACCTTGCTGAGCATGATGACCAGCCTGTCTCTGTGTTGAATATACGATTTATCGATATTACAGGCAGATTTACTTCTATGAAGTATATTCAGTATCCATTTACTGAATCAAAGAAGTATATGGATACAGGGTTTGAAAATCCAATCAAGGGACTGCTCATACAAGATGGCACGCGTATTCAGTTTAGATTCGGATACTCGAACAATATAGATGAACTGCCTATTAAATTTAATGGCTATATAGCATCTATCTCTGCCCTCAACGAAACAGAGTATGAGCTTGTTTGTCAATCCTATGGTGCTGAGCTTGTTTTTGATATACATGGAGCTACAGAACCTGAACAGCTTGATGGTTTTTGCAACTCAGAACCTAAAAATATAGTTCATAGCTTGCTTTTATCACCATCGCTAAAACATTTTGGCCGATGGAAACTGCGTTCTGTCAATAATCTTCAGTTTAGCGATCGTCGCACAGGCTTTTCTAATATACTTGGCAGCTACATTAAACTTAGACCTGACGGAACAGAGCAACGCATATGGACATTGCTTGGCAGCACAGGTGGCTCATTTGAAGTAACACCTACAGATATGAATATCATTATACCAGAGGCAAGTGCTCTTGAGGGCTTAGATGAAGTGCTACATAAGTGGACTAATGATTTTATGGGTGCGCTTATAGGTATGGTAACAAGTTTAGATATTATTAATCCAGCTGCATGGTATAGAGCCATCTTTGATGCCCCATTTGCGGATTACTGGGTTTATAAAGAAAATACATATGAAGCATTGAATCACCTATTGTACAGATTTCCTGGATATATCATGTCTGTATTACCTTATGAAGACAGGGCTACATTATACATGGGCCCAAGAAATGGTGTTTATTACTACAGAGAATTTACACCATATGAAAAGATATTAATTCGTGATGCAAGCAGAAACAGAAGTTCAGATGCTTATAAAAACCTTGTTACTATAATAAGAAGCCGCACCATTAAACCTGCATCAGCATATCATGTTGCTGCATCATACAAAAACATCATCAAAAATTCTATCAAAGCTGATTTTCGTGGAGTGTATACACAGGTAGAAGTGCCTATAGTTAAACTTACAAGAACAAAAGATCAGATAAAAGATGAATCATACATCACCGGCTCGGTCAAAATGAAACTCAATGATTTTCTTTATGATGAGGATTTGCGAACGACATATCTTGAGCTTATAAATACCACAGAGAAATATGCTTATACAGCTGCAGCACATGAACTACACCTGCAAGCAAAGAATCTGTATAAAGGCGACCTTTATATGCTTGCCAATCCAGAAATTAAGCCGCATGATACAATATTTCTTTTCGATACCATTGAAGCTATGACAGGACCTATTTATGTAAGAGAGCATATACTTACCTTTTCGCCGGATATGGGTGCTATATCAATAATCAAACCTGGTATGGTAAGTTTTATTAACTCAATGGTTCAGAAAACTGTATTTGATGCATTTGGATCATATCTTTTTGATAGTGAATTACATGATTTTGTAGAAAGAATGACTGGCGGATATCTGCCTGCTGCTATAATTGGATATAATGTTTTAAGAGCCGGAAGTGCAGCTGCATCTGTTGCAGCTGGAGGCACCATGTCAATTGTAGGAGCTCTCGTAGTAGTTGTAGGACTGGGTATGGGTATAAGTTTAGCTACGACTTTGGTCAATCTCGCAAAGAATAGACAGCCTATCTTCTTACAGCCGCTGATGAAAGATGGCATTCCATATCTTTTTGGTGTGCATCACTACAAGATCGGTTCAATGATTCAGTGGATAGAGCATAAGTGGCATATCTTTACACTCGGACTTAAGTTCTACGAGGAATTTGCACAGTCGTTTATTGACTCTTTGTTTGGAGAAACATAAACGCCATTTACAGAAAATTGATTTTCGATAAATATTCCTTGATTTCGCAATGTATCAGAAACTTATTTGTAATAATAAATTTTGGAATTCTCTGCCATGTCAGAACCTACCATCAAAGGTGCTTGGATACCACTCATTAAACCAATAACTGATCTATCTACTGATGGGCTGCCCAGAATAGGAGATGTTGTAAAAGTGGTATATGACGACTCTAAGCCACCGTGGAGTGGAGAAGCTATGCTTATTATTAATTCTGCTGATAATACATATGACAAGTACTACAGCCCTGAGGTTGGGGCTGATATTATTTATAGTCCTAAATTCTAGGATCAAAGATGGCCTTACGTGAAATCAAGGGAAATATAGTTGATCTATCAGTCCGCGAAAATGGGCTTACTTATGTTAAAGTAGCTGTAGGAGACCACGTCCTTGGTTCGGCTTCCAACAAAGACAGTATTACCGACATAGAAAACTCTGAAGATATAGAACTCTCTGAATTTAAGTCACGTATCATTAAATCCAGCGGCAATACATCTGCTTCTATTAAAGCAGCACCAAGCTATGCTGCTTTGATAGGAGATCACTTAAGCCGCATTATAACAACTGAAAAGCATGGCAATTTCATTGTTGGACCAACAACTTTTACAGCCCATCCATCAATGATACGCATAAATGGAATATATAAATTCAATGGACTTATTACATCAACGATGCCATCAACAATTGTGACACCTGTACCTGTTTTAGAATTTGATTTTAATCTTTATGAATCACTTAAAAACCTTAAATCAAACTTGCAACAGCATTTAGATTTGCTACTCGAATACTAAAGAGGTTCTATGAGGGCTATAGTCGACATTAAAGAATCATATGAAGGCGATCTCTTTCTTGACAGAGTATCCGGTAATATAGTTACTACTGGCACAAACTACTTTGAAGCTTTTACTCAGATTGCTGGACGCATACTAAAAGTTGAGCCAGGTGATTATCCTGTATTCCCTTCTATGGGATTTCGCAGATCTGAATTTATAGGAAAGCCTAACACAGCTGAAGTTGGAGCTCAAATTGCTACAACTGTTAAAGATGTGCTCGTAGAAAACTCTGTATTTTACAAACCTGAAATAGATGTTGAATGCTTCCCTACTGGTCCGACTTCTATGGCTGTCAAAATAACACCTATCAGCATTCCCGACTCTGAGAATAGACAGTTTATTACAATCTTTGACACATCAGATAACATGATTAAATCAATGGTATTGTAACATGGACTATCTTGCAAATTTTGTTATTACATACGTTAATGGACTGTATGGCAATACTGATAACGTAATTACAGTTCAAGATGGTTCTATTCTACCAGACCCAGCCACTGTAGGTCAATATAATCTTGTCTGGTGGAATATAACAGATTATCCCGTGCCTGTAGTAAATCCAAGTTATAAAGATCCCAATGTGGAGATAGTTCGTGTTATATCTAAATCTGGTAACACGATCACTATTTTACGCGGCCAGGAGGGCACATCAGCTTCTGCTAAAAATACTACAGGTAAAACTTATGCTCTTGCTATGGCTATTACAGCCAAAGCTTTTAGTGATATTAAAAATGAACTTGCAGAAAAAGCTAATCTATCGCATACTCATACAATAAGCGATCTTCCAATTGCTTCAAGTGGTGAAAGTTCCTCCACAAAAATAGTCAGAGCTGATGACAGCCGTCTTTCAGATGCAAGAACACCTCTTGCACATACTCATACTAAATCTCAAATTACAGATTTTACACACAGCCACACAATAAGCGATTTACCGGTAGCTTCCTCTGGAGAGGTAAGTTCAACTAAAATTGTAAGAGCTGACGATAGTCGTCTTTCAGATGCACGAGCTCCGCTTTCACATACACATCCGTTTTCTGATATTACATCACGGCCAACAACACTTGCTGGATATGGTATAACTGATGCTGTACCAATTTCGCAAAAAGGTGCACCTAATGGTGTTGCAACTCTCGATAGTAATGGTTTAATACCATCAAATCAGCTGCCCTCTTATGTAGATGACATTGTTGAATATGATTCACAAACTAATTTCCCTTCTACGGGCAGTCCATCTAAGATTTACGTTGCCTTAGACACAGGTAAACAATATCGCTGGTCAGGCAGTCAATATATTGACATATCAAGTGCATCAACCGCTGATACAGCATACAAACTTGCAACAGCTCGTCAGTTTAGTATTACTGGCGATGCGACAGCGTCTGCTGTAAACTTTGACGGCACGCAAAATGTAACCTTAAATGTTACTCTTGCATCATCTGGAGTAACAGCTGGAACATATCCAAAAGTCACAGTTGACAGCAAAGGAAGAGTAATTGCTGGAGGCTCGCTTTCGGCAAGCGATATACCAAAT